ATATCAACTACATTCGTACCCATGGTTGTTATGCAATTACATCCAACAGACAATGTATTGTTGGAAACTTCAGATAGAAATAGTGAAGACCACTTAGCCTTAGAAGATGGTCTTGCACCCGACCATGAGTTGTATTCAGTATCAAACATACATCTATTGGAGAATGAAAACTCTAGAGATAATTTTGCACATTTCTCTAAACAAACACTTAAGGAATTACAAACTTATCTTACAGATTACTTGGTTCTTGAAACACAAGAAGACGGTAAACTATATGAAAACAATAGCATTCTGTTAGAAGATGGGTTTAAAGTTATTAACGAATTAGCGAGACCCGAGAGTAAAGTTACGGATGCAAGATTCATTGCACCACCAAGAGTTAATAATCCAATCATACATTACAATGATGCTGGTTCGCCAGAGTCAGATGGTGTATTAGATGCATCATCCATATTGCATCATTCTAGATTACAGGCTAGACACGTAAACATTTTTAAAATTGTTTCTAAGTCTGAACCACTACAAAGAAAAACAACAAGAACTGATACCAATCCTAAACACGCTCATGTAAATGTTACAGTCAGTGGTGGTAAATTTAAAATGGACTTAGCCGATGAGGCAGGTGCAATTCAAATCAAACAAGGATACAACTACTACTTTACAGTTCCAAAAACACATATACTTAAGTTCTCAACAACGCCAGACGGAACTCATGGTGGTGGTACCATTTATACAACTGGTGTTATAAACTACACCCACAACAATTCAGCTGATTTATATAACATGACTCATTTGATTGTTGATGGTTCAACACCCGACACTCTATACTACTATTGTACACTTCACAGTGGTATGGGTGGAAGAGTAGCAAAAAGTGTTCCATCATTTGATACGGTATTATCTTTATACCCAACAGATACTTATGGAACTAATGTAGAGATATCTGGCATCGGTGGTAATATGAACAGTGCTGTTTATGACCAATCAACACCACCAAATCTTATATCTTTACCAACAAGAACTTCTTTAGATGGAAAAGTACAAACCACAATCCAAACACTAAACGAAGAAACGTTAGTATTGGAAACTGGAGACAAGATTGTACAAGAACAGATTGATAACTTCATGAGAATGGAACCTACCCATGCACAGAATACAGCTGCAGAGGAAGGAGACTTCATTCAATATGAAAACGGAGACATCATGTTCTTGGAAGATGCAACCATCTCAAGAGAAGAGGAGTACTTTGTGACAGAACGAACTCAAGACTATGCAAGAGCAAATGCAAGTTATGGATTCGGAACAACTTTGAGAAGACTAAATATGTTATCAAGTCAACAATCATATGACATATCATATTACCTAAAAGATGAAACTGATGGCGATGATATATTATTAGAAGATGGGCATGGAAACGTAATGGTGGAAACACCTAAATATGAAGGACTGAGAATATCATCCTTTGACAACTACTTCCCAAATAGATATTCAGATGAATATGAGAAGAGTTTTGCAAATAAAAGAACAAATTTGACCTATTCCGCTTATGTTAAGTCGGGTTAGTGTTATAAATAGTATTATATAATTTCGGGAGAGAAATAAAAATGGCAGCAATAATAACAGAGAAGTTTCGTACACATAATGCGAAACAATTTAAAGAGGACTTCTCATCAGCAGAAACTTCCTCTTCAACTTATATATTCATAGGAAGGTCATTTGCATGGCCGAATGATGCAGTTCCTACAGACCCAACAAACTCAGTTGGTGAAGAGTTGGACGCATGGTCAGACATGATTGCACTAAAGAAAGTGCCTACTGGCGATGTAACTCATGGACTAGTTAGATATAACTGGACTGCAAACACAACTTATGACGAATATCAACACGATGTAGGTTCAGTTGGGAACAACTCAACAGCAACTAGTGCATCAAACGTTTACGATTCTAGATTTTATGTGATGACAGAAGACTATAACGTGTACAAATGTATCAGAACAGGTAGAAGTTCAGGCGGTGCTGTCGTTGCCTCTACTGTAGCACCTAGTGGTACATCATCAACTGCAATTATCGAAACTGCAGATACAGGAGCGGGAACAGGTAGAGGATACAAATGGAAATACATGTATTCAATCTCAGCTTCAGACGTAATCAAATTCGTAACTAACGACTTTATCCCAGTTAAAACAATCGGTGCTCAAACAGAAATCTTTGGAACAGGCAATAACGGTGGTTTAGGAACCGTTGCAACAAACGATAGTACTGCACAATGGGACGTAGAAAATGATGCAGTAGATGGAGCAATCTATCATGCAGTAGTAACTGCAGGCGGAAGTGGATACACAAACGGAGATGGTACATACGAAAACGTTGCAATCGATGGAGATGGTACAGGTGGTGTTTGTTCAATCCACGTATCAAGTGGTGTTATCACACACGTAACAGTTACAACTCCAGGCTCTGGTTACAGACGTGCGAGTGTAGACATTGCAGCTGCAGTGCCAGGCGGAACTGGTGCAGCTATTAAAGTTATCCTTTCACCAATCATAGGACATGGTGCAGACCCAGTAGAAGAACTAGGTGGAAACTACATTATCATCAACTCTAGATTTGAGTTTGGTGAAGGTGATGGAGACTTCCCAACAGATAACGATTTCAGAAGAATCGGCCTAGTACAAGACCCATTCAAAAATGGTACAACAACTATTGGTTCAGACTCTTCTATGACAGCATACTCACAAATGACTTTGTCAAGTGCAAGTGGTTTATCACCCGATGATATAATCATGGATGCATCTACAGACGGAGTTGGAGTAGCAGTTTCTAGAATCGTTTCTATAAACGGAACAGTTATATCTCACATACCTGTAGCAAACAGTGAAGGTGGTTATGCAAACTTTGCTCAAGCAGACGTAGTCTACAAGGGTGGTTCAAACATTGGTACGGTGTCTTCAGTTAACGCTGCTCACCCCGAGGTTGAACATTACTCAGGCAACATCATGTACATAGAGAATCGTGGTGCTGTTTCAAGAGCTGCAGACCAAATCGAAGATATTAAATTAATTATTGAAATGTAATACTGGGGAGCAATCCCCCTTTACATTTTATACCAAGGCTAAAAGACTATGGCAGAGAAGACAGACTTAAATATATCACCTTATTATGACGACTATTCCGAAGATAAGAAATTTCATAAAGTTCTTTATAGAGCAGGCCGTCCTTTACAAGCAAGGGAATTAACACAGTCTCAGTCAATCCTACAAAACCAAATCTCTAGACTTGGAGACCACTTCTTTGAAGAAGGGACTATCATCCAAGGCGCACAAGCAAACATCGATATGGATGTTTACTATGTCAAAGTTAAAGCTGCAAACCCTAATCCAAGTGGTAATACTGCAGTAGAAACTTATAGAGAATCATTTCATGGAAAGTATGTCAGAGGTCAAACTAGTGGTGTTGTAGCAAAGGTAGTAACATCAACTGCAGAAACATCTGCAGATAAATTAACTCTATTTGTTAGACCAGTTCAACAAGGTACAACAGCCACTAACGATTTCTTATTCCAAGCATCCGAAACATTGGAGTTGGTAGGATACGATTCAAGTGGTACGGTATCTGCAGATTCAGCTTCACAAAACGATTTCGAAATTCAACCAACCTCAGAATCACCAGTAGGTAGAGCATCACTTGCAGAAATATCTGAAGGTGTAGTATTTGTAAGAGGATTCTTCACTAAGGTTGATAAACAAATTATCCTACTAGAAAAATACAATGGAGCACCATCTTATAGAGTAGGTCTAGATATCACCGAAACATTGGTGACTTCATCTGCAGACGGTACATTATTAGACAATGCAGCGGGTTCTTCAAATGAGAACGCTGGTGGTGCAGATAGATTACAATTTAACCTAGTACTAGGTAAACATAAACTAGATTCAATATTAGGTACATCCTTTGTTGAATTGACAAGAGTGAACAAAGGTGTCATAACACTTAAGATTGATAAAACAAAATATGCAGAGATAGAAAACACTCTTGCAAGAAGAACCTTTGAAGCAAATGGTGACTTCGTTGTAAATCAATTTACTGCTTCTTCAAGAGAACACTTAGACACAGGTGATAACTTAGGTTTCTATGCAGCTGCAAATGGTGGAGATGCAAATAGGTTTGTATTCATGGTATCGCCAGGTAAGGCATATGTAAGAGGATATGAAATCGATAAAGTTGGTACAACAACTCTCTCCATAAACAAAGCAAGAACAACAGAAACATTAAATAATGTATCAGCACCTATTAGATTAGGAAACAAATTACGAGTATATAATACTCATGGTCTACCCGAGTTCGGTAATGAAACTGGACAGGATACTATTGACCCACACAATCCAGTACTATTGTATGATGGATTAAAATCAACTTTAGGTATATCAGACACAGATGCTTTAAACTTAAACTCCTCAACAGGAAATATTGGTACTGCAAGAGTTAGAAACGTAGACCATGTCAGTGGTGTAGACACAAGTGATGTCTATGGTACAGATGCATTATTCAATATGTATATGTTTGATATCAAGATGTTCACCAAACTTACTGGTACGATTGCAAACACATTCGTAACAGGTGATAAAGTCACTGGTAGTGCAACTGGTACAACTGCTATTGTTCACCATGTCGAGGGAAGTAATCTTTTTGTTCATGATGTACAGGGTGCATTCTCAACTTCTGATAATATCTCAGCAGTTGGTTCGGGTTCAAATGCAACACTTACAAGTTGTTCTGCAGTTAGAGCATATAATATTGACCGTGCAAGGTCAGTTGCCCAGTTACCAAACGTTGCTGGTAGAGAAATCTTTACTGCAGATGTCTTCTTAGATGCAGACCAAGTTCTAGCTGGAACAATTACAATGGCCTCGGACTCCGCTACCGTTACAGGTTTTGCAACTCAGTTCATAAAAGAATTAAAAGAAGGTGACCAACTATTAGACCAAGCAGGTAATGTTAGAGTCATTGCTTCAGTACAATCAGAAACAAGTTTAACTTTGACCGCGGATGGTTCTTCATCATACAGTGGTAATGCAGTTCGAAGACGTGCAAAACTGGTTGACCAAAACCAAACTGCAAACATCCATGCATGGCCAAGAGATTGGGTTAAAACACACAGCCCAGATTTTGTTACAGTAAGAAGACAGGTCACTAAATTAGTTTCCAGTGGTGGTTTCAGTATCACTACTAATGCTGGAGAAACATTCGGTGCAAGAAACACAGACAATTTTGCAATCTCAGTAAGAGAACCAGCAGGTGGTTATGCAGCTGGTGATGTACTAAACATCGAAGACTTGAGTCCAAATGTGACTACTTCGGGTTCAACAGAAACATTGGCATGCACCGTTGCATCATCAAATAACAATGCAGTTATTGATATAACTTACACAGTTACAATTTCAGACCCGACTGCAAGAGGCAAATCTTTAGCACAAGCAAGATGTCTTAAAGTAGGAAGTCCTAGAAGTTCAAACGGTTTCTATGGAACTGCATACGATGATAAAGATATCACATTAGGTGTTGCAGACGTACATAAGATTATTGCAGTATACGAAGGTGTTGACGGAACACCAATCACACCTAACGGTGTTATTACCACATCAAGTGGTACGTTTGTTAATTATGAAGAACTCATAGGACAAACATCAGGCGCAAGAGCAATACTCATTAACAACGGTGGTGGTAATGCATCATATTGGTATTACACATCTAAAGACGGTGCAACATTCGTTGGTGGTGAAACAGTAGTAGGACAGACATCTATTGCAGTTGGAGTTTTAGGTGCAACTATTAGTCAAGGTTCACCCGACATTAAAGATAGATACTTCTTTGACAATGGTCAAAGAGATGGGTTTTATGACCTATCTAAATTAACACTTAAGCCTGGGCAACCAACACCTAACGGCCCAATCATGGTATTGTTCGATTACTTCAGAGTATCGGGTGGTGGTGACTTCTTTGATGTATCCTCATATTCAGCAATCGATTATTCTCAGATTCCAGTTTACTCTCCAAACAAAGTAGACTTGGGTGGTTTAGAACCCGATGGAACATTTGAACTTTCAGATTGTCTTGACTTTAGACCAGTGGTAGGTCAGATTATTGGTAGTACCACTTTTGGAACAAACAATTCACAAGACCCATCAAGTCCAGTTGACATATCAAACTCCACTAGTGGAGCAGTGTATGCACCATTTGGTTATGAGAGTGGTCGTTCTTTCTTAGGTGCAAGAGCTGGTATCTCCGAAACAAATGCTAACGCAGTGGACGTTCCTGTTAGTGGAACATCTCTTAAAGGTGACATCTCATTCTATGTTGGAAGAATCGATAAAATCTTCTTACACAAAAAAGGTAAGTTTGAAATATCTCAAGGAACACCAGCTTTATCACCAACTAAACCAACAGGGTTAGACGATTGTATTCAGTTGTTTGAATTATCAATTCCTGCTTACACTAATAAACTATCAGATGTACGAGTAAGAAGTTTTGACCATAGACGATATACCATGAAGGATATCGGTAAGATACAAAACAGGGTTACCAACCTTGAAAGAATTACATCTCTTTCTCTATTAGAAAAAGATACACAAACAAAACAAATTTTAGATGCAGACGGTTTTGACAGATATAAGTCAGGCTTCTTAGTAGATAACTTTAGAGGTCATAAGATTGGTGATGTAAACCATCCCGACTATAACTGTGCTATCGATACTGCAATGGGTATGTTAAGACCCAAAGCATTTACACAATTCTTTGGTGTTACACAGAACGAAGGTGCATCATCTAACTATCAAAAGACTGGTGATATAATCACTTTACCATATGACGAAGTTAGTTATGTTAACCAAAACAAAGCGTCTCGTTCAATCAATGTTAACCCTTATCACGTGTTTGCATTTATCGGTAATGTTAAACTATCACCCGATACAGATATTTGGCAAGACACCGAAAGACTACCCGATGTTTCAATAAACAGAGAGGGTAACTTTGATGCAGTTCTAGCTGAAAACGCAAACGCATTAGGAACAGTTTGGAACTCATGGCAAACAACATGGGTTGGTGAACCTACTACAACATCTTCAGAAGTACAAGCAACCTCTAACGGTTCATGGAGTGGAGACCCACTACAAGGTGGACAATGGGTTGCTGGTTTACAAATTACTAGAGAGATTACAGACACACCCGAAATCCAAACAAGGACTGGTGTAACAACTACAGTTGTTGAAGATTTAGTAGAAACAAGAAATGACAGAATAGTATCAATGTCTTTGATACCATTTATTCGTGCAAAGACTATTGAAATTGATGCAACAAACTTAAAACCAAATTCAAACCATTACTTCTACTTTGATAACATCATAGTAAACAAATATGTAAGACCTTACAATGCAAACTATTCACAAGATAGTGGCACTACAGTTGCTTCACATTGTAAAACAGATGGTAATGGAAGACTAAGAGCATATTTCGAATTGCCTAATACTGCAGTTCAAAGATTCCCAACAGGGTCAAGAGAATTAAGAATTACTTCAAGTTTATATAATATGCCTAACCCTGCTTCACAGGGAACTACATTATATACTGCTCAAGGTATATTACAAGCTTCTCAAACAGAAATTATCTCTACAAGAAATGCAAGAGTAATTAGAGAAGACCGTTCAATGCAAAGGGACTTCTCAAGAAGAGGTGAAAGGTTAAACTCAGAGATACATGATACAACTGCACCCGATTTACCGCCAAGACCAGTTAACGAGGTTCCAGTGGATAACAATCCGCCAGAACCACCCCCAGTAACACCAATACCTGGCCCATTGCCCGCTGAAGTGGATATAATACCACCTATCTCGATTCAAGAAATAATCGTGGAAATTCCAAACATTATACCCGAGATTGTGTTTGTACCACCAGTATTAACATTCCCAACTCCACCACACGTGCCACAAGTAATGGTCATCCAAGATAGAAGAGAGATGCCTGAGTTGCAGCTAGAAAGACCTATGATTCAAGTCTTGAATGGTGGTAACCCAAGAGGATGGGGAGACCCACTTGCTCAATCATTCTTGGTTGACACTGTAGGTGGATTAGATTTAACCTCAATAGATTTATACTTTGCAAAGAAAGACACTTTCATGCCTTGTTCAGTACAAATCAGAAACATGGTTAATGGATATCCAGGCCAGTTAGTACTACCATTCTCAGATGTTACTAAAAATCCCGATGATATTAATGTATCTGCAGATGGTTCAGTGAAAACTACATTCACATTCGATTCTATGGTTCATTTGAACGAAGATACTGAATACTGTTTTGTAGTTTACTCAAACTCAAATGAATACGAAGCATATATCTCAAGAATGGGAGAAACAGATTTAACAACTGCAGAAACTATTAGTGGTCAACCATATGCTGGTTCATTGTTCTTATCACAGAACGCATCTACATGGACTGCAGAACAAACAGATGACCTTAAGTTTAACTTGAAGGCTGCAAAATATCAGATTGATAAGGTTGGTAGTGTACATTTCGAAAATGATGCTCTTCCAGCTGCAAACCTACAGGTTAATCCAATCGAAACTTTTGCAAACAATAAAGTGAAAGTATATTCTTACTTCCATGGTCTCTATGATGACACATTTAACAGAGATAATGTGACACTAGCAGGAATCACTGGAGATAAACAGAATTCTGCAGTAAACATTACAAGTTTCTCACAGATTGGTGGTGATACACTACCAGCAGATGGAACAATCGACTGTACAGGTGATACCCATAGTGGTGGAACAGGTAGTGGAATCAAGTGTGAAGTCATCATATCAAGTGGTGCAATTACAGATGTAAACATTCTCAAATGTGGACAAGGTTATACTGCAGCTGATAACATTACAATTACAAATATTGGTAGTTCGAATGCAGATGTAAGTGTGGTATTAGGAGCAGTCGAAGACACATTAGGTGGTTGTCCTATATCTCTTATCAATGCAACACATAGTACTATTTCTGATAGAGGAATAGACTCATTTAGACTTGCACCTTCTCTTTCAGCGTATGATTTATCAAGTAACTACGTGTTCGAGACTACAGTAGGTGGTGGTGCTAATGCAACATCAACAAGAAACTACTACTTTGACTCATTACACACAATGATTCCTTCAGTACAATTGAAAGGAACAATCATTAGTGCAAACGTTCTTACAACACCGATGTATTCACCCGAAGGAATTATTGACGGAAATGTATATCAAAGAAGAACTGCAAATAGATTTGTAACAATGAACGATAACGTATTCTTTGGTTCACCATCAATCGTAGCTTCACCCGAAAACGAAGCTTCAGAGATGTCATCACAGAAATCATTCAACTTACAGTTACAGTTAATGTCATTCAACCCTAACATATCACCTATGATTGATGTTCAAGCAGCGGGTTGTCTAGGTACAGGAAACAGAATTAATAATATAGACAGTGCAACTAGTACTAAGAACAATGGTACAACAACTTCTCTACCAGCTGGTACACCATTCGTACCATCAACAGAGTCAGAGGGTGATTCAAATGCAATGGTCTATGTAACAAGAAAGGTTAACCTTAAGACTCCAGCAACATCCTTAAAAGTTATTGCAGATGTCTTTAGACCACCAACATCTGAAGTTAAATTTATGTATAAAATCATCAAGAATGATGAAGAAACTCTACTAGATGATGTAGGTTTTGAATACTTCAATACAGATGGTTCACCCGATGTTTCAACAGCAGAAGATGCAAGAAACTTTAAAGAATATGAGTTTACTGCAAATGATTTACCCGAATTTAGTGGATTCGTAGTTAAAATAGTAGGTCAAGGAACAAGTACATCTATAGTACCAGCGGTAACTGCACTAAGATGTATGGCACTTGCATAAGATGGGTATTAAAGTCGAAGGACAATCCAATCTTTATAGAGACGAAAGTTCTCATGCTATTATAAATACAGATGTAGAACAGTATAGATTACATATGGTTAGGAAACAACGGTTTCTAGCACAAAGGAACGAGATAGACACACTTAAGAGTGAAGTATCAGAAATGAAAAGTATGCTTCAACAATTATTGGATAGGACGTAATGGCAAAAACAGTAGACACATACTCAACTATTGAAGAGTTTAGACAAAAGTACAATGAACTAGCAGTTAATGTTGGTGATATCTCTGGCCTAAGAACAGAGAATCAAGAAACAGTTATTGATGCTCTGAATAGTTTAGAAGATAAATCATTCTTCTTCCAAGAGTTAATCTACACATGTACCAGTGGACAAACAGAATTTGGTTTGGGTACATCAATGCAAGTTGATGATTTTAACAACACACTTAGATTAAGAAAGGATAGATTCCAAGTATTCAAAAATTCTACTCTATTATTAGAGGGTGCTGATTATTCTATATCTGCTGTTACTGGAAACATTTATTTCAAACTATCTCTAACAAGTGGTGCAACAGCAGGTGATAAACTTGTTGTCTACTCATTCACAGGTTCATACTTAGGAACATCTACAATTGGTGCTCAATCAATTGGGTTCTTTACAGAGACAGCTGCAAATACAATTTATAATAACAACGATAGTGGTGTTATTATCAATGGTAATTATGCAGATGCAGCCAACAGGGTAACAGCTCTTAGTGGTGGAAACACAATTGCAATGTATGGTCAAACTTTGCATGATGGAAACTTTACAGTAGACACTGGACATACAATCACTGCACCAACCTTTACCGATTCAACAGCAACGATTACAGGCGGTGTGGGTACAGGTTTTAGTGCTATCACCTCAACAATATTTAACGGTAACCTAAGTGGTACGACTGCAGTTCTAACTTCAACAGTTCAAGCTGGTGGAGACATTACTTCATCTACAGACATAATTGCTGGAAGTGAATTCGTAATCGGAAGTGCAAGAATAGATGAAACAGATTTAGAAAAAATCGATGACCTAACAAACGGAACTGTAATTGCTAGTAAAGCAGTTGCAGTAGATTCAAATAAAGATATTGGTGGATTCAGAAACATTACTGCAACAGCAGATATTACTGCTGGTAGTGAATTCATAATCGGAAGTGCAAGAGTAAATGAGACTGAACTAGAGATACTAGACGGTGCAACTTTAACCACTACAGAGATTAACTATCTTGACGGAACTACACTAGGAAGTGTTACTGCTAGTAACGTAGTTGCAGTTGATTCATCAAAAGATATCAGTGGATTTAGAAACATTACTGCAACTGGAGAGATAGAAGGTGGTTCACTTGATATCAACGGAAATGCAGACATTAGTGGTACCGTTTCCTTTGGTGGGGATGTTGACATTGATGGTGACTTAACATTCAATGGTACAACTTTCCAAGAATACGCACAAGACAGAGTTAAAGGATTACTAGACCACAATGGTCACTCAAACATAACTGCATCATATGAAGATTCAAATGATAAAATTATTCTTACTGCAGCTCCTCAATATGGGGATAATGATGTTGCAGACTTAACAGTTGGCGGTACAGGTATTACCGAAACATACACTGGAGATGGAAACAGTTTGACATTCTCTACAGACCCAGGCGATGGATTGAAAAATTCAGGCAGTGGAGTATCAGACAAAATTATGTTGGATTATGAAATAGTGTCAAACGCACCCACTTCCGTAGGGAGTACCGATGTTGGACACTTATGGTTTGTGATATGATATGTCTGAAGAAACTTTTGTAAATATAGCAACGGAGATACAGCAACCTTACATTGCTCGTGTTCCTGTAAATGCTCAACAACCAAACATTAGACAGGTTGCTGTACAGTCACCAGCACAAGCACGTCAACCATCAACATACCAATACAGGTCTCCATTCATATACAATACTCCTGTAAGCGCACAGCAACCTAACGTTAGGGATGCACGTCAACCTTTCACTTATACAAGACAAGGTCAGACCCCAACAACTTATCAGCATAGAAGTCCATTCACATATGCAAGACAAGGTCAACAACCAGCAATATATCAACATCAACAACCATACCCATATATTGCAGTAGCACAACAACCAAATGGTAGGGATGCACAACAACCTTATCCATATATTGCACAAGCAAGACAGCCTGGATTCTATCAGCACCCTAGTCCATTTACATATCAAAATCCTGTAAATGCACAAGAACCAAATATTAGAGATGCACAGCAACCGTATCCATACATTGCAGCTGGACAACAACCTACTATTAAGAATCAACAAGAACCTAATATACGTAATAGTCAAACACCATTCACATATAGAAACCCAGTGAATGCACAAGAACCTAATATTAGAGATGCAAGACAGCCTGCTACATATCAGCATCAGTCTCCACTTACTTACAACTTTAGGTCTCCATTCACGTATCAACATAGGTCACCATTCACATATAGAAATCCTGTAAGCGCACAAGAACCTAATATTAGAAACGCAAGACAGCCTGCTGAATATCAGCATCAGTCTCCATTCACTTATCAGAATCCTAGTAATGGTCAAGAGCCTAATATACGTAATAGTCAGACACCATTCACATATCAGAATCCAGTGAATGGACAACAACCTAATATTAGAAGTGCCCAGCAACCGTATCCATACATTGCAAATTCACAAACACCATTTACGTATCAATATAGAAGTCCATTCACATATGCAAGGCAAGGACGAACACCATTTACTTATGCTGTGCAAACACCAGCAAATACATCTTCACAACAACCTTTGATTGCTCAGAGACCTTACATATTTGATGGTATCGATGGGGATGATTCGAATCCAGCACCAACTACAACTTGGGGCCCAGGCGCTCAAGCTCAATATACTGTGGGTTCTCCTGCTTTTCCAATCTCTACAAATAGAGCATGGGATAAGGCTGTTAGTTCTTTCGGTACTACGGCTAATAGTGCTACAGCATTTTTTAGATTCACTTATGGTGGAACAACATCAGCTGATGTTGATGTAGAATGGGCGGGAACTTTCCAACCAGCCACCAAGTTCTTCCCTGTATACGAAGATACTATAAACCATCATTCCCCAAGTGGAATTGACAGTACGTGGTCATGGGAAGCAAAATGGAATTCTACTGGAGACTCCAACTTGAACGAGCTGGGTATCAGTTTTGCTCCTCATCAATGGAGCACTTCTACAGGTAGTTACAAAGCAAAAGATACATATTATAATATATGGAATGGGTCTTCTACGTCAAATTTGGTAGAATTCAAATGGAGAGCATCTGTGGGTAATCAGGGCGAATCAGAAGCATCGGTACAGAGTACAGGTGTCGTATTTACCGTAAAAGTATCCAAGACAGGACAAACATCATTATACACTAGTTATAGTGCTGGGACAGTTAGACCAAGCGCATTCAACACTGGTGGCGGTGGTGGTGGAGGCTTCCAGTAATGGCAACAGGACAACAACCATACGCATATCGTAACCCTATAATTGTAGGATATAGGATGCCTTCTATTGAGAACGCACAACAACCGTATCCATACATTGCAAATGCACAACAACCAAACATAAGGGATGCAAGACAGCCAGGAACATATGCAAGACAAGGGCAAACGCCTTTTACTTATCAGCACCAGTCTCCATTCACTTACAGGAATCCTAGTAATGCACGTCAACCTGCTACATATCAGCATCAGTCTCCATTCACTTACAGAAACCCTGTAAATGGTCAAGAACCTAATATACGTAATAGTCAGACACCATTTACTTACAACTTTAGGTCTCCATTCACATATAGAAGTCCAGTGAATGCTCAAGAACCTAATATTAGAAACATACAACAACCTAATATTAGAAATCAGCAAGAGCCTAATATACGTAACAGTCAGACACCATTTACTTACAACTTTAGGTCTCCATCCACTTACAGGAATCCTAGTAATGCAAGGCAACCAGCGACTTATCAACATAGGTCACCACTTACATATAACCATAGGTCACCGTTTACCTATGCAAGACAGGCAATAAGACAAGTATCATATCAGCATCAATCACCGTATACGTATCGTAATCCTTCTAATGCACAAACAAATGTTGTTAAGGAAAGTCAGACTCCATTCACATATGCTAGACAAGGTCAAACACCGTTTACGTATCAATATAGAAGTCCATTCACATATCAGAGAACAGGACGAACACCAGTGAATGCCAATACGGATATACAATATCCTTATATTGCAAGTGGTCAAGAGCCTAACATTAGAAACAGACAATTACCGTATCCATATATTGCAGCGGGTCAGACACCGTTTACATATCAGCATAGGTCACCTTTCACTTATCAGAATCCAGTGCAAGGTCAAGAGCCTAATATTAGAAATTCACAAACACCGTTCTTCTATAATGCTGGTAGTCAAGTATCATATCAACACAGAAGTCCGTTCACATATCAAGTCACTTACAATACTACTAGGGTCATACCTAGATATGCAAGGGTCAAAGGTGTGTTCATAAATGACAATGGAACTTTAAGGAAATTAGACGAAGTTCACGTAAATGACAACGGAACGGCAAGAAAAATACACCAATCTGTACCAACTGCTCAGTATCAAACTTAAAAAGGTATAAATAGTTACATGGCTATTCTTGCAAACATATTCATCGACCAACATACAGACTTCAGTATTACTGTAGATGTAACCGATGCAACTGGAAATGTTCTTAACTTAACAGGTTATACTGCAGCTGCACAAATGAGAAAGACTTATACTTCCTCAAGTGCAAGTGCAACATTTACAACATCAATATCAGCATCCGATGGTAAGGTAACATTATCATTAACTGATACACAAAGCGGAGCATTGGAGCCAGGTCGTTATGTATATGATATGACTGTAACTAGTGGTTCAACAACTACTAGAGTAATAGAAGGACAGGCCATCGTAACCCCAAGTGTAACGAGGTGATAATATGGCGATTAGAGGAACATTAAGTAGAGTTGTAACCGTTGGTGGTAAAGTCACTGGTGGTGGAAACATCAAAGCAACACAGGTTGCTATGGGTGGAACTTCGGCATCTTCTACAGACATCACTGCAAAATCTATCAATGAACTTGCAGACGTAAACGCATCTGAAACAGACGATGGATTATTGTCTTATGATGCAACTTCAGACAAATGGACAACGACTACCGTACTAGACGGTGGAACGTTTTAATTGTCTAAATACTAGTACAAATCAAGGTTGTCGACAGTGAGGCAACGACCCACATTGTGAGTGGACAGACTACATTATGAACTCAACTTTTCTCGGGATAGTGAACGAGAGACATAAACTAATTAATTTTATTTAAAGGAAAATAAAAATGGCAACAGTAATTCAGATTAAAAGAAGTACAGGTGTATCTGCACCAGCTATCTCCGACCTTTCGGAAGGTGAATTAGCGTACGTACAGGATAGGTCGAATTCAGGCGCCGGAGCAAAACTTTACATTGAATCCGTAGATTCTGATAACAGTACTCCTTTAATACAAGCCATCGGTGGTAAGTATTACACGGATATGTTAGCAGGTTCAACTGCAACACCATCTAACTTCAAAGTTGGTAACGGTGCTTCAGCAGGTGCAAGTGTTCAGTTAATGGAAGACAGTGATAATGGAACGAACTTCGTTGCATTAAAAGCTGCTGACACATTAGGTGCTTCGACAACCTTTACTCTACCTACAGCGGATGGTTCTGCTAACCAAGTCATCGGTACAGATGGCAGTGGTAACTTATCATTCTTATCAACAACATCAACACTAGCAGGTGCAACGGATTCAGATATTTCTGCTCCAGCAGCAGGACACGTTCTTGTTCATGACGGAAGTGATTCATTCGACAACGTAGCATTAAGTGGTGACGTAACATTAGCATCTAGTGGTGCAGTAACAATCGGAAACGATAAAGTTACAACTGCTAAGATTCTAGACAGTAATGTAACAGTAGGAAAAATCGACTTCTTAGTAGACGAAGACAATATGGCTTCTGACTCTGCAGTCAAAGTTCCTTCTCAGCAATCTGTAAAAGCATATGTAGATTCACAAGTAACAGCACAGGACTTAGACCTTGCTGGTGATAGTGGAACTGGTGCAGTCGACTTAGACTCTCAGTCAATCACATTTACTGGTGGAACTGGTGTAACAACTTCTGTATCGGGTCAAGCAGCGACTTTCGCTATTGGTCAGGCAGTTGCAACAACATCTAACGTAACTTTCAACAACGTAGACGTTGATGGAACACTTACATCGGATGACATCACATCTACAAATATCAGTGTTGCAGGTAATGCTACTATTACTGGAAACTTAACAGTTCAAGGCACAACAACAACTGTAGACTCAACAACAGTATCAATTGCAGACCCAGTGTTTGAAATTGGTTCAGATAGTTCAGATGATAATCTAGACCGTGGTATTAAATTCAAATATAACGATGGAGCTGCTAAACTTGGTTTCTTCGGTATGGACGAAAATACTCAGAAATTTACTGCATTAAAAGCTGCAACAGATAGTTCATCTGTATTCAGTGGAACAGCAATGGACGCAGTATTCGGTGGATTAGAAGCAACTGGTCTTGCATTAAGTGGTTCAATTACTTCATTAGACGGTGCAGCTCCAACAGCTGGACAGTTGATGGTTGGTAATGGTTCTAATGGAGACATGGAACTTGCAACTCTAACTGCTGGTGAAGGTATTGACGTAACTAATGCAGATGGTGCTATCACTATTGCATCAGAAGTTGGTACAGGTTCTAACCTTGGTGTCGTTATCGTTGCAGCTGGAGAAGGGATGGATGCATCATACTCTGGCGGAACAGTAACAGTCGCTGGTGAAGATGCAACAACATCTAACAAAGGTATCGCAAGTTTTGCTTCTGCAAACTTCACGGTAACTTCGGGTGCAGTTACAGTCACTGGTATTGACGGCGGAACATTTTAATTAATATTTCACTAATCAATCAATACTAGGAGAGTAACATGGCAACAGTTATTAATTTTAAAAGAAGTTCGACTCAGAATGCAGTCCCGACTACTGGTGATTTATCACTAGGTGAAGTCGCGATTAATACCTATCATGGTAGAATGTATACTGAAAAGAACGATGGGTCAGCAGCGATTACTGAAATCGGTTCTAACCCTAAAACTCTTTCTGTTAATGATGCCTACTCCTTTCCTACTAGTGACGGAACTTCAGGCCAAGTACTACAAACAGATGGTTCAGGCGCACTATCATTCACTTCTCAAGCATCAAGTGGAGTTGTAACGTTTACCTACACAATTGGTTCAACAACGACTGTTATCACAGGTAATGATGATAACAGTAATACGTTGCTCTATACAGCAGGTACGGAACAAGTTTATTTGAATGGTGTTAAGTTAATCGATGGCGGTGTCGACTACGCTGCAACAAATAGTAGTACTATCACACTAGAAGCAAATGCTTTAAGTGGAGATGTGCTAGAAGTAGTAGCAATTACAGAAGCAGCTAACCTTGTACAAGGTTATTATACTGCATCTGTTTTAACTGCGACCACAGCAGACCAAGTATTATCTTCAAATGCAGTTGCAATTAAGGGCATCAAGTATGTAATTAATGCAACTCATGCTTCGGCAGGGACACATGCATGTGAAGTTTTACTTATTAATAACGGCTCGAATGCATACTTCGTACAATACGGAGATGTGTATTCAACAGCAAGTTTGTTCACATTGAGTGCAGATGTTGATTCGGGGAATATGAGATTACTCGTAACTCCAACCAACACTAACACTACAATTGATACATTCCAAATTAGACATTCTTAAGGGGGATTGAACTATGGCTAAATCTAATGCATTTAAAATAGCAGAATTAATCCGTGTCTTACAGTATAATACATCTACAGATGAGATTAGTACGACTAAACCTATGAGCGATAAGAATACCACACGTAGTGATGCCACTACGACTGCAACTACCCAAATTAATTTGGATACGTTTGCCCATGCAACTCATAGAGCTGCAAGGTATGTGGTTGCAATGTCTTCGGCGGGAGAGTTTCATTCAACTGAAATCATGTTAGTTCATGATGGAAGTGATGTGACACTAACTCAATACGGCACGTTAAAAAGTGGTTCTGCTTTGGCAACATTTGATGCTGACATTAGTGGTGATGACCTCAGATTGAGAATCACACCTGCTAGTGCCACTTCAACCGTTACTAAATTTATTAGGACAACAGTAGACGCATAGACAAAGATTAAAATCTTTTAAGGGGAACTTCGGTTCCCCTTTTTTTTGCTATAAATAGTACTATGGCAACTCAATCCAAATTTTTTGCAGACGTAGGCATCCAAACATCGGGAGATACATCTATTGGTGGAAATCTCGTAGTCACTGGTGACCTAACTGTAAATGGAACTAACACAGTCATAGATTCTACAACTCAATCGGTTACAGATTCATTGATAGAACTTGCAAGTGGTAACACCACTGCAGATACAGTAGACATAGGAATCTATGGTAACTATAATGATGGTTTAAGTGGAGAAGGGGGTGCAAGTGAATATACAGGTCTATTCAGAGATGCTTCAGATTCAACATGGAAATTATTTGATGGTTTAGAAGTTGAACCCACATCTACTGTTAATTTAAGTGGAAGTGGTTATGCATTAGCAGACTTACATGTTGGTGACTTAGTTGCAACAACATTGACTGCAACAAATAGTTTAACAGGTGCAAGTATCAACTATCCAACCTCGGATGGTACTTCGGGTCAAGTACTTACTACAAATGGTAGTGGTACATTAACATTTCAATCAGCAGCTGGTTTAGATGGTGGTACACTTACCACAACATCTACAAGTGAAACAAGTATGGATACATTCTCTACTACTGCATATAGAAGTGCAAAGTATGAAGTATCTATTTCAGATGCAACAAGTGGAGTATATCAATTTACAGAATTAGCAATTGTTCATAATGGAACAACTGCAAGTGTGTCTCAGTACGGTACAGTTCTTACAGGGAATTCAGAACTTGCAACATTTGGTGTAGATATCAATATAGGAACTCTAAGAATTAGAGCAACTTCTGCTTCTACAAACTCAACCGTCTATAAATTTAAAAAGATTTTAGTAGATGTATAAAATACGTTACTTATGAGTGGGCAGAATCGATAAATAAATGTATCACCCCTCGAGGTAAACCCTAAAAGGACACATATATGGCAACACAAAATACATTCGTAATAGAATACGGTCTGACAGTTGGGTCGACAGAGATTATTTCCTCAGCAGGAAAATTAGCTGCGACTGCAATATCATTACTTACTTCAGATAACCTCACAGAAGGTTCAACTAATCAATACTTTACTTCAAGTAGATTTAACTCTTCATTCGATACTAGATTATCAAATGCAGTTATTGATGGGGGTACTATCTAATGGCAGGTGAAAAGAATTTTATACTTAAGAACGGTCTATCCGTAGGAACAAACGATGTTCTAGATAGTTCGGGTGACTTAGTAGCAGCTGCATTCGGAACTGCAGCTCTAGAGGTCATCGATGACCAAGTCAATACCTTACTAACAGCAGGAACAGGTGTATCATTATCATATGACGACTCTGCTGGAACACTTACAATCAACGGACAACAAGGTGATATCACTGGAGTTAATGCTGGTGCTGGTTTAACTGGTACTGCAAGTTCGGGTGATGCAACATTAAACATCGGTGCTGGTACAGGTATTACTGTAAATGCAGATGACATTGCAATCGACCTTAAAGACGAAGACGATATGTCTTCGAACAGTGCATCTCACGCTGCATCACAACAATCAATTAAAGCTTATGTTGATGCAAGTATTCTAACAAAAGACAACACAGACGAAATCACAGAAGGGTCAAGTAACCTTTACTTTACAGATGCAAGAGCAAGAGCTGCTCTATCAGCAACTGGTGATATATCATACAATAGTTCAACTGGTGTATTCAGTTTCACAAACGATGCTGGTGACATCGAATCAGTAGTTGCTGGTTCGGGTTTAACTGGTGGTGCAACAAGTGGAGCTGCAACATTAAACATTGGTGGTGGAACAGGTATCTCAGTAGCTGCAGATGCAATCTCAGTAAACATGGGTGCATTTGATTCAGATGACTTAGGTGAAGGGACAACCAATCTCTATCATACTTCAGAAAGAGTTCAAGATGTAGTTGGTGCTCAATTAGCAACTAACGGTTCACACACTGGTCTTACAGCAACTTACGATGATGCTGGTGACGGTGCAGTTGACCTTGCAGTATCTTCAGAGTATATTGCAGATACAGTTGGTGCAATGGTATCATCAAATACAGAAAGTGGTATTACAGTTGCTTACCAAGATGCAGATAACACTTTAGACTTTACAATTGGAACACTTAACCAAGATACAACAGGATTAGCAGGAACTGCTACTGCACTTGCAAATGCAAGAACTATCTCGGGTGTTTCCTTTGACGGTACAGCAAACATCACACTAAACACTAGTGGAATTACAGAAAATACAAACCTTTACTATACAAACGAAAGAGTAGATGACAGAGTTGGTGCATTAATTGTTGGTGGTACAAACATCACTGCAACCTATGATGATGCAGCTGGAACACTTACAATTGACGGAAACGCAGCGGACATCACAGGTGTTACAGCAGGTGACGGTCTAAGTGGTGGTGGTTCAACTGGTGCAGTTACCTTAAACCTAGACGCATCAGTCGCTGGTGACGGTCTTGCACATTCAAGTGGTGTTCTGTCAGTCGGAGTAGACGATAGTTCAATCGAAACAAATACAGATGCATTAAGAGTCAAAGCACTTGGTATTACTAATGCCATGTTAGCAGGTTCTATTGCAAACGCAAAATTATCAAACAGCACAATAACAGTTGATGGTCAATCAGTTGCATTGGGTGGTTCGGTCACAACAACTAACACTCAACTATCTACAGAACAAGTAGAAGACATCGTAAATGGATTAGTAGTTGGTGGAACAAACATCACTTCTACATATGATGATGCAGCTGGAACACTTACACTTGCTGGTTCATCAGATGCAGATATCAGAGGTTTATTATCTGCTGGTGGAGATTTATCATACAACAGTGGAACTGGTGCATTCTCATTCACAGAGAGAACAGATGCAGAAGTAAGAGGTCTAGTATCAGTAACAGACAGTGGTGGAGATGGTTCACTTTCATATAATAGTTCAACTGGTGCAATAACTTACACAGGGCCAAGTGCATCTGAGACAAGAGCTCATTTAAGTGCTGGAACTGGTGTATCATATAGTGGTGGTGCATTCAGTATTGGTCAGGCAGTTGCAACTTCAAGTAACGTAACGTTTGGAAACTTAACATTAAGTGGTAACCTAACAGTTAATGGTGCCACTTCAACAGTAAGTTCAACTAACACAACCATCGAAGATTCTTTGATTGAGTTAGGAACAGGGACAACTGGTGCTCCAGCTGGAGACGCAGGTATTGTCATTGAAAGAGGTGATGAAAGTAACGTGTTTATGGGTTGGGACGACAGTGCATCAAGTTTTGCATTCGGAACAACTACTGCAACAGGTTCTTCAACTGGTGCTTTATCAGTAACACCAGCAGCGGTATCTACAGGTGCATTAACAATAACGAATGCATCTAACAGTGGTGGAACTGCAAGAAATGTTTACCAATCAACTTCTGCACCTGGCGGTTCAGATGGAGCGGTTGGTGATATGTGGATTCTTTACTCCTAATCTAGGAGTTTAGAATTCTAATAAATAACAGTATTATTAATGGATAATTAAATGGCAACAGGTTCACAAAAGGTCAAAACACCAGCAGGTTGGAATTCAACCCAAGGTGCATGGGTAAAGACAGGTTCTTCCACATGGAAAGCAGTCGACCAAATCTATATTAAAACCCCTACTGGATGGAACAATGCATCAGGGCAGACTGCAACTCAAATTCCATATCCGTACATTGCAAATGGACAACAGCCAAACATAAGGGATGCTCAACAACCATATCCATACATTGCAAATGCACAACAACCAAACATAAGAGATGCACAGCAACCGTATCCATATATTGCTAATGCACAAGAACCAAACATAAGGGATGCACAGCAACCATATCCTTATATAGCGAATGCAAGACAACCTTCTACGTACCAACATAGGAGTCCGTTTACATATGCAAGACAGGGACAAACACCGTTCACTTATCAACATAGGTCTCCATTTACATATAGAAACCCAGTAAATGGTCAAGAACCTAATATACGTAATAGTCAAACACCTTTCACTTATAGAAATCCAGTGAATGGACAAGAGCCTAATATTAGAGATGCACGTCAACCTTCTACGTATCAGCATAGAAGTCCATTTACGTACAATCATAGGTCACCATTTACGTACAGTCATAGGTCTCCATTCACATATAGAAGTCCAGTGAATGCTCAAGAACCGAACATTAGAGATGCAAGACAACCTGCTACGTATCAACATAGGTCACCGTTAACATATAGTCATAGGTCTCCGTTTACATATCAGCACAGGTCTCCATTTACATATAGAAGTCCTGTAAGCGCACAGGAACCTAATATTAGAAATGCACGTCAACCTGCTACGTATCAGCACAGGTCACCTTTAACATATAGTCACAGGTCACCATTCACGTATCAACATAGGTCACCATTTACATATAGAAGTCCTGTATCTGCTCAAGAACCTAATATACGTAATGCAAGACAACCTTCTACGTATCAACATAGAAGTCCGTTAACATATAGTCATAGGTCACCATATACATACAGTCATAGGTCTCCGTTCACTTACAGAAACCCTGTATCTGCTCAACAACCTAATATACGTTCGGCACAACAACCTAATATACGTTCGGCACAACAACCGTTTACGTTCCAAAATCCGTTTACTTATCGACAACCAAGTAATGCTAGACAACCGAATAATGCAAGGAACCCATTTACGTATAGAGTACCGTATATTGCAAATGCTAGACAACCGAATAGTGCAAGGAACCCATTCACTTATAGAGTACCTTACATTGCTAATGCAAGACAACCGAATAGTGCAAGAAGCCCATTCACTTATAGAGTACCTTACATTGCTAATGCAAGGCAACCTGTTATTTCTCAGTCACCGTTTACATATAGTCATAGGTCACCATTCAACTACTACTTTACTGGGGGTGGTGGCAACTTCTGTGAGCCATAAGCCGATGAAAAACATGACAAGAAATAATATTAAACTAACAGGAGTTTTAAAGTGCCTATAGGTAATAGACAACAACCTACTATTAAGAACGCACAGCAACCTGTCGCGTCTCAGAATCCGTTCACATATGCAAACAGATATCCAGCGAGTGCTCAACAACCTTTTACGTTCCAAGCACCATTTACATATAGTGCAAGATATCCAGCGAGTGCTCAACAACCTTTTACGTTCCAAGCACCATTTACATATAGTGCAAGATATCCAGCGAATGGACAGCAACCGTTTACGTTTCAGAATCCGTTTACTTACAGACACCCTATGTCTGCGAGACAACCTAACAACGCAAGGAATCCATTTACATACAGTTATAGGTCTCCATTTACGTACAACTATAGGTCACCATTTACATATAGAAGTCCTGTAAATGGTCAAGAACCTAATATACGTTCTGCACAAGAGCCTAATATTAGAAGTCAACAAGAACCTAATATACGTTCTGCACAGACTCCGTTCACTTATCAATATAGAAGTCCGTTCACTTATAGAAACCCTGTATCTGCTCAAGAACCTAATATTAGAAACATACAGCAACCTAACATTAGAAGTCAGCAAGAACCTAATATACGTAATAGTCAAACACCGTTCACTTATCAGCACAGGTCTCCTTTCACTTATAGGAACCCTGTATCTGCACAAGAACCGAACATTAGAGCTGCACAACAACCTAATATTAGAAGTCAACAAGAACCTAATATTAGAAACAGTCAAACACCGTTTACGTACAATCACAGGTCTCCATCTACATATAGGAACCCTGTATCTGCTCAAGAACCTAATATACGTTCTGCTCAAGAACCTAATATACGTTCTGCACAAGAGCCTAACATTAGGGATGCTCAGACTCCGTTCACTTATCAATATAGAAGTCCGTTCACTTATCAGAATCCTAGTAATGCACGTCAACCTGCTACATATCAGTACAGGTCACCGTTCACTTATCAGAATCCAGTAAGCGCACAGGAACCTAATATTAGAAATGCACAGCAACCGTATCCATACATTGCAGCTGCTCAAGAACCTAATATACGTAATGCACAGACTCCGTTTACTTATCAGAGAACAGGTCAAACACCGTTCACTTATCAGCACAGGTCTCCATTCACGTATGCAAGACAGGGTCAAACACCGTTTACGTATCAACATAGAAGTCCGTTCACATATCAAAGAACAGGTCAAACACCGTTTACGTATCAACACAGAAGTCCATTCACATATGCAAGACAGGGTCAAACCCCCGAAGCAAGATGGGATGGAGTGGTATCACAACAGTGGCCTGCAACCCCAATTACATCATAGGAACTTACCCGACAGTGAACAAACCCCTCGAAAGAGGGGTTTTTTTTATCCTCTAAATACCAGTATGAAAAATATAAGCACCCTTGAAGAAGCAAAAGAGTTAATTATCCCACAAGATTGGGACAAACTAAGAGACCAAGATAGAAGACACATTGGTAATTTCCATCTAGGTTCATTTAATATAGAACCAGGCTTTAGTAAAACTAGTGAAACATATAAAATTCTAGACTGGTTATTCAAAGAGATTCTTCCACCTGTAAAAATTGCAAAGTGGTCAGACTTTGAATACCTAAGAAAGGAAAATAGATTTGGTGGGTTCAATGGTTTGAGAAATGAATCAGTAACCTATCACAAGTTCCTACCAAGAGGTTATGCAGAGAAACCTAGAAAGGTTATCCCAGGCGTAGCAGGTATGGATATGAAAGATGCTGATGGATATGTCGATATAGACACATTAATCGATTGGGATACCGTTGAAAATAGAGACCAAAGTGCAGAAGGGTCATTACTATCGATGTATTATCATGGTGCAAAAGCACATTGGTTAATTCAAAGTATTCAAGAGGAAGGTCTTAGAGCTCCTATTCAAGGATATGTTATCAGTCATGGTATTACTGGTAATAATGTAGAACCAACTTATACATTTAGAATACATCCAGGCTCTATTAGGAGTGGTGTGTTTGAAGAATTGAATGATAATGATATGGAAATTATGGTAATAGATAATTTTGATGTCGTGAAAGTTGAACCATCAAGCCTAGACGATGTGTTAGAAATGTGGTATAATAAGTTAACGAGATTAGGTAAAGCATATCATTGTTCATTTACGTATGTTGATGGATGTATTGAATACAATACTGCATTGATGGACTTAGATTTCAGAGAAGAAGTACATGCATTCAACAAACAAGTCTTTGAACTTGCAAAGGGTAAACCCCTAACAATTTATATTGGACATGATAGTAGGCATGGAGATTTGTCTAAGTGTTCTAAGTTTGCAATCCTAGAAAGTATTAAAAGTGGATTCGGTAAAGGCTGGATGCACGACCAAGTTAAATGGGAACCCGAAGTCAAGATACTTGACATTGCTGAGATTCCCGAGTATACTAGAGAGTATGCTAATCAAAGTACTGAATTTACATACAGTAGATTTCTAATACCTTACCTAGAGAACTATGAAGGGTTTAGTATCTTCATTGATGATGATTTCATCTTCAACAAAAGCATACTACCTATGTTCTACTATCTAAACCCAAACGATGCTGTTGCATGTATTAAATACCCACAATACGAACATGATGCAACCAAGTTTGACGGTGAAGTTAATATCGATTATCCAAAGAAGCTGTGGTCTAGTATGATGGTGTTCAACAACGGACATGAAGACTGTAAGAAGTTAACACCCGAAGTTGTCAACACATGGACAGGAAAACAGTTACATCAATTCGAATGGACTGATAAGATTTCACCTATACCCGAACACTATATCTTTGTGGAAGGGTATGATAATCACGAAGAAAAGTATAATTATAGTGGTATTCACTATACTCGTGGTGGCCCATGGGTAAAAGGCATGGATTATTCTACCATAAATAATCTTGAAGACTTTTTAAAAGTGAAAAGAAAGTTGCCAATTGGCGATTAGTATGTTATAATAGTAACGAGGAACTATAATTATGAATGCATTTATATACGACAGTGATGGTACAATTTTTGTCCGTAAACCAAACGGACTGGAATACAACTATGAGAATGTCGACAAACCTGCTTTTGATTTTGAATATGATGTTGTCATCTATGATGATATCGAAGTAAAGATTGAGAAGTGGGAAGACGGTCTAAACTTTGACCAACAACAAAAAGTTGCACTTTCAAGAGAAGAGTGTGAAATTATTGAACAATACATTGAGAATAGTGAACCACCTATGGGTCATAGTCTCAATAGTCAAATCGTTGACAGTCTCTATAGAACTACAGATAAATATGTTGACGAAGAGTGTAGACAATACAGATTCAAAGACTTGAATGAAGCAATGTATGCTGGTAGAGAAGGTTCATCCCATCCCCATAGAAACAATGCAAGAAGAGCTCTTGAATATGCAGACGCAATCAATTGTGTTCTTGCACAACTTGTAGACGAAGTCCAACAAACTAGAGAAGATTTCTTAAAGGACTATGACGCTTATCAGAGTGAACTACCAAGTCCATACGTACCCGAAGATACCAGAGCTTAAGTAATGTTCGAAAATGTTGAGTTAGAGTTCATCAAGGAACCCTTTCATATCAAAGATATGCCTTTGAAAAATATGTATATCCTTGATGACTATCTATCTCCAACATTACATCATGCAATAGACGAACAGATAGTTCGAAAGTCTTACTGGGCAAAGACCAACCAAGTGAATTCAAACTCACCTACAGGATTACCGCACCATAGTTTTTGGGGTGCTGGGTTTTTCAGAGGAGAGAATCAAGAAATAGAACACGGTATGGAACCTAAAGACACATACTTAATGGGATGGTTCAATAGAAAGCTACAAACTGATTTTGGTTTTATGTGGGAAAGGTTTCAATACTTTGGATTGAACTCACAAACTCAAGGATTGGAAGGAACCACACATTCAGATTGTGATATGGAAGATGATTGGAATCTATCATTCTTATATTATCCAAATAGATTTTGGAATGATTCATGGGGTGGGTCTTTACGATTGTATGATGAACCACAACAAGGAATCCATGGAAGAGCAGACCACATTAAAAATCATCAAACACAAGAAATATATTTTAAACCAAATAGATTGTTGATATTTGACGGAAGAATACCACATGGTGCAGATGCACCATCTCCAAAGGCACGATATATGGATAGACGTTCTTTGGTAATAAGAGGAGACGAAATTAGTATAAGAACTTTATGGGGTGAAGATGCCTACGATTGAATTCACAACTTACGATAAGAGAACCACAGAGTTATGGAGACCTGTTTTAGCTAAAAAGGTTGTTCCCGATTGGTGGAAGACCATGAAAGTTCAAGAGATGGTTCGTGGGAATAAGACTCAAACTATTAGGTCATGTCCAGCAATGGACGACTGGTTAAAGAGTGGTTGGTACATATGTGCAAAAACAGATATGCAAGTAAAGGTAAATGAAGACGGTAGGTCAATGACAGACCCAAACAATCCCCTTCATTCTCCAACTCATCCAGCTGCACAAGGTGGTCATAACTTTACCTACCTACCCAAAGAGGATGCACCCACTAAAGATGCATTTAAAATGAGAGCTCCTTGGAATATTATTACACCACCAGGCTATTCATGTCTATATCTAGACCCCTTTCTATTTCAGAATACTCATTTTGCAACATGGCAGGGAATCATCGATACAGATACATTCAATGTGAATATGGATAATTCTCAGATTATATTCTATCCTAAAACGAATAAGGACTTTGTAATCAAAGAGGGTACACCACTAGTACAGGTCGTTCCTTACAGAAGAGAAGTGTGGAATGCATCCTATATAACTTATGATAATAAATCATGGCAAGAGAATCGTTCTGTAAGAACTACACATAGAGTAGGAGAGGACGGTGAGAAACTCAAGACCATGGACGAATGGAATAGGTCACCCGAACTCAGAGAAGAGAAGAGACACATAGAAGGAATGGCTGGTGCATACAGAAGAATTAAATATTGGAATGAAAAGGGAAGGATGTTCAAAGAAGATAATCCACCACCCGAATGTCCTATGCACAACCCCGATGTAAATGACGAGGTAGAGATGGAAAGGGATTATAAAAAAGAACAATTGAAACAAACTGATTTGAATTGGGATGGTCAAGATGACAGTTAGATTAGCATTCCCTACTGCTATATTTGAAAGAGATTTACTTGACAAAGAAAAGTATGGTAACGATGCTGTTACAATTGAATACATCGATTCTCTTAGAAATGAAATGGATGCATGGAGACAAAGAGACCCGAAGGGAAGGCAGATTTCAAATAGATATACTGGTTGGCAGTCGGAAGATGGTATAGAACAACATCCAAGTTTTGCAAAGATTATAAGATGTATTGAAGCTGCATTGAGAGAAGAGGTGCAGACATTCTTTGGAGTAAATCCAAATGCAGCCCAAATTAAAATAGACAACACATGGGCAAACATAAATGATAAAGGTGCGTGGAACACACCACACTTACATAATGGTTGTTGGTATAGTGGAGTATGTTATATACATGGTGACGGTGACGAGGGAGACCTCAATATGATTAATACCGATGCTAAAGTAGTTGCAGACCACCCATCTTTGCAACGACACCAAGAGAGTATTCAGTACCAACCTAAAACTGGAAGACTCATATTGTTTCCTAGTGGTGCAATGCATATGGTAGAACCCAATCCCACAGACAAAGATAGATACTCAATCTCTTTCAATTGTAGAGTACAATACATTGGTAATCCCTCAGATGCAAGAAAACCGTGGAGAAACCCACCGCCTGAAGATGAATTTACTTTTGAATTAGATTCAAATGGCGACCCCATAATCAACTAGAAATTCTAAATAGTAGTATGGAAATTACTATTACACCTTATCTATTATGGAACCTCGTTACGGTATTCGTAATCGTACCCATTGGTTTTCTATTAAGAAGTTCATTATCAGAACTATCTAGGCTCTCAATACTAGTCAACAAGACTAGAGAAGAGATAGCAAAGGACTACGTCACAAGAGAAGAAATAGAACGTGATATGACCAAGTTACTTGACCAAATGAACCGTATTTCAGACAAAATAGATAAACTTACATCTAAGACTTATTTCCAAGAATAAAAAACGCATAAATAGTATTAAACAGGAAATACTATTATGGCACAACCCAATTCAAAAGCAACCCTCAAAGAGTATGTGAAGAGAAAACTAGGCGCACCTGTGTTGGAAATCAACGTGGATGATGACCAGTTTGATGATAGAATTGATGAAGGACTTCAATACTTTAGAGAATACTGCTATGATGGTAGTATCAAGTGTTATCTTAAGCACGAACTAACCCAAAATCAGATAGATTCATTCAAGACAAACGAATCTCATTCTGCAGCTACGGCTGGTAGTCATGCTGTGGATAACCAAACTTACAAAGAGCAACAGAACTATCTTACCCTACCCGAACACGTATTATCCGTTTTAAACATTTTACCATTCAATGACAAACATAATCTAAACATGTTTGACTTAAGATATCAATTAAGACTAAACGATATGTATGACTTGACATCAACCAATGTCTTGTATTACGAGATGGTTCAACAGAACATTTCAATGATGGATAACATCCTAGTTGGAAGAACTCCAATTAGATACAATATGCATTCTAATAGATTGTATCTAGATTTAGATGCAGATAGTCTTACAGCTGGTGAGTTCTTAATTATTGAGTGTTATAGAAAGATAGACCCAACCGACATGACAGATATCTATAATGATATGTGGTTAAAGAAATACTGTACTGCATTAGTTAAGTATCAGTGGGGTGAAAACCTATCGAAGTTTTCGGGAATTGCATTGCCTGGCGGAGTTACATTAGACGCTACACAGATGAAGTCCGAAGCACAAGAGGAAATTACAAGATTAGAAGAAGAGTCTAGACTGAATTTTGAAATGCCAGTCATGGACTTAATGGGATAAAAACATGCCGACAAATGTATTTTTTAACCATGCAGTTAATACTGAACAGATGTTATATGAAGACATCGTTGTTGAGTCACTTAGGATGTTTGGACACGAGACGTATTATCTTCCAAGAGAGATTGTAGAAGAAGACACGATTCTTGGTGAAGATGTGCAGTCTAAATTTGGAGATGCGTACTCAGTAGAGATGTATCTAGAAAATACAGATGGATTTGAGGGTGATGGAGACCTCATGTCCAAGTTCGGTGTACAAGTAAGAGACCAAGCAACATTCGTTATATCCCTAAGAACATGGGAACGATTCATTTCTCTAGATTCAAACCTTACAACATCATTGAGACCCAACGAGGGAGATTTAATTTACTTCCCTATGAGTGGTTCAATGTTTGAAATCAAATTCGTAGAACACGAGAACCCATTCTATCAAGTTGGAAAACTATTCGTATTTAAACTACAGTGTGAATTGTTCGAATACAGTGGAGAGGATTTCGATACTGGAACAGTGGTAGACTTAGTGGAGAATGAACAAGCCTATACAATAGAAATGCAAGTTTCAAATACAAGTGGAGACTTTGTGATTCAAGAAGTTCTTAATTATAGTGGAGCTGCAACAGGTGAAGTCATCGGTTGGACACCTGGCCCTACTGGGAATATCCGTAAACTTACTATCAAAGATGTTACTAGAACGCTTGCAGTTGGTGACACCCTAGTTGGTGCATCAAGTGGTAAGACAGTGGTCATAGAATCGATTACAGATGTGCTAACGTTTGCTAATGACGGTGATGCACAGAATAAAGACTTTGAAGACAAGGCAGATGGATACTTAGACTTCTCAGAGACAAACCCATTCGGTGAGGTCACATAATGTTCGGTACCTATTTTTATAATGAAACTTTCAAACGAGCAGTATCCATTTTTGGAACACTGTTCAATAACATTACAATTAAGAAAACCAAATCAGATGGTACAGTTCTAACAGAACAAAAGGTACCAATATCATACGGGCCAAAACAAAAGTTCTTACAAAGACTAGCAGAAGATGCTGACCTTGGTGATGGTATGAGAACTGCAATTAGTATGCCTAGACTTGCATTCGAACTTACAGGGTTTGAATATGATGCATCTAGACAACAAAACAAACTAATACGTCATTCTAAATCCGATTTGGAAAGTTCAGATACAGGAAAGAGAGGATTTCAGTATCAACCAGCACCATATAATTTAACATTTAATCTATCAATTCTTGCAAAGAACATGAATGATGCACTACAAATAGTAGAACAAATACTACCATATTTCCAACCCGAATATACGGTTACTATGAAGATGATTGATTCTATGACAGACCATAGAGATGTTCCAATTATTCTAAGTACCGTATCAATGGAAGACCAATACGAAGGTACGTTCGAAGAAAGACGTGTTATAGAATACACATTGGAGTTTCAGATGAAACTGTACTTCTTCGGCCCAGTATATACTGGTGAAATTATTAAGAATGTTATCGAAAGAACATACATATCAGACGGAGTGCAAGGACAAGTTAAGACTGCAAGTGGTCTATTCACTACCAGTGAAATAGAAGATAGTGGATTGGTTAAAGAGGTCAAATCATATGAACCTGCTTTTGCAGCTGTTTCAAATGCAGTATCTTCGTCCACCACAATAACATTCCCAACAGCAATAAATACAAAGATAAGTGTAAACGATGAAGTGTTCGGTACTAATTTAGGAACGAATCCAACTATATCCTCTATTGCTGAGGATAGATTGAGTATTGTAGTATCAAGTGCAGTGACACTAGATGCAAAAACCAATCTTAAGTTTGTTGGGTCGGTTAATCCCAATGACACCTTTGTTGTTGCAGAGACAGTAACGTTTTATGATGATGGTTCTACTAGAAGTTTTGCAGGCGATAGGACTACAGATGCGAGTTAATAATGGCAAAAGATACGATAGATAAACAGTTAGATGATATCCTAGATATCAACACTGAAATCAAACAAGAGGTAGAGATACTTCCTAAACAACTTCCCACTACTAAAGACAGGGGAGAATCCATAGTAAACGATTACAAATATGCTCGTGAAAACTTGTATGGTTTAGTAGAGCGTGGACAAGATGCAATCGATGGTATATTGGATGTTGCAAAAGAAACGGAACATCCACGTGCATACGAAGTTGCTGGGCAGCTTCTGAAAACAGTCGGTGATACTGCAGAAAAACTTTTAGACCTACAGAAGAAAATTAAAGAATTAGAAAAGGACGAAGAAGGTCAGAAAATTGGTACACAACACAATCACCTATACGTAGGTTCAACTTCAGAACTACAAAAGTTTCTAAAAAAGAATAAAGAATAATGGTACAACCAACAAATGAGGGGTACTTAGGTAATAATCTCATCAAGAGAGCTGGGATTGATATCCAGTATACTAAAGAAGAACTTGCAGAATACGTCAAGTGTTCTGAAGACCCTTGTCATTTCATTGAAAACTACACACAGATTATCTCACTAGATGAAGGTATGGTGCCATTCAAACTCCGTGGTTATCAAGACAAACTTATAAATCACTACAACACCAATCGATTCAATGTAGTTCTTGCATCACGTCAGAGTGGTAAGTCAATCACATCATGTGCATACTTATTGTGGTATCTAGTATTTCATCCCGAGGTTACTGTAGCGGTTCTTGCAAACAAAGGTGCAATTGCAAGAGAGATGATTGCACGTATTGTTACCATGCTAGAATCAGTTCCATTTTTCCTTCAACCAGGCGTGAAGATTCTTAACAAAGGGTCAATTGAATTTGCAAATGATAGTAAAGTGGTTGCAGCTGCGACATCTTCAAGTTCGATTCGTGGTATGTCTATTAACTTACTATATCTAGATGAGTTTGCATTCGTAGAAGACGCTGCAACTTTCTATACTGCAACATATCCAGTGGTAACATCGGGTAAAGAGTCTAAGGTCATCATTACCTCTACTGCAAACGGTGTTGGTAATATGTTTCATAAAATATATGAGAGTGCAGTACACGGACAATCAGAGTACAAAGACTTTCTTATTAACTGGTTTGATGTGCCAGGCCGAGATGATGAATGGAAAGAACAGACTATTGCAAACACATCTGAAGCACAGTTTGAACAAGAGTATGGTAACTCATTCCTAGGAACTGGTAATACTCTTATTAATAGTAATACACTATTGGAGATGAAAGCAGTTGACGGAGAGTATGAAAAGGATGGTTTTGTTATGTATGATAGACCAGTAGAAGGTCACGAATACATCTGTACAGTTGATGTTGCGAAGGGTAGAGGAATGGATTGGTCGACTTTTAGTATATTCGATGTTTCCACACAGCCGTTCAAACAGGTTGCTGTGTATCGAGACAATATGATAAGTCCTCTTCTCTTCCCCGATATTATAAATAAGTTTGTAACACCTTACAATAAACCAATTGTAATAATTGAGAATAATAACGAAGGTGCTATGGTGGCAAATCAATTACACTATGATATCGAGTACGAGAACGTCTTTACTCAAGGTTTTGCAAAAGCAGAAGACATTGGTGTCACAATGTCGAGAAAGATTAAACGTATCGGTTGTTCTACAATGAAAGAGTTGTTGGAAGAACATAGATTGGAGTTGGTAGATAGACCTACAATCACTGAACTTATGACCTTCATAAATAAAGGTACTAGTTTCGAAGCTGATAGAGGTTATCACGATGACATGGTAATGAATGTTGTCATGTTTAGTTGGTTTATCACCACAGAATATTTTTATCACTTGACAGATACACAAGTTAAAGACTTGTTATATGCAGAACAACAGAAGATTATTCAAGACGACTTGCTTCCAGCAGGAGTATTTGGAGAACCAACTGAACAGGCTGCATCGTTTGTAGACAATGAAGGTGATAGATGGTATCACAAAAACATGTAGTAATAGTAATAATGCTATTAGTAGGAAATTAAAAGTTATAAATAAAACAGTAAACAACTTTTTACATTAACAGGAGAAAAAGTATGGCATTTCAAGTATCACCAGGCGTACAGGTCAAAGAAGTTGACCTTACAAATGTTGTACCAGCAGTATCAAGCACAAGTGGTGCTTTCGCTGGTTCATTTCAATGGGGCCCTGTTGATGAAGTAAAGACAGTTTCAGACGCAAAGGGTTTAGTCGATGAGTTTTCAGAACCAGCTAATACTAACGCTGGAGCAGAAGACTTCTATTCAGCAGAAGCATTTTTAAGGTATGGTTCATCTTTAAGAGTAGTAAGAGTTAACTCCACAGGTTTGTTAAGTGCAAACGGTGCTGGGTCAACTGCTTCATTACTTAAAAATCATGACGAATACGTACAATCATATGAGAGTGGAGCTCTCAATGGAACAGTAGGTCAATGGATTGCAAGATGTCCAGGCGCATTAGGTAACTCAATTAAGGTTTCAGTATGTGCTTCATCCGATGCATATTACAATGATGCAGCGACTACAACTAGTGGAGAAGAGGCAGCTGGTCAAACAGTTATTACTCTTGCAGCTGGTGGTGGTGTATTATTGAAAGTAAGAGACATCGTCACATTCGGTGCAGTCACACAACAGTACAGAATTACAGCAATCAACACAGACAACATCACAGTCGAAGCATTAAATCAACCAGTAGGAACAGGACTAATTGCTACAGTGGCAAGTGGAACAGCAGTCAATAGATACTGGGAATTTTATGCATCTTTCGACAAAGCTCCAGGCAAGAGTGCATCTGCACTTGCAGCTGGTGGTTCAAATGACGAAATGCACGTTGTAGTTGCAGATGAAGATGGAACAATCAGTGGAACACCTCACAGCATCTTAGAAACATATGCATTCGTGTCAATGGCATCAGATGCAAAAGATTCTGCAAACAATTCAAACTATTATAAGAAAGTAATCGGTAACAAATCTGAATGGGTATACTGGAGTGGACATAATACATCTATTATAACACCAGCAAACCAAGACAGAACTCACCTAGCATCTGCTACAACATCTTTCTTATTCCCAACATTACCAGCAACTACTTCACTAAGTGGTGGTGCAAATGGAAGAACTCCAACTGCAGCTCAGAAGTACGGTGCATGGGAAGACCATTTCAAAGATGGGGATTTACATGACATCTCATTCTTGATTGTTGGTTCAACAAGAACTGATAACGGTTTGGGTGTCGACCAAGATACAATTGCAGACTGGACAACACTTGCTAACCAAGCAGTATTAGTTGCAGAAAATAGAAAGGATTGTATTGCAATCGTTTCTCCAAGACGTGCAGACGTTGTTGGTGTTACTTCAGAGTCAACACAAGCAACTAACGTCATTACAACTGCAAATACAATGTCTTCAAGTTCATATGCCGTAATCGACAGCGGTTGGACATACCAGTATGACCGATTCAATGATAAGTACTGTTACGTACCAGCTAATGGTCACACAGCAGGCATCATGGCAAGGTCAGACCTTCTTAGAGATGCATGGTTCTCACCAGCAGGATTCTCTAGAGGACAATACCTAGGTATCACAAAACTTGCATTCAATCCTTCACAATCATCAAGAGATGACTTGTACAGAGCAAGAGTTAACCCAGTAGTAACATTCCCAGGCCAAGGTACAATCCTTTATGGTGATAAGACTGCATTAACAAGTCCTTCTGCATTCGACAGAATCAATGTAAGAAGACTGTTCATCGTCCTAGAAAAGGCAATATCAACTGCAGCTAAATCACAACTCTTTGAATTCAACGATGCATTCACAAGAGCTCAATTTAGAGCAGCTGTTGAACCTTTCTTAAGAGATGTTAAAAACAGAAGAGGACTAGTAGATTTCTCAGTAGTTTGTGACGAAACAAACAACACTGATTCAGTCATCGATAGAAACGAATTTGTATGTTCTATCTTTGTGAAACCTTCTAGAAGTATTAACTTTATCACTCTTAACTTCGTGGCTGCAAGGTCGGGGGTTGAGTTTAGTGAAATATATGGTGCAGTTTAAGGAGATAAAACATGGCAACAATAGACCAATTTAAAGCACAACTAGTCGGTGGTGGCCCAAGAGCTAACCGATTTAGAGTATTCCTACCTAGAGCTGGTAACAATATCGAGTTCATGTGTAAGGGTGCAAACATCCCAGCAGGAACTTTAGGCGAAGTCATCATTCCTTTTAGAGGACATAACCTTAAACTAGCAGGAGAACGTACTTTTGCAGACTGGTCAATAACCATCATCAATGACATGGAATTTTCAGCAAGAACTGCTCTAGAAGCATGGCAGACTGAAATTCAAGCAATGGACAGTGGTGAAGGTGCTACAACAACGGACTACTTATTAAGTAGAGCATTTGTAGAACAGTTAAACAAAGACGACTCTGTACTAGCGAGATATGAGTTCTTCAACATGTTCCCTAAAAACATCGGTGAAATAACATTAGGTTATGACACAGTAGATGCAGTAGAGGAATTTACAGTTGATTTGACCTTCTCTCACTGGGAAAGAGTTCTTTAAGAACAGTGAATAACACCACTTTAAGGTGGTATAAATAATAGTATGGAATTTTTAGGATTTGAAATATCCCGTAAAAGGGATGAACTAAGAGCGAAGGAGTTGCCGAAGGCACCTTCTTTCGTTCCACCAGTTGACGATGACGGTACGCCCGTCATTCAACAACAAAGTGGTTTCGTGGGTGGTGGAGCATACGGTGCTTACATCGACATGGAAGGTGGTATCAAGAATGAGGCAGAACTCATTCGTAGATATCGTGAAGTATCTTTGGTGCCAGAATGTGATTCTGCAATCGAAGATATAGTTAATGAGTGTATCACATCGGATAGTTCTGATAGGATAGTCACACTCGACCTCAGAGATGTTAAACTCTCTGATAGTATCAAAACAAAGATACAAAACGAGTTTTACAACATCCTATCAATGATGAAGTTCAATCAGAACTCTCATGAAATTTTCCGAAAATGGTACGTAGATGGAAGGGTATACTTCCATAAGGTCGTTAACGCTAAAAATCCTAAAGGCGGAATAGTAGATTTAAGAAACATTGACCCTATTAAAATTAAGAAGGTCAGAAACATTGAGAAAGAAAGAGACCCCAAGACTAAGGTCGAAAGGATTTCTAAGATAGAAGAGTTTTTCGTTTTCAATGATAAGGGATTTGATAAATCCAGTGCAGCTGAAGGAAACACTGTACGAATTGCACCCGAGGCAGTTACATATACGACTTCGGGATTACTTGACTACACTAAGAATGTAGTCATCGGGTATCTGCACAAGGCATTGAAGACTGCAAATCAGTTATCAATGATGGAAGATGCACTTGTTATCTATAGGATATCAAGAGCTCCCGAAAGAAGAATATTCTACATTGACGTAGGTAACCTTCCAAAGGCAAAGGCAGAACAGTATCTTGCTGATGTAATGAACCGATACAAGAACAAGTTGGTTTATAATGCAGATACAGGTGAAATCAAAGATGATAGAAAACATATGAGTATGTTAGAAGATTTTTGGTTACCTAGAAGAGAAGGTGGTAGAGGAACAGAGATTACTACATTGCCAGGCGGACAAAACCTAGCAGATATAGATGATATAGAATACTTTAAGAAGAAGTTATATCAGTCTCTTAATGTACCATCATCTAGAATGGAAGCAGACAATGGGTTTAACATGGGTCGTGCTTCAGAGATTTCTAGAGATGAACTTAAGTTTAATAAGTTCACAAACAGACTTCAGAAGAAGTTTGGAAGAGTTTTTACAGATATTCTTAAGACACAATTAGTACTTAAGGAAATTGTAACAGGAGAAGAGTTCGATAAATTCAAGGACTTTCTCTTGTATGATTATGCAACCGACAACCATTTTACAGAGTTGAAGGATGCAGAAATTTTAAGAGAGAGACTAGATACTCTCTCACAGGCAGCTGACTATGTTGGTAAATACTATTCAGACGAGTATGTTAGAAAGTATATACTGAGACAGACAGAAGAAGATATCCGTATCATTGACCAACAGATTAAAGATGAAGGTGGCAATGAAGATGGTGGTAACGAAGACGATGACGACTTCGGTGGTTTTTAGGAGTAAATTATGAGTAGTGAAATATCAAAACAAATCGTTGACCAAATAGAAGCAGGTCAACTTGAAGCTGCAAAAGGTTCTATCGGTGATGGAATTAAGAAAGCAGCTGCAGATGCAGTAGACATGAAGAGAGTTAATGCTCAAGTCGACTGGATGAATACACCACAGGAACCTACAGGAGAGTAAGGTGAAGTCATTTAGAACAGTACAATCTGAGTTGAACGAGGCAAAACTAAAATTGCCTAGTGGTTCAAAGGAGCTCAAGGTTGATGTTTTAAAGATTGGTGGAAAGAAAGTTTCAGTTTCTTTTGTACAGAATAAAAGAAATAAAGTAGATGTTTATATGGATGGGAATTTGTTTAGTGGTGATTCACCTTACAAAGATTTGAAATCTGCTGAAAAAGAGATGAAAGACATTAGAAAGATTATGTCAAACATGTCTGAAGAAGGAATAAACATAGAGGAAATAATACATGAAATTAATATCAGAGTATAACGATTATCAAATGACACCAGTTGTCATTGAAGAAAACGCAAAGGGACAGAAGGAATACTTCATCGAAGGTGTTTTCATGCAGTCTGAAATTAAGAACCGTAACGGCCGTGTATATCCTAAAGAGATAATGGAAAAAGAAGTAAACCGTTACAGAAAAGAATTCGTTGAGAAAGATAGAGCATTTGGAGAACTCGGACATCCCGAGGGCCCGACTATTAATCTTGACAAAGTGTCACACTTAATCACATCTTTAGAAGAAGATGGTAACAATTATGTGGGACGTGCAAAGATTTTGAGCACACCAAACGGTCAAATCGTAAGAAATTTGATTGATGACGGTGCCAAACTAGGAGTATCATCTAGAGGATTAGGTTCCTTGGAAGAAAAAGGTGGAGCTCAATACGTGAAAGGGGACTTTCAATTAGCAACAGCAGCCGATATAGTTGCAGACCCTTCTGCACCCGAGGCCTTCGTTGAAGGTATATACGAAGGTGTAGAGTGGATTATGTCTAATGGTATATTGAAAGCAGTTGATTCAGAGCAGATGCGAACCGAATTAAGGGGTGCAAAACTGAATAAATTGGAAGAAACCAAGTTAAATCTATGGAAAAGGTTTGTTGAAAGCCTATAACATATAAATAAAAAAGTAAACTCAAACAGGAGAAAAACATGGCAGAGTTAGAAAATAACCTAGAAAGTACAGAAGTAGAAGTTTCTGAAGAGAAGCAACCTACAGACGGTGCTCAAAAAGGTGACGCGAAACCTGTTAAGCAAGGTTCATCAGATGCCGAGAAAATCGAAAGCGGTAAAGCTGAAGTCGTCAAACCCGAAGAAAATCCTGTTGACAAAGCAGTTGATGCACAAAAGAAAGCAGAGAATGTGAAACCAGTTAGTGGTGATGCACATCAAAAGAATGCTGGAAAAGGTGACAGTCAACCTAAACTTGCAAAAGTTTCAGAAGAAGAAGAGTCTAAAGATGTTGTTAAGGCAACAAAAATGGAATCAATCAAAGCTATCGTCAACAACATGAAGGAAATGACTAAGGAAGAACTTCAAAGTAGATTCAGTTCTATTTCAGAAGACGAAGTTGACGAGACCTTGACTAAAGCAGAAGTAGCTAGAAAAATTGTAGAATCACTAAAGTCTATGGACGAAGAAGCAGTTGCAGAACTTGCTGAAAAGTGGTCTGAAAAGGAAGAAGAGGAAGAAGAAGTCAAAGAGGAAATCGTTGACGAAGAAACTTCTGCAGAGCTCGAAGCAAACCTAGTCGAGATTGAAGTAGAAGACGACCTATCTAAAATCTCTGAAGCACTAGACCTTTCAGAAGAAAGTGCTGAGAAAGCAAGAACTATCTTCAAGGCTGCAGTCTCATCTAAAGTAGAAGAGATTAAAGAGTCTTTAGAAACCCAATATTCAGAAGAATTAAAATCCTCAGTGGAAAAAGTCAAAGCTGACCTCGCAGAAGGCGTTGACAAATATCTTTCATATGTTGCAGACGAGTGGACGAAAGAAAACGAACTTGCAATAGAAAGAGGATTGAGAGCAGAGATGACAGAGAACTTCATCGATGGTTTGAAAACATTGTTCACAGAACACTATGTTGACGTGCCAGAAGATAAGTACAACGTTATCGATGAACTCGCAAATCGTCTCGATGAGATGGAGCAAAAGCTTGATGGTGAAGTCAGTAAAAATATTGATATCACAGAAGAGTTAGATGCCCTCAAGAGAAGTAACGTGGTTAAGGCAGCTGGTGACAGTTTGTCCGAGTCACAAAAAGAGAAGCTAGAATCATTATCTAATGGTGTAGACTTCAAAGATGAAGCAGACTTCGCTGAGAAGATTGCAGAAATCGCTGAAGCTTACTTTCCAAAAGAAAGTGATAAACTAGTTGAGGATACTATTGTAGAAGAAGGAACAGGGGAACTTGATGAAAAGAAAGAACCACTACTTGCTCCCGACATGCAACAGTACACTCAAGCAATAACTAAACTAAAACCATTAGGTTAAATTTAAAGGAAAAATAAAATGTTTTTATCAGAAAACTTACAAGAAAAGTGGGAGCCGATTCTAGAACACTCCGATTTACCAAAAATCGAAGACAACTACAAGCGTGCTGTTACTGCTGTTATTCTTGAAAACCAAGAGAAGGCCCTTTTCGAAGAGCAAGGAAACTTGGAAGAAGCAGCACCTTTAAATGCTACTGGAAGCGCGGTTGCAAACTGGAATCCTATTTTGATTTCATTAGTAAGACGTGCTATGCCAAATCTCGTTGCATACGACATTTGTGGTGTTCAACCAATGACAGGCCCAACTGGACTTATCTTTGCTATGAAAGCAAGATATAACGATGATACTGACGCCGATAGAGCTGCAAAATCAGAAGCACTTCATAACGAAGCAAGAACTGATTACTCTGCATCTCCTCAAGGAACAGGTACTTCACTAGGTTCAGACCCAATAGGTGACCCTTTCGACACATCATCTCCTTCATACGCATCCACTACAAGTGGTGGTATGAGTACTGCTTCTGCTGAAGCATTAGGTGATGGAGCAGGAAATCACTTTGCAGAGATGGCATTCTCAATCGAGAAAGCTACTGTCACTGCTAAATCCAGAGCATTAAAAGCTGAGTACACACTCGAACTTGCACAAGACCTCAAAGCAATCCACGGTCTTGACGCAGAATCAGAACTTGCAAATATTCTTTCATCAGAAATTCTTGCAGAAATCAACCGTGAAGTTATCAGAAATGTTAACTTACAAGCAAAAACTGGTGCAGCTTCAACAGCTTCAGCAGGTACTTTCAACCTAGACGTTGATGCTAACGGTAGATGGTCTGTTGAGAAATTCAAAGGATTATTGTTCCAAATCGAAAGAGAATCAAACTTCATCGCTAAAGATACACGTAGAGGAAAAGGTAACTTTATCCTATGTTCATCTGATGTAGCTTCTGCTCTTTCAATGGCAGGTGTATTAGATTACACTCCTGCTCTTAACACAAACTTAAACGTTGACGATACTGGTAATACTTTTGCTGGTCTTCTAAACGGAAGAGTTAAAGTATATGTTGACCCATATGCTGGTGTTGACTACTTAACAGTAGGTTATAGAGGAACTAACCCTTATGATGCTGGTCTTTTCTATTGCCCATACGTTCCATTACAAATGGTTCGTGCAGTAGGTGAGAACACATTCCAACCAAAAATCGGTTTCAAAACTAGATATGGTATGGTTTCAAATCCATTCGTAGGTGCTACACCTGCTGACGGACTTGCATCCGCTGGAACTAACCAGTACTACAGAAAGATGGCAGTGTCTAACATTCTGTAAGGAACTTAGGTTCTCATTCCTTAATTGGAATACTAAAACCCCTCTCACGAGGGGTTTTTTTTAGCATGACTGAATCGTTCAATGTCTTGGGTATGACCCCAATTCTTTACACCGTGTCCTTCTAGTGGGGCCTTACCCCAATTTTATTAAGGTCAATAGGTAGTGACCATACGGAAGTTCGTTTACCACACCATTCCAATTTGTCAGAAATTTCAAGTGCTTCTCTGTTCGGATTCTATCCACACCTCACGATTATATGCCACGTCTTAATTGACTTTAACAGTGTGGAACACCTTGTCTATACGGAACAACCTCTCACAACCATCTAACTTCCGTCTCGACTTCCTACCTTACAAGTATACCAAAATATGATATCCATTGTCAAGGCACATATTTATACGCGATAAATAAGTATATGAAGATGATTAAGTATGGTGAGGGGTTGGAAGGTTTCTTTAAATGGAAGAATCCAATCACAGATGACGAACACACAATGTACCTTCCAACGGAAGCAAGAGTTAAAAAGGTTATCGATTGTAAAGGTGAAGACTGGTTTGATGGTAAGACTATCCTAGAACTAGGAACTGCACATGGATTGATTGGTAGACACTTTGAGAAGTTGGGTGCAACTGTAAGTTATGCAGATGCTAGACAAGAACTACTGGATTCCATAGAAACAGACTCAGAAAAGTTATGTATCAATCATAATGACGAATGGTCTTTCAATAGAAAGTGGGATTTGATTATACACTTTGGTACTCTATATCATGTTAAAAACATCTATGATGATTTGAGAAGAGCATTTAATCATACGGATGAAATGTTCTTAGAGACTGCAGTCAATTCATTACCAATGCCAGCACCATGGTTTAGACAAGAAGAGTGGTCGGGTGTACATGGAGCTCCAGGCGAAAAGAAGAAGAAAAATTCTAGAGTCTTTAATGGGTTCGACCAGTGGGAAGCTTCATTTAATGATACACATGTAGAAGAATACTTAGACGAGATAGGTAAGACCTACACAAGATATGATGATGAAGATTTGGATAATGAATTTGGTATAATCATACCTAACGAAGTCTACAGAAGAGACGTGTATAGTTGGACACTAGAAGATGTACACCCTAAGAATCCTATGGAACCAGTTAAGTTTGCATCAATACCACCAAATTATGTTCACTTCCGTAGGTTCTGGCATATCAAAACACCTAAATAAGTATATACGGAGAACAATATGTCAAATTATGAAAAGAGTGTACAAGTTTTAGAGGGCCCATGGGAAGCAAAAATATTTCCACAAGGTCGAGAGAACACAAATGTAATCTCTAGAAAAACTGTAACCACTTATATCCAAGAAGGATATCTATGTGAGGAAACTACAACAAGAGAGTATAGGGGTGACGATTATCACGACATCACTACTAACAAACGGATAACAAGAGTCCATGGCTGACATCAATAAATCCCTTCTCAATAAGAACAACTTTAGACTTCTTATTGATAGGATACCAACTGCAGAATACTTTGTCAAGAAGTGTAATATTCCAGGCGTGTCATTCTCAGAATTAGCACATGGTGCTGGGGTTGGGTTGGATGCATATTTTCCAGGCGACAAAGTTACATTTGAAAATCTATCTGTAGACTTCTTGGTGGATGAAGACCTAGAGAACTTCAAAGAAGTGTACGAATGGATGAATGCAATTGTACCAATTAAAGACCCTAAAGATTATGAGACCTATGTTGGTACCAGTAGAAATCTAATAGGAACGTCTTCGGATAAGGGAGATGCAGGCTCAGAAGTATCTGATATCACTCTTATTACAACAACAAACAAAAACATACCCAATAGATACTTTAGATTTCATGACTGCTTTCCAATCGGTCTAAGTGGATTAGAGTTTGAATCGGGTGCAGATGGTGAATCTGTGGTTGCAACTATTGAGTTTAAATTTACTTACTACGACATAGAAACCACTAGTTAGATTCACGTTTTCGTGATATAATATTATTATGACTTTAGAAGAATTGAAAGCCCAGTGGGCAGGTGACTGTGAAATAGATGACATTGAATTGGATACTGCATCCTTAGAAGTACCTAAGCTTCATGCAAAATACCAAGACTTACTTACCAATAAGATTCTAGTCCTTAAGAAATACCAAGAACAATACAACACCTTACTTAAAGATAAGTGGTTATGGTTTAATGGTAAAATGGATGACGATAGAATCAGAGAGTTAGGGTGGAACCCCGACCCTTTTGATGGTCTTAAGATTATGAAGAATGATATGAACATCTTCTTCAATGCAGATAAAGATTTACAAGAACTCAATGCAAAGATTGAGTATCTCAAAGTTACGGTAGACTTTCTCAAAGAGTGTATGCAAAATATCACTTGGAGACACCAAACGATTAGAAACACAATCGATTGGAGAAAGTTCATGGCAGGACAATAATGAATTTACAAAATTACATGTGGACATATCCGTCTCTATTAACTTCAGAGGAAGTTGAATTTATCAATGGTAAAGCTTTAGACTTCCCTCTAGAGGAAGGTGCAGTTGGTCAAGGTGGAAGGTTAGACCTAGACCCCGATGCAGAACAAGCTCATATGGAAAGAGGAAACGGTAGTGGTGGTAAAGTTGTTGATAACATAAGAGCATCAGATGTTCGTTGGTTGCATGGAGACCACCTAGAAATCTTGGGAGATGTATTCACCAAGATTACCGAAGCAGTTACCATGGGGATGAAACAGAGTGGATGGAATGTTGACATAGAACAAGTAGAACCATTTCAGCATACAACTTACCATGCACAACAAGGTGAACGAGGTGGATTCTATACATGGCATACAGATGCTGGAGATAAACCATACGAAAATAGTGGTATGATTAGAAAGTTAAGTATGTCTATTCAGCTGACAGACCCCGATGAATATGAAGGTGGTAACTTCCAGTGGATAGAAGATGTCCGTGCAAAGGACACACTTACACGTGAAGATTATACACGAGACATGAGAGATTTCTATAGACAAATTCCCAACTCATCAAAACAAAAGGGGTCATTGATATTGTTCCCTTCCTTTGTACATCATCAAGTGACTCCTGTCACTAAGGGAACTCGAACCAGTTTAGTCGGTTGGTTTATAGGATATCCATACAAATAAAATGAAAGTCATAGTATCAAAGGTGGACGAATGTTTCATGAGGGTAGACTGTGATGACGGTTTAGCCAAAGACCTTCATGACTATTTCTCTTTCACTGTACCAAACGCAAAGTTCATGCCAAGTTATAAAAACAAATGGTGGGACGGTAAAGTATATCTTTTCTCAATCAAAACACATAAGATTTATATTGGGTTACTTCCATACGTAGATGAGTTCTGCAGAGAACGAGGTTACGAGTTTGAAGGTATTCAAGATGTTATTGGTAAGAAGCAAAGAAACAACGGGCCGATATCAATAGAAGATTGGATTAGTATATTAGACCTTCCATTTGAACCAAGAGATTACCAGTTAGAAGCTTTTAAAACTGCAGTTCAATATGGTAGGCAACTATTATTATCACCCACTGCAAGTGGTAAGTCTCTAATCATTTATTTACTTGCAAGATACTATGACTCTAAGACAGTCATCATTGTACCCACCACATCATTAGTGGAACAGATGACTAAGGATTTTAAAGACTACGGATACAAAGACCCTATCTGTAAAATTTATCATGGTCAAGAAGTTTTCGATGCACCAATCACAGTTACCACATGGCAGTCATTTAGTAAAGCACCAAAGGAAGTAATGCAATCATTCGATGTTGTAATAGGAGACGAAGCTCATCTGTTTAAAGCAAATGTACTGAAAGGTATACTTGAAAAGATGAAGACTACTGCTGTACGTATTGGATGTACTGGTACACTGGACGGAACAGAAGTACACAGACTACAACTAGAAGGTTTATTCGGCCCTGTCAAAAAGGTCATAAGCACAAAGGAGTTGATGGATTCGGGAACGATTGCAAATTTAAAAATAGAATGTGTCATACTTCGTCATACTAAACAGAAAAAAATGTCATACCAAGATGAGATGGATTATCTAGTATCACATCAAGAAAGAAATCATTTCATAACTAATCTTGTGGGGTCACTGAAAGGTAATACCCTAGTACTATTTCAATACATTGAGAAACATGGACAACCACTATGGGAAATGTTCAACCCCATGGTCACACGAAGAAAGGGAACGCTCCACTATGTCAATGGTGGGACAGATGTAGAAGACCGAGAAGCAGTTAGAGAAATAGTAGAGAGAAGTAACAATAACGTCATACTAGCATCATACGGAACTTTCTCTACAGGTGTTAACATCAAACGAATAGACAATATTGTCTTCGCATCCCCAAGTAAAAGTCGAATCAGAAACCTTCAATCTATAGGTAGAGGACTTCGTAAGGCTGACGGTAAAACAGAGATGAAATTGTTTGACATATCAGATGATATGCAATGCGAAAATCATACCCTAAATCACCTCAAAGAACGTATAAATATATACAACGAAGAAAACTTTACATACGAGATAAGGCAGTTCGATTTAAAATGACAAGACCCTCAGATTTAACACCACAAAAATACGAAGTTGTAAAACTAAAAACTGGTAGTGAAGTGGTGGGTATGGTAAGAGACACAACTAAAGGTATTGAGATAACACTACCTATGATGTGTCAGTTAACCGTGCAAAATAAACTTGAAACTCTTGCAACCTTCTATCCGTATGCACCTCTTAGTGATGACCCAATCATCGTTATTCCAAATGACCAAATACTATACCGTAGTAATATGAACCAGCAGTTCGTTCCATTCTATGATGAAGCTTCATCAAGGTGGTTGGAGATGGTAGAAACACAAACCATTCCTCTAACCAATAAAAAGAACACACCCGATGATGTACGTAGAGACTATCTAACGAAAGTAATGGAGTCCCTTGTCCCCGAAGACATAGACTTAATCGATGAAGACTTCGACCTTGAAGACTTCGACCCCAATAAAACTATCCATTAGGATTTTTATTTGTCTAAATAAGTGCGTATAATTGGTGTCTATATACTATTATACAAAATTTTTATAACTTAATTAAAAGGAAAACCATGACCACAGCAACTTTGTTTGCGAAGAGCATGGTACGAAAAGCTAGAGAAGTCAAAGAGAACAAACGTGTTTGTGCAATCTGTGACACTATCGAATTTCTAGTGCTGTTAACTCTTCCATTTGCTCTACCATTCTTAGTAATTTCATTCAGTTCACCGTACTGAAATGAGTTCTAAGAAACTAAACAAGCTACGGGAACAGACAGAGATAGTATGTCTCTGTCTTGTTTTCATCGCATCCATTATAGGTTTAATTCCTAATGTCTGATATTTGGTTATTGATTAGTGGGTTGACCTTTCAACTTATAGTACTAATAGCCCTTCACCTTTATAACCCAAAATGATACATGTACCTTGGTTTCAAAAACCCGAAAACGAAAGAACTGCTTTGCAGATTGTTAACCTATCACCCAGTGAAAGTTCTATAGAAAAGTTAGTTGAGATGCATCCCATGAGACAAGTCTTTTGGGCATCGATAATTCAAATCTCTGTATTTGGATTCATGTTACTTTCATTCTATATCATTGACAAGTTTGTGTCATGATAAAGTATTCCTTTGCTGTGATTCTTCTTATGCAATGGACGTTCCTCGAACGAGAGCCTGGAGCGTTACGTGCAGTCCGAGAATTGGAACAATTCAAACGACACGTTCAGACGTTATAAATACAATTGTACATAAGAAGATAGAGTTAGTTATTACTAGCTAAGTATATCCCCCTTGGGACATATTCATTTTATCACAGTTTTTCTATTTGTACAGTGGCTTTTAAAATTTATTTTTATTAAGAAAGCCCCTTACAATACCACATAAAAAGGGTATAATGTATACATGACTAAGAAAAAAGACCCCAAAAAAGCAGAACACTACGTTAACAACAAAGAGTTTACAGCTGCAGTTGCAGAGTTTAATACTTTAGTTGCAAAGGCAGAATCTGCTGGGAAAGAACCCCCTCGAATGACTGAATACATTGGTGAGTGCATCTATAAGATTGCAACCCGATTATCCACTCGACCCAATTTCATCAACTATACTTACCGTGACGAAATGATTTGTGATGCAATCGAAAATTGCATACAATACATTGGTAACTTCAACGTTGAAAAGTCCAACAATGCATTTGCATATGTTACTCAGATTTGTTATTACGCTTTCTTAAGAAGGATACAGAAGGAAAAGAAACAAGTCTACATCAAACAAAAACAAATCATGGAATCATCTATTACTATGGATTCATTTGCAACCATCGATGGTCAACACGACCCAAGTTTATCGAACACGAATGTGGAATGGATGCAAGAGAATATGAATCGTGTAGAGTATGAACCACGTAAATCAAAAAACAAAAAGAAGAAAGCTAACAAGAACTTAGAAAACTTTACTGAATGAAGATAGCGATATTAAATGATACCCATTGTGGTGTCCGTTCAGATATGGTTGAAATGTCCAAGTATCAAGGACGTTTCTATGAAGAGATATTCTTTCCATATCTAGATGAGCATAACATCAAACAGATTATCCATATGGGTGATTACTTTGATAGACGTAAGTATGTCAACTTTGCATCGATGAAAGCAAACATCGAACACTTTGTTGAGCCTATGAATGAAAGGGGAATCAAGATGGACTTGATTCTAGGTAACCATGATACATATTATAAAAACACGAATGATGTTAACTCACCCGAGTTATTATTATACAATCAACCTAACATTACCGTTCATGCCGACCCTATTGTAAAGGAGTATGATGATTTTCCTATTGCATTAGTTCCATGGATTAATCCCGAGAACTATGCTGACATGGTAGAGTTTATGCAGACAGCTCCAGCAACACACTGTATGGGTCACTTTGAAATAGAAGGTGCATTACTATTACCTAATATGACATGTCAACATGGACTAGACATATCTTATCTTAAGAGATTCGAACAAGTCTACAGTGGTCATTTCCATCATAAATCAGAAGTAAAGAATGTAAGATACCTAGGTTCCCAAATGGAATTCACTTGGTCTGATTACAATGATAAAAAGTATTTTCATATTTTTGATACAGAGACAAAAGAGATTACCCCAGTTCACAATCCTCTCACTATGTTTGAGAAAGGATATTATGACGATGGTAAGATAAAAGATTTTGATGAGTTACAAAACATGGACTACTCAAAATTCGACGGCAAGTTTGTAAAAATTATTGTTGTTAACAAAGACAATCCGTATTGGTTTGATTCATTCCTTGATAAAGTACATGCATCTAATCCTTTACACGTTGCAGTTGTTGATGATAATAAACACATGGACTTCTTTGATGATGATGAAATCGAAGGAGTAGATGATACCCTAACCATATTATCCAAGTATGTTGATGGGTTGGAGATACAAGGTAAGAAAGAGAAGCTCGATGAGATAATGAAGAGCTTATATAATGAAGCATTGGATGAACATACTTACTTATGATAAATTTCAAAAAGGTGAGATGGAAGAATTTACTTTCATCGGGAAATAAATTTACTGAAATACAATTAGACGGACATCAAACCACCCTTATTCTTGGTGACAATGGTGCTGGTAAATCCACACTATTAGATGCATTGTGTTTCGGATTATACGGACGTGGATTTCGGAATCTAAAAAAAGAACTTCTTATTAATAGTATTAATGAGAAAGCTTTGGTAGTAGAAATAGAGTTCTCTATTGGTAAGAAAAGTTATAAAATTATCCGTGGCGCAAAACCAAACATCTTTGAATTGTATGTTGACGATATCCTAGTCAATCAAGATGCAACAGTGAGAGACTACCAAGACCATCTAGAGAAACATATACTTAAGATGTCTTATCGTTCATTTACACAGGTTGCAATATTGGGTTCTGCAAACTTCACACCTTTCATGCAACTCAGAGCAAAGGATAGAAGGAAGTTGGTAGAAGACTTACTGGATATCAACATTTTCACAACCATGATGCAACTTTTAAGAAAGAAGAAAGCTGCACATCAAATCGATTTGAAAGATACTCAACATCAAGTAGAGATTCTAGAAGAAAGACTCAATGGTCTGAACGAACAAGTCAAAGTCATGACAGAAAATCGAATGGCAAAGATTACACAGTTCGAAAAGAATGTAATAGACACCAACATTAATATAGGTGAGCTAATGGATGTTATAGATACTAACAGTCAAGAGATTGATAAGATTCAATTAACAATTTCAGACAAGGATTCTATTTCTAAAAAGTTGAAAGACTTACAAGAAATGGAGAAACAACTTGAAACTGCAAGAAAGAAAGCACTTAAGGAAGTCGAATTCTATGAAGAGAATGATGAATGTCCAACATGTAAGCAAGGTTTAGATGAGGAACATAAGAAGGAACACCTCGAATCAAAGACTAAGAAGGCAACGGAGATTGCACATGCACTCCAACAAATTGAAGATGGAGTTACCGATGCATCAAAACGAATATCAGAAATCGGAGACATCCAATACGACATCGACAATATCCAGCGACAAATAGGATTACACCAAACCGAAATCCTATCCAATCAAAAATACATACAAAAAATTAACGGTGAAATCGAAGCACTAAAAATCGAATCCGATGGTGGTACAGATGTACATGAAAGAATAACCAAAGGTGAAGATGAGTTAGATGTTCTACACACTAAACACAAATCTTTAATAGACAAGACTCACTACTATGAGATTGCAACAATGCTTCTCAGAGACCAAGGTGTGAAGGAAAAGATTATTAAACAGTACGTTCCTATCATGAACAAGCTTATCAATAAGTACCTTGCACAATTAGAGTTCTATGTTGGATTTGAATTAGATGAATCCTTTGATGAAACAATCAAGTCAAGATTCAGAGACGTATTCAAATACGAAAACTTTTCACAAGGTGAGAAGATGAGAATCGACCTTGCACTACTATTCACATGGAGAAGTGTTGCAAGAATGAAGAACTCAGTAAACACCAACCTACTCATCCTAGACGAAGTCTTTGACTCATCTTTAGATGTTGCTGGTACAGATGAATTTTTAAAGCTGTTAAACACCTTGACAGATGGAGTAAATGCATTTATTATTAGTCATAAGGGCGATACATTATATGATAAGTTCAGTAATGTATTGAGATTTGAGAAGTATAAAAACTTCTCTAGACTGGCAGATTAGGATAAATAGTATTATGAAAACTTTCTCAGAACTACTCGACCCAAAACTAGAAGATATCAAACTAGATATCCCTTCATTAAATGAAGCACTAGAAGTTAAAGACTTGCCTTCAGAAGTAATCGATGGTTTAACAATTGAGAAACATAAGAAATCTAATAGTAAGACTACAGTTTTTGTTGTCAAGACACAAGACAGAGACGGTGATAGAGACGAGGTAGAAAAGAAGTTAAGGAATGCAGATATCACTGCAGAGGTGAAGGGAAGTTCCCTATCAAGTTTTGACCCTATCTTCATCCCATCATTGAATGGAGACCGTGCAATCATCATGTTTAAACCTAAGAGTGGTGGCATGAATGAGACAACACTAAACTCAAGTATCACAGAGTTGTTCCCTTGTATTGCATGGGAGAAAGGCTACAAACCTAGTTCAGTTTCATCATTCTATGAGTGGATACTTGAACAGAATGTAGATAAGTTAAAGTGTGTTGGTAGTTCAGACAAACAAGCTGCAAAAGACTTCATTGCACAGGCAGAAGACTCATCTAAGTTTCAAGAGAAAGTAGAGAATGCAATAGGTATTACAAAGTATATCTATGATGAAATGAAAGCGAAGTCAATCAAGAATGTTTTTTGGGGATACCGTGCAAAACCAGCTGGTGTTCCATCCAAACATCCAGGCGACATCTTCCTTCAGTTTACGGATGGTGCAATCTTAGGAACCTCTCTCAAAGCAGGTGGTAAGAAAACTTCTGAACCTAAACTCAACACATATGTTAACCCAATCTTTCAAGCATTTAAAGAAGGAAGCAATGTACCTAAGTTATCTCAGAAGTTACATAAAGAAGTATACTCTAAGATTGAGGGTATGCCTTCTGCAAAAACATATGACAGTAAAGATAGAAAGATTACCCAACAAGTCCTAAAGGATTTTGATAAGAATAATAATGGTAAGTACGAACAGTACTATAACGAACACTTAGAGATAGTCAGGCAAGCACTGATAGACCTATTCAATAAGAATGGTAAACAGGGTGGGAAAGCATTCGACTATATAAAGAAAGAGATTTTACGTGAAGCCCCAGGCGTACCAACTAAAGTAATTAAGGGTATCGGTTCCACGTATGAACAGGTTACAGATGATGATGAACTCGGAGTATTTTTACCAGTAGTTAAGTTCATCAAAGCAGAAGCTTCAAAGTCATCAAAACAGAATTGGTTCCTACACCTTGCATCGAAAGATACAACGTACACCATGCAGATGTCAGTGAGAACTAACAAGGCAGGACATGCTGGACTTAAGAAACTCGGACAATTTTATAACCTTGCCGTAAAATATAACGGACTACTAAAGAAATAATTATGTACCAATTGATAGAAGAAGCCTCAAAGGTGTTAAGAACACCACCCCTCGTATTTGATTTCGAAAATCGTACCGATGCTGAAGAGATTGAAAAATCTTTAACAGAAGCAATGGAAAAGTTTGGTGGAATCGGTCTAAGTGCAAACCAAGTAGGATTGGATGCAAGAGTTTTTGTAATGAAATCTCAAGACCAAGGGATAGTTGCATTTTTTAATCCCGAAATAACAAAGGTATCACAAGAGACCGACTTGATGAAAGAAGGATGCTTATCGTTTCCCGATATATACCTTATGATAAAACGTGCAAAGTTGATTGAGTTGAAGTATCAGAACGCACAAGGTGAAGATAAAGTGGTCAGTCTAGAAGGTCTTGCCTCTAGATGTGTCCAACATGAAGTTGACCATCTAAATGGTATCATCTTCCTACAACGTGCATCTAAATTGAAGTTAGATAGAGCATTGAAGTCACGTCCCAAAGAACGTGCAAAGAGAATAGAATATGAAAAACGACAAGCATTTGCAAAGTACATCCAAAACAGTGCTGCAGCCAATAGTGATTCCCAACCTTCTGAGTCAGAAGGACAGTCTGAATCTGATAAACTATCATCTACAGCATAAACATTTAAGAACAGTTGGTGACGGTTCTGATTATCGTGCTATAGACTTTTGTCACATAAAGACTCCATGGGTTCGTGATATCTTTAGACGTTCTGCACAGGTCTGTACATCCCACATCTTTAAAGAAACAGGACAACATTTCTATCCCGAAATGTTAGCACTCAATGAATGGGACATAGGTGGGGTTCAGAACCCACACTTTGATACCTATTCCAACTCAGAAATCAATGAGAATGCTGTTCCCGAAGAGGGAAACTCTAGGGAATGGACGTGTATTCTGTATCTAAATGACAATTATAACGGTGGACAGACCTATTTTCCACCCAGTGAGACCTTCCCAGTTGGCCATGAGCATCCCCCACAGGCCGGTGAGGGACTTCTTTTTCAAGGACTATACCTTGAACATGGGGTTTATCCAGTAAGAAGAGGCCCAAGACACACCATATCCATGTGGTTTACAGACATCGAAGATAAGATTATCATCGATACACCCATCAATCTAGACCAAAACCAACACCAAATCCAAAGAGAAAACTCCTACATCCCCCGCTAATCGTGCCTTGACAATGCCCTAAGCTTTTTGATATACTATGTGTATATTATGAAAAAGGATGAGGGATGAAGTACCTAAAAGAGATTACGGACTGGACTGAGTCGAAGTCTACAGTTCCAAACCATACTTACATAGTCAACGATGCTGGACAACTAGTTGGATACATCAAGACTGGAACCAAAGAAGAAATCATCTTCAAATCTCCAATGAAACAATTCTCTAAATCAAGGAGAAAATTTATTACGCTCTAGGCCTTGACAATGCCATGCAGCTAATGATAGCATATACTTATGACTGAGACAAAAAGAAACCAAAAAGACCAACTTGCCAAACTAATGGCAACCGAGAACATTACTATTGTTCATAAACCAATACCAACTGCATACTTCGATGTAAAGAATAGGATACTTGCTTGTCCTACTTTCAAAGATGATATCAGTGACGAACTTTATGACTTGTTCATGGGTCACGAAGTTGGACATGCATTGAATACACCTTACGAGGGACTTCATAATGCATTGACTAAAAACAAAACACTCAAAGGATATCTCAACGTTGTTGAAGATGTCAGAATTGAGAAAGCAATCAAAAACAAATTCCAAGGATTGAGAAAATCTTTCTACACTGCATACAATGAGTTGATGGAAAAAGATTTCTTTGGTCTTAAAGGTAAAGACTTAAACACACTTTCTTGTATTGATAAAATCAACTTGATTACTAAGTGTGGTTCTAGGGTTCAAATTGAGTTGACCGACCAAGAGCAGAAGTTCTTGGACATGGCAGAAGCCTGTGTCACTTGGGAAGACGTTGAAGTTTGTGCTGAAGAAATTTACAACTGGTCAAAAGAAAATGAGACTAGGGATGAGAGTGACGAAGCAATCGTTCCTAAAATGTTTCAACTTGATGATGAAGACCTTGAAGATGAAGACATGGAAGGTGAAGATTCAGATGGTGGTGAAGAGTATGAAGATAATTACGAAGATGGTTCTTCAGACGAAGACGATTCAGAAGATGATGAAGACAAACTTCCCGAAGCACCCGAGTATGGTGAGGGCAACCAAGACATAGAAGGTGACGAAGACGAAGTAGAAGAAGAAGAGAAGTCTGAGAAAAAAACTACTGGAACTTCTAAAGAAGGTGGTGTTGCAAGTCCCGAAGATTACGATGGTGAAAATGGTGCTAGAGAATCTATCACTGAACACCATGCACATAACAACGAAGAAATGTTCCTTGAAGATAGCCCTGCTTGGAGAGAGCAAATCAATCTAAGAGATACTTTCAAGAACAACGATATGGATATTATTATTGGTCACAACCAAGTGTTATCAGACTGGAAAAAATACTTCAACGAGTATGCTAAGAACAACACTTCAAAAGAATTTGAACACAACATGTCAAAAATCCAGTTCACTGCCAAGAAACTTATTGACAAGAACAAGAAGATTGTTGCTCACATGGTTAAAGAATTCGAAATGAAGCAGACTGCACAAAGAAGTGTTAAAGCTTTCAGTGGTAAAACTGGTAAGTTGGATATGAACAAACTTGCAAAGTACCAAATCGTTGATGATGTTTTCAAGAGAGTTACTTACTTGCCTGATGGACAGAATCACGGTCTGAATGTTTTACTTGACTGGAGTGGTTCAATTTCAAACAGTTGTGCTGAGTTACTGGAACAAGCAATTATCCTTTCAGAGTTCTGCAGAAAAGCAAACATCCCTCACAGAGTTTACCTTTTCTCTGATGCATATCAGAGAGGTGAGTGGAGTTCAATGGGTGACGAAGGTTTCCTAGTTGAATTGTTCTCTAACGAAATGAACAACAAGAAGTACAAAGAAATGATGGTGAATGTTGCAGCTCTATGGATGTGTCACTTCCTAGGAAAACTAGGTTGGAGAGGTAGTGAGAAAACTGCAAAGGCTCACAATACATTCTATGACTGGGACAGTGGTTTTGCAATTGACCACATTGACCAACCTTACTTTTGGTTCGATACCGATATCAGACCAATGCAGTATAGACTTGGTGGTACACCACTTGACCATTGTTTGATTGCCTTGAGAAAAATACTTCCCGAGTTCAACAGTGCTTACGGAGTTGAGAAGTCAATCTTAACAGTTATCACAGATGGATTCTCACATGGAAGTCCTTGGTTGAGAAGAGATAGTGATGAAAAGTATGCTTGGTGTAAAGAGCAAGGTATTGACGCTTGGGACGTTCAGACTGTCGAAGAAATCATTGACCCTTTCTCAAACAAAGTATTTGAATACAGTGGTGCAACAAGCCACAGAGGAAGATATTACAACGCTTCTAATTTCAAGAAGACTCAGAACTTATTGTCATGGTTGTCTAAGACTTGTAACGTCACTGTGACTGGTTACTTTGTTTTAGACAAGAAGAGAGATATGGGTGACCTTATGGGATTCACTTCTTTAAAAGATACATGGTGGGATAACGACAGACAAATCTGGGCTGAGATTAGAAAGAATGGATTGGTTGTTGACTGTCACGGCTACAACAAAATGTTTTTGACTGCAACTTCTTCACTTGGTGTTGATGGTTCAGACGAATTAGATGATGATTTGGTTGATGCCAAAAAGTCAAGAGTGTTGGCTGCTTTCAAAAAGAATCAGAAAGCAAAAACAACTTCAAGGTTTTTAACAAATGAGTTTATAAAGGAGATATCATGAGAGACCCATTAAGAGTAGATGAAGCGTATTACATTAGCCACCAAACTGATTATTCAAAGTTTGCAGATGCAGTTATGGATGTTGGGCCTGCCCCATGCACCTTCCACAATTGTTCGAAGATTAATGAATGTAAAACTGAAGAGAAGGAATGTTTTGCATTTAGGATTTGGGTCAATAAAGGTGAGAACTATCTGACTGAGAAAAACAAGAAGGGTTTAATTAAGTGTGTTGAGAAGATGGGAACTAGATTCGAGTCGCTGAAATAGCCTTGACAGTGCCATCGGCTTTTTGATATACTATAAAAGATGAGAAAAGAATTGAAAAACGGAGAGACTATGATAAATTCAATTGATATAAACGGTAAGAAATTCTCTTACACACCCGACAGGGCGGAGTTTTTGGGAGAACTCGTTTCTAAATTCCCTAACCAAACGTCCTTTGGAAGGAAGGAAATCAAAGATGCATTTGATGGATACTTCCCTTCATGGATAAAATCCTCGAAGTATAACTTCAAAGAAGCTCAAGAGACTGGGCCTTTGTTGTACAATCTTCAGGCTGTAATTACTGGATACAATGGTGGGTACTCTGAGTCAGCACCCCAACCTGCTCCAGCACCAGTCGTTGCAATTACTCCACCGAGTAATATGCCAGTGGCTGCACAAACAGAGTCAGTTAATCTACTCGATGATGAAGTTAAAATCATTCCCGAGAAGATGTCTAACTATGTTCCTTTTGGACATTTCAGAGATGTCAAAAATATTATTAAATCCAAAATCTTCTTTCCAGTATTCGTTACTGGTCTGAGTGGTAATGGTAAAACTCTTATGATTGAACAAACTTGTGCTCAATTGAAGAGAGAACTTTACAGAGTCAACATCACCATCGAAACCGATGAAGATGATTTGATGGGTGGCCACACTCTTGTTAATGGTAACGTTGTCTTCAGAGAAGGCCCTGTTATCAAAGCAATGAGAAAAGGTGCTGTCCTTCTTCTTGACGAAGTTGACTTGGGTTCAAACAAGTTGATGTGTCTACAATCAGTTCTTGAAGGTAAAGGATACCTAATCAAGAAAACTGGTGAGTGGGTTTCACCTAAAGATGGTTTCACAATCCTTGCAACTGCAAACACGAAAGGTCAAGGGTCAGACGATGGTAAATTCATCGGGACTCAAATCATGAATGAAGCAATGTTGGAAAGATTTGCAATCACGATGCAACAAGAATACCCACCAGTGAAAACTGAGAAGTCAATCCTTGCAAAAGAAATGGAATTGACTGGTGCCGTTGATGAAGACTTCGTTGAGAAGCTTGTCGACTGGGCTGACATAATCAGAAAGACATACTACGAAGGTGGTATCGATGATGTTGTCACGACTAGAAGGTTGGTTCACATTGTCAATGCATTCAGAATGTTCAATGACAAGTTGAAGTCAATCACAATGTGTATTTCAAGATTTGATGAAGAGACTAGGAGTTCAATCCTTGACCTCTACTCCAAGATTGATGCTGGAGTTGACTTGAATGCTGAAGCTGAAGAAACTTCAGAAAACCCTGTTGACGAAACAGGGTACTAGGAGTATACTAGTAACATGTCAGTAAAAATAAACTACAAATACAATGAGAAGGAACTCCTATCGGAGTTCTCTTCCTACATTGATAAGACATACGGTGAACACTATTCCAAAGATAGATTTCAGGCAACTGAGTTTATCATGGATGGTGGCCACGGTGAAGGATTTTGTATCGGTAACGTGATGAAATATGCACAACGATACGGCAAGAAGGATGGATATAATCGTGCCGACCTTCTCAAGGTTATCCATTACGGATTCCTTGCATTGTACAACCACGATACCTATAAGGAGACTAACTAGTGATGAAAATTAGTAATGATACGAAGGATGTTCTAAAGAACTTCTCTACAATCAACTCGGGCATTCGAGTCAAAACAGGCAATAAACTGGAAACTATTTCCAATATGAAAAACATTCTTGCAGTTGCAACTGTGGCTGAGGACTTTCCTCAAGACTTCAGTATATACAACTTGCCAGAGTTCTTAGGTGCAACGTCTTTAATGGACGACCCCGACTTCCAATTCAATGATTCATCATTGTCTGTGGCAGATAACAATTCCTCATTGTCATATTTCTATGCAGCTGAAGGAATGGTAACTGCACCCGAAAAAATGATAACCATGCCAGAGGCAGAGATTACTTTCAAAGTAACGTCAACTCTATTGACCGACCTTAAGAAAGCTGCAGCTGTCCTAGGTGTTAATGATTTGATTCTCAAATCAGATGGTATCACAGTGACATTGATTGTCACAGATAAGAAGAGTCCTACTTCAAATACATTCTCAAGAATCGTAGAAGCTGAAGCAGATGGAACTTCTTATGAAATGAATTTCAAGATGGAAAATCTTAAGATTCTAGATGGTAACTATGATGTTCAAGTATCATCAAAAGGTATATCTCATTTCAATAATGCAGATGTAGACTTAGAGTATTTTATTGCACTGGAGCCAGATAGCAAATACAATGTATAACCTATATAATAGTAGTGTGAATATTGTGCCAGTCTCTGCAATATACGCGGGAGTAGTCCTCACTCATCATTGGGTGGACTGCACTGCAAACTCGGTGGGGGGTTTGTTCTTATGAATGAGTTTCTCTATGTAGAAAAGTATCGTCCACAAACAATTGAAGAGACGATACTGCCAAAGGAACTTAAAGATACCTTTAAGGAATTTGTCAAGAATGGAGAAGTACCTAATCTATTATTGTGTGGGTCAGCAGGTGTCGGTAAAACGACAGTTGCAAAAGCATTGTGTAACGAACTCGGTGCAGACTTTATAGTAATCAATGGTTCCGATGAAGGACGTTTGATTGACACACTCAGAACAAAGATTAAGAACTTTGCATCTTCGGTTTCATTATCGGGTGGTGCAAAGGTCGTAATCCTAGACGAAGCAGATTACATTTCTGCAGACTCAGTTCAACCAGCTTTGAGAAACTTTATAGAAGAGTTCTCGTCCAACTGTAGATTTATCTTTACATGTAATTACAAGAATAGGATTATTCCACCATTACATTCTAGAACTACAGTTATCGATTTTGGTATTACACCAAAACTAAAACCACAACTTGCACAGCAGATGTTGGATAGATGTATACGAATATGTGTACAAGAAAACATTGAGGCCGATGAAAGAGTTCTTGCAGAACTCATCATGAAATTCTTCCCCGATTTTCGAAGAGTCCTCAATGAGATTCAACGATACGGTGCAAGTGGTGTTATTGATAGTGGGTTAATTTCAACTCTCTCCGAAGAGAAGTTAACCCCCTTGATTAATAACATCAAAGAAAAGAATTGGTCAGCCATGAGAAAATGGGTTGGTACTAATTCAGATAATGACTTTAATACATTATTCAGAAAAGTTTTCAATGCGTTAGAATTACAATTGGAGCCCCAATCAATTCCAGCGTGTGTGTTAATTATTGCAGACTATCAATACAAGTCTGCATTTGCAATGGATTCAGAGATAAACTTTGTTGCTTGTCTAACTGAAATCATGGGAGAATGTAAGTTCAAATGACAGAACATAACGAGAGAGTAGAACGACAAAGACTATTACTAGAAGCTGAAGAATGGGCTAGTGGTGTTAAATCCATCCATGCACATTCATTCACTTCAATGTGGTACGACACTAGACGTAATGATGGTTCAGTACTGGACGTTGAATACAACAACGGTGTCGTACAAAGAACAATAAAGTCAAGCGGTGAGATTATTTACTTTGGTGAAGCTCTTACTGGTCAAGCACTACTCGACTCTTACATAAGAAACACTTAAAGTGTCGAAACGTAATCCATTCGATTTTGTTAAATCGGTCTCTTCCGATAAAACTGATATCATGGTTGATGATATCGAAGAGAAAGCATATCAACCATTCCTCATAAACAAATCTTTGTCTTACCACCAAGATTCTGTTTTCTTTACTAACGAAATGAATTGTCGCCACGGTCTAGACAACCGTCTTCAGTATGTGTTTTTCCTAAATACTTTACGAAAACGACAAAGATTTTCTAAGTGGTCTAAACCATATGTTAGTAAAAAACTCGATGTCGTAAAAGAATATTATCAGATGTCAACAAGAGAAGCAAAAGAATTGTATACTCTCTTATCTGATAAAGAATTACGTGAGTTGAAGAACAGAATGAATACTGGTGGTAATAACAATGGATGATGCACAAGAAAAAATAGTTTCAGAATTAGTCGAAGTAACCTTCCCCGAGAAAGATGATTTCCTAAAGATAAGGGAAACACTATCACGCATAGGTGTTGCGTCTAGAAGAGAACAGGAACTATTCCAATCTTGTCATATCTTACACAAGCGTGGTCATTACTACATCACTCACTTCAAAGAGTTATTCAAACTCGATGGTAAACCTACAAACATAGATGAGTCTGATATTGGTAGAAGAAATACTATCTGTAAGCTTCTAGAACAATGGAAACTCGTTACTTTGGTTGACCCTTCTAAGATAGTAGAACCATCTGCACCCCTTTCCCAAATCAAAATTATTCCATACAAAGAGAAATCTAACTGGAAATTGACCACAAAATACTCTATTGGTGGGTCTAAATAGATAAATACCTCTGTTAATAACTAACGGAGAAAACATATGTGGGATTTTATAAGTAGTATTTGGGCATTCATGTCAGCAATACCAGCGATTATTTCTATATGTTCAGTCATTGTAATGATGACGGACACACCAAAAGACGATGCTATTTGGGCGAAGTGCTATAAATACATAGAAGTCTGTGCTCTAGCAATAGGTAAAGCAAAAGACAAGAACCCATTACTTGATAAGTAATTTAATTTAGGAGAACATTATGGACGGAATAGTAATAGTAGCAATACTAGCTGTTGCATTCGTGTTTTTCGTTGTCAAAGGTAAGAAGAAAAAATCTTCAGTATCTAAGAAGACTACACCATCTAAGCCAAAGGCACCAACGGTTTCAGAGTTAAAAAAATTAACTAAGAATCAATTGGTAGAACTTGCAGAAAAGAAAAACCTTAAGGTTAAAAAATCTGGCGCAAAGGCTGCAGTCATCAACGAAATTCGTGAACAATTGAAATAACTCTTTACGATGTCTTAAGAAGAGACTCGAAAGAGTCTCTTTTTTTTGGCGTATAAGAAACCTAAAAGAATAAATAATTGCATGAATGATATATTTGTTTTGATAGGTGAAGTGGGAGCCCCGATTGCAGGGAGCCTTGTGATGGGATTTTTTATCTTCATAGTCATCAAACAAATTTTAGAAGGCGTAGTTGACGACATTAAGACGTTAACAATGTTTTGCAACTCACTGGAGAACCGTGCAAGAACCATGTCAAATGAAATGATTAAGATTGACATGTTAGTTTCCGCTGCATTGGAACTCCGTCCCGATATAGAACGTGTAGCACGTGCAGAAAATTTTATTGAAGATGGAAAACTAGATGTGAGACGTGACTAATGATAAATGAAATAGTAATGGTTGAATACAAATTCACTAGGGACTTTGTTCTTATGTGTTCATTAGGTCTCAACGTAGGATTTCTGTTAGGGTTATTGTTCATCTAATGGAAAGTATTGTAGCAGTAATAAGTGATTATGGTTTTCCAATTGTCATGGCAGTTGGTTTAGGTTACTTCATCTATTATATTTGGTGGTTTGTAGGCGAGAAGCTAGAACCCGAGATTGAAAAACAACACTTTGCGTTAATCAAAGTCATCGACCAAGTAAGAATGTTAGACCAAGATTTGATTCGTCTCCAACAAAAGGTAGACGTAGTTCTCGAATATAAAGAGAACGCTAAGAAAGAGGCAGCTAAAAATGAGAATAGTAAGTAGTATAATTTTAATGATGATGTGTATGTCTGCAAATGCAGATGAAATTGTATTTGGATTTAAGAGTCCTAGTTTTAATGGGATAGGACAATCAGCTCATTATCTTACCATTGAAAATCAAGAAAAGTCAAGACGTGACAAGATAAGACAAGACATTGAAGATGCAATTGCAAAGGCAGATAGAGAAGCACAGAATACAACTCTTGCAAAATTTTTAAGAAATGTTGAGAGCAGAATTTACGCTCAACTTGCAAAACAATTAGTAGAGAATATGTTCTCTAACGGTGAGGCTGCAATGTATGGAGTCTTCACTATCGAAGGTAATACGGTTACATATGAACAGTTGGTTGGAGAAGATGGTGTGTCATTTATCAGATTGACTATTGTGTCAAGTGATGGAACGACAACAACATTGGATATACCAATAGGCACTGGGAGCTTTTAAGTGAAGAATTTATGGATGGTGGGACTACTGGTCTTGCTCATCAGCGGGTGTGCTGCTATACCAAGCATGACGGATTCCTGTACATCATTGGTTATGGAACGAGTAGGTGAATGTGTCGAAATGGCAGAAGTAGTAAATATACCTACGTATCAAGAACTTGCAGACTTACCACCTGCTGACAATATGCCAGTAGTTGCAGTGTATGGGTTCTTAGATAAGACAGGACAAAGGAAGAGAATGGATAACATCGCATCATTCTCTACTGCAGTCACACAAGGTGCAGAATCATTTTTAATTGATGCACTTAAGACTGCTGGAAAAGGTAAATGGTTTAGAGTAGTGGAACGTACAAGTTTAGACGCACTTGTAAGAGAGAGACAAATCATTCGTTCTACTAGAGAAGACTTTGCAAGACAGGAAGGTAATGAGGATGCTCCAACAGGCATTCAACCTCTCTTGTTTGCTGGTATCCTACTTGACGGTGGGATAATTGGTTATGATACAAACATTGAAAGTGGTGGACGAGGCGCAAGATACTTAGGTATTGGTTCAAGTGTTTCCTATCGTAGAGATGTTGTCACAGTATCGTTGAGGGGAATATCAACTTTAACTGGTGAAATTTTACTCAATGTACAGACTACAAAGACGATTTTAAGTACAGGTGGTGGTTATGATGTATTCCGCTTCGTGGATATGGATACGAAGTTAGTGGAAATGGAAGACGGTATAGCAGCGAATGAAGGAGTTACGAAAGCAACTCGTTCTGCAATTGAGCTTGCTGTCTTAGAACTAATATACCAAGGACACGATAGAGGTTTTTGGGTAATTAAAGATGGACATCGTCATCCTCATGGAACACATGGGAGAAACGAATTACATCAAATAGAGGATAAACAAAATGAAGAATAAATTATTCATTACATTATGTTTAACATTAGGGTTTTCTACTACAGCATTTGCTGGAGCAGACGACAATGAAATATGGTTGAATCAAAGCGGTACTGGTTTAGTATTAGATTTTACACAGAAAGGTTATGGAAACAAAGTTGGTCTAGATGATTTCTCGGGAACATCTGCTGATATGGTTTTAACTGGTGCATCTAATACGTTTACACTTGTCCAATTTGGAGACAATAACAAACTATACGGGCCTATGATTGCTGACTCAGCAACTATAAACCTTACCTTCACTGGTGATTCAAATGTCATGGACTGGAACGTAGGATATGTTGGTAGTGCAGATAACTTAAATATGTTAGGAACTGTTACAGGTGATTCAAACACATTCGATATTGATGTCGGATATGATGCATCTGCAGAATATCTTAACTGGGATTTAGCACTTACTGGTGACTCAAACGTATTCACTACTAAGATAGATAGTGACAATGCTGTTTGGAATTGGACTGTTACAGGTTCATCGAATGACATTAACACCAATCAATCAGATGCAACCGATAATAAAATCACAGCAATCTTAACTGGTTCAAGTAATGATATAGACATCATTCAGAAATCGGGTTCAGATGCTGGTTGTCCAACTGGTCAATCATGTAGTGGTATTATCGATGTAACTTTCGTGACTTCTAATGCAGATATTGACATCGTTCAGCAAGACTCTAACGATTAATCTTTTACTTATTGGTTCACTTCAAGGTGAACCAATAGGTGAGATTACAGAACAAACAGGATACGCTGGGTTGCAGAGGGACGGTGAGAACACCGTCATCTCAGCGTCATATCTACCCGAAGTGCTAATGTATGATACAGCACAAACACAAAATGGGAGAATGAAAATTCAGTTCCTTGGAGACGAGGAATTGGATTTAACAGAACACTCCAAGGTTTGGATAGACGAGGTTTACTATGACCCCGACCCATCCAAGTCCAAGATGGCCATAAGAATGGCACAAGGCACCGCTCGATTTGCTTCGGGTTTTGGTGGTAAAATAAACAAAGCGAACATAAATATAACTACACCTACTGCACAGATAACAGTTAGAGGCACAGATTTCACAACTAGTATTGATGAAATCGGAAGGTCATTGATAATTCTGCTCCCCGATAAATGGGGTGGGCCCTCGGGAGAAATTGTAGTAAGTAATGCTGGTGGTTCGGTGACTATGAATGAAGCATATCAGACAACGATGGTTTCGACTTATGATGATTCACCTACAAAACCAGTTGTAGTAAATGGGATTACACCCAGTCTAATTGACAACTACTTCATTGTGTCCCCACCCGAAGAGGTGCAAGACCAAGTTGCAGAAGAAAGTAGTTCAGAGAATGATAGTAGTAACATTCTTGATGTAGACTTCCTAGAGTTTAACGACTTAGAGGAAGATTACTTCGAAGATGATGAACTAGAATATACAGAACTCGATAGAGACTTATTAGATATCGATTTCTTGCAAGATTTACTAGACGTTGTCTTAGAGATTGACCGTAAGGTTGGTATCGATAGAGAACGTGCAGCTTTTGGGTCGGTTCGAATAGAAGGAACGACCTCGGGGTTTGACAAAGACACTCAATACAATACAATTGTAGATAAGGGTCTTGGTCAAATATGGTTCTACAGGGAAGTGAATGGAATTATTTCAATCAAGATTCCCATGTTTGCACAAGCAAGTATTAGAACCGTAACAGACGAAAAAGAGTCATCAATAAGGGTGGGTGATGGTTCGTCTTTAAATATTACCATCACGCAAACAAACTAGGAGAATCTATGAACCTATTAGAAAAATTCCGAGACTGGCATGAAACTCAATTATTTGGATTTCAGAAGGCTCTGCAATTGGATGACTACCACATGTTGTGGATAGCATTTGCAGAGGGAGTTATCTTATGTTTATTATTTCAATGGTTATTCTAATAAGAGAATTTGAAGAATTATGAAAAAATTTTTATTATTAACTTTATTGATAAGCTTGCCGACATGGGCAGACGAAAATCATGTCCATGTTGAGCAGGTTGCAAGTGGAGATGTAGACCTTAACATAACACAAAAAGGTTATGATAATGAAATTAAGTTTACATTTGCACATAGTGGAAACACATTCAATCTATTGCAAACAGGAAATGGAAACTCTATTTCTTGGGTCTCTTACTGGGGGCCAGGAAAGTCTTGGGGTGGTGATGTAGACGGGACTAACAATACTGAAAACGTAGAACAAAGTGGTGGTGCAACATATGGTAGACACATATGGGGAAACAGTAACACAGTAGATGTATACCAAAGTGGAACACATACACATAACATAGACGTTCACTCAAATTCAGTAGACCACGAAATACATCAGTCGGGTAGTGGTTCACACTATGCACACACTTATTTCTATGGAAGTGCAACAGGTTCAGATAGTAGTATTATGCAGAAAGGCTCAGGAAGTCACAATGCACAAATTACATTACAAGGAAGTTATCCAACAACACTAAATCTTTTACAAGAAGGTTCAACAAACAAATCATATACACTAACACAAAATTGTCAAACAACTACTGGTTGTTCAGTATCGGTGACACAGGAATGAACTCAGAATGCCCACCCGAGTTTTACGAGTGTTATACTGAAGAACAGTTTAATGAGATATTAGACCTCTTTGAAGAGAATGAAATTGTAATGCCTGAAACACTTGAACCTTTGGGTGACGTTGAGGCAGCTATAAACTTTGGTTGGGAAGTTCTTTTTTTATCACCATGGGAACTTGCGTACATAGCATTGCCTATGTCTGTACTTGCATTCTATGGACTATCTATCTATACAGTCTTTAAATGGGTACAGAAGAAATTCTCATAAAATGTTTTCATGGAAATCAGTATTAATAACAATCGTAGCAATCTTTGCTCTAAAGATATGGAATCCTTATTTTGTTGAAAACATCTCATGGTCGTGGTTTGATTACCTTCACCAACAACAACCTGTAGTTTATGTTGACGATATTATACTTGTTGATATTGATGAGAAGAGTCTTGAGACTTTTGGACAGTATCCTATTCGCCGTGGTATTTACCGTGACATTCTTCTTAACACTCATTACTCTAACACTCACTTGTTCTCTACTCTTTTTTCGGAAAGTGATAGAGACCCTTCACAAGACAATCTATTTGCTGAGGGGTTAGTCAATAGACTTACAATCCTTGGAGCTGCTCCAACATCACAAACTCAAAAAGGTTCTGCACCATTCGTAGGTAACTCTACCTTTGGGGGTGGAAATGCAAAAGATTGGTTGTGGAATTTTACTGGAATTGTGTCGCCCATCGCGATGCTGATGGGGAATACTTATGGAGTCGGAGTTGTGACGGCTACTCCAGCTGTCACTGGAACACCTAATTTCGATGGAACTACGCGGTCTGTACCCCTTATGGTTACGGCAAATGGACAAGTATATCCATCTCTAGTTTTAGAGACATTACGTGCCTTACGTGACCAGCCTTCTTATCAAACTAAGATTACACCCGAAGCTGGAGTTGAATGGGTTAGAATGGGGAGAGACAAACCTATTACAACAACTCCAACTTCAGACGTAATGGTTTCCTATTGGAATAAATTCCATAGAATATCTGCAGTTGACCTATCCGAATCTAATTTTGAGAATAAGATTCTTGTATGGGGTCTGACAGCTGAGGGTTTGAATAATCCAGTTTCAACCCCAAGGGGAGTAATGTATCCCCACGAAGTGCAAGCAAACCTGCTCCAAACCGTTTTGACAGGAGTTCAAATACAACAATCCTACTATCTTGAATCCTTAGAATCCGTTCTTCTTCTGTTAGTCCTAATAACGATATTGGGTTTGGTCTACAAAGCTCCCACACTTCTCTCGGGGGTAGGGAGTCTATTGCTTGTAGGATGCCAGATTGGCGGGAGTTATTATATTTGGACTTCAGAGCTCGTTCTTTTCGATACCTTTTTCTCATCGATTGCCTCCTTAGTGGTATTTGGTCATGCTTCTTTCAACAAATACTACATCACATATCAAGAAAAACAACAAATTAAGAAGCAGTTCCAAAAGTATTTATCACCCGACATGATTGAAGAGCTCCAAAAAGACCCATCAAAATTGAAGCTTGGTGGAGATAGAAAGGAACTTACCTTCATGTTTATGGACATCTGTGGGTTCACACCCATAAGCGAACACTACATGAAACAGGACGACCCCGAAGGATTGGTAGAACTAATTAACAAGTTCTTAGATATGCAGACTAAGATAATCCTAAATAATAATGGAACTATCGACAAGTATATGGGCGACTGTATTATGAGTTTTTGGAATGCACCTTTAGATTGTCCCGACCACGCCGAGATGGCAGTCAAGTCTGCAGAAGAAATACTAATAGCAACCAAGGAACTCAATGAAGAACTCAAACCACTCGGTCTTCCACCCATTAACGTGGGTATTGGGATTAATACTGGTGAGTGCATCGTTGGAAATATGGGGTCAGAACTTAGATTTGACTATTCCGTCATTGGAGATGCAGTCAACCTCGGTGCTAGACTTGAGGGACAAACAAGAAATTATGATGGGGTGGACGTGTTGTTGGGACAAGAAACTTATCTCCAATGTCCAAACAGAACATTCACAAAAGTTGATTCAATTACAGTTAAAGGAAAATCAGAACCAGTCGTGGTTTACACTATCTGAACAACCTAGTAATCTTCAGTGGGCTGCATTCATATCACTTCAATTTGCAGATATCTATACCACATATCGTGGTCTCAAATACAGTTGTGTCAAAGAACTAAATCCTTTTCTTGGTGAATCACCTTCAGTTCCACAAATGTTTGCATTTAAGATTGCAGTTCTCATTCCTGCTATAAACTCAGATATTAAAAATGAGAGGGTAACACCATACGTTATGAATCAGATGAACTTCTTAATGTCTATGGTGATTGCAAGTAATCTTGATATATTGAAAGATGCAAAAGAAAGATGCAGAAAATTCTAAAAACCCCTTGAAATTTTAGAAAAAACCCATATAATAGTAGTATGGTGTTATAAATACCATTGTAATGCTCATTAGAGGTTACACATTATAACTTGCTTAATATAAGGAGAAAACTATGACACATTTCAATGATGTCTTCGGAAAATTCACAACAGAATTTCCATTCGCAATCGGGTTCGACAGAACTCTTCAACTATTAGAACGTGCAGATGTACAATCTAATTCTAACTATCCACCTTACAATATTGTAAAAGTAGATGAGGAAAACTTCCAAATTGAACTTGCAGTTGCTGGATTCAATAAGAAAGAAATTTCAATCTCAAAAGAGAAAGAAGTTCTTATCGTTATGGGTAATCAGAAAGACCAAGGAAATGCAAGGGAGTTCGTCCATCAAGGACTTTCTTCTAGAAATTTCACTAGAAAGTTTACACTAGCAGACGACATTGTCGTTAAAGGTGCAGACATGAAGGATGGTATTCTAAGCGTATCACTTGAGAGAGTAATACCCGAAGAAGATAAACCTCAAGAAATCAAAATTTCATAAGAAAGCCTATATACAGATACACCTGTTTGTAATATAATAGGTGTATCTATTAAAATGGAGTATAGATTATTATGACAGAAGAAGTAACAATGGGGTTAGAAATTATTGAAGGGGAAACTAGAGTACCCGAAGTAATCCTACCACAGAGAGTCGGTGGTGAATTTGTAACACTAGACACCCAACAACAGTTTGCTGGTAAAAGAGTGATTGTATTTGGATTGCCTGGCGCATTTACACCAACATGTTCAACTCAACAACTGCCTGGCTTTGATGAGAACTTTGAGAAGTTCCAAGAGAAAGGTATTGATGAGATTTACTGTGTATCAGTTAACGATACATTCGTAATGAACTCATGGTTCGAATCATTAGGTATCAAAAATGTTTACCCTCTTCCCGATGGTAACGGTGAGTTCACTCACTTAATTGGTGCAGAATGTTCTAAATCAAATCTTGGTTTCGGATACAGGTCTTGGAGATATGCAGCTGTAGTTAACGATGGAGTAATTGAAAAAATCTTTATCGAAGACGGTTACACTGATAATGCTGAGTCCGACCCTTACGAGGTTTCAACACCCGAAAATGTATTAGAAAATCTTTAAGAAACACCTTGACAGCGTTGTGCTAAATATAGTATAATGGAGTCATGATGAGTGATAATAAATATTTTCAATACAACCTAGAAGACCTTCACCGAAACAGTGAAAGTAAACAGTTTAACTACATTACTTTCTTTGCTGGTGGTGGGGGTTCTTCATGTGGTTACAAACTAGCTGGTGGTGATGTAAAATACATGAATGAATTTCAACAGATTCATGTCGACACCTACCTAGAAAATTTCCCTAATACAGTTCATGAATGTAGAGACATCAAAGAAGTCACTGCAGAAGGAATCATGGAGCTGACTGGACTTAAAAAATACGAATTAGATATCATGGATGGGTCACCACCTTGTCCACCATTTTCTATGGCAGGTTCCAAGAAAGAAGGATGGAACCAAGAGAAGATGGCATATGGTATGAAACAACAGAACATCGAAGACCTTACATGGGAAATGATTAGGATTGCCGAAGGGTTGATGCCTAAAGTTATAGTATGTGAGAACGTGAAGGGTCTCTCGATGGACTATGCAAGAGACCATCTAAACAAGATGGTAAATGATTTTGAAGCACTAGGATACTCAGTGACTTGGAAAATCATGAAGGGACATGAACATGGTGTTCCACAAAAAAGAGAAAGAGTATTCATGGTTGGTGTACGTGATGATGTACTTGAAGGTATTGGAATGCCTTGGATGTGTATGTCTTCAGTCTTCCCCGACCCAGTTAAAGAATTTGCATCCATTGAAGATGCAATTCAAGATTTAGAAACCGATGAAGAGAACATCAAGGATGCAGCTTATCTAGAAACTGCAATGAACGAATCTTCAAAGGGACATTGGGTAAATGGTTTCGAACAACATCCCGATGAGAAGTTCAAGGATTGTGGCCCATGTGGTGGAGTTACTCCTGTACTACATGAGAGAGACAATCAAGCATATGTTTCTATTGGAGACCATATTGTTAAACCTTGGTTTCAAGAACAGATTAAGAACGGACACGTACAACCCGAAGATGAAAAACATTCTTACTACATGTCAAGAATTGTTCCTAAACATCTACCAGCTCACTCATTGACTGAACAGGGTTGTCAACCAAAATTTATGGGTGGTAATCATTTCCACCATGGTGGTAAGAGAATCTACACACCAAAAGAAATGGTGAGATTAATGACTCTACCAAATGATTATAAAATGACTGGTGATTACAACGACAAGGGTGCAAGAATTGGATTGATGGTAGCACCACTATGTATGTACTACTTAGTTGAAAACATCAAAGGACAAATATTAGAACCATGGAATTCACTGCAACAAAAGACTTAGGATTTAAAGAAACATTTAAGAAATGGAACGGTAAGTATCTTACTGAAGATTCTTATGACACTGTTATCTCATCCATTGGTGTAGAAGATGATACTATTAAAATATACAAACCTCATGGTACACTCATGGGGGAAACTTTACTTGCATGTATAGTAAAGAAAGCATACAAAGGTAAAACTTATAGAACAGTTAAAGACACTTTGTTCTCTATAGATGATACATCTACAATGAGAGCAAATGCAGCCGGGCCTATCGACCACGAAGAAATGAAAGCAAAAGGATTAATCGAAGGTAAAGACTATGTCCTAAGAACTCCAAACAGTTATTATCCATTAAAGAAGAACGGTGAGTTCAATCGTATTGCAGAAGCAAATGAGATTCATTCAGTTCTAATCGGGTATAAACGTGGCAGATTCACAGGAATGATTAAGGCAAGTGGTTGGATGGATAAGAAAGCAAACAAAGAAAAGTTTGAAACCCTTCAACAGATTGCACAAGTAAATGAACAAGCATTAAAGACTGCAGTTCCCGAGATATGGAAGATGCAAAGAACATTTGCAGATGAATGTATAGAAGAGAAATACCATATTGGTGGAGCTCCTATGACAGCGTTATCTGCAAACAAATATTCAACTGGTGGGACTGCAAAGATGTCTGCACATTTGGATGGTAAAGATTTAGAGTTCGGAATGACAACTATGTGTGTCTTCCGTATTGGAGAATTTGGGGGTGCATACTTATGTTTCCCTAGATATGGTATTGCTATTGAAGCAGATGATGGAGACGTACTGATTGCAGATTCAAATGAATTGCACGGTGTATCACCTATCACTGGTGAAGGAGTAAGGTTATCATGTGTTGCATATTGTGATGAACATGTTGCAACTAAAGGGAGAGCTGGAAAGACTGAGAATCCTATCGGCCCTCATGCTGGAAAGTATGAGGAGAAAGGTTCACTTGACAGCTTTTTCTAGACCTAAATAATAATGTATCAACTGGAACGTTTCCTTTTGGACATCAAACGTCAAATCATATCCCCGTGGGATAAGGAGTAAAAATGACAACACAACAACACCTGTCCGCAGGTTTAAAAAAGAGCTACGATATAGAACTCACCCGAGAACTATGTCCACCCAAAGAAACTTATCAAACTTGTAAATTCAAGAAAAGACTTGTAGTACACAAGGATAAGATTTACATCATTGACCCTATTACAGGCGACCCATTGCAACCGAGAGAAGAAATCAATCTCACTCAAAATGTTATTGAGATTAAAACTTCATTCAAGTACAGAGGTTGGTTACATTCAGAAGAACCATTATTTGTACAAGTCGCTGCTGATGGAAACTTCATTCTAAGAAGTGGATTCAACAGATTCAAAGCTGCAACGGAAAGTGGTTGGGAATATCTATTAGTAGATGTGTATGAAGATGCACCAGTCCAAAAGGACAACATTGCATTTAAGTATGTTTGTAACAATACTAACCTACCATCTAAACCTAATAAAGATATTGACTTCATTAGAGGTGTAGTAGAAGCGATTGATGCAAATGCAATCAATCAAGAAGTCGAAGAAGAGATAATCTCATTCTTAAAACAAATCACATCAACAGATGATGGTATGCGTTTAAAGACAGATGAAGAGATTGTCAATTATGTCGATGTAACAGAAGTAAATGACGATGGTTCAGAGAGTACTACTCAAGAACTATCAACTTCATGTTTACTATATAAGGTCTACAGACAGAGAGGAAAGAACAGAAACATTCTACCGTTAGATGGTAAATATGCAAACGAAATTCTTAACAAACTTGGAAAGGGATGGGCTGGAGCAAGAAACAAAGATGTAACTGAGTTAGGTTATTGTTTTGAGAAAGGGAATAGTCTACACAGAATATTGTGGGATGGTTTAAAACTTTATGGTAAGTATCAATCACCAATCATGTTATATGGATATGTTGAGAACCCATCATCAATGACTTTAAAGTCTGATAGAGCAGAAACATTTGCAAGATACGAGTGGTTCATAGAAGAATGTGTAAGAAGATTTACGGATTCTCTTGACTATCATAAGATGGGACTTAACTTCATGGAACTTGAATGGAAGTTCAGAGAAATCTTTCAGTGGGGTGGATTCATACCTCAAGATAAAACACCACATTGTGATGAAACTGGAAGGATAATACAACTATGATTATCATGGTTGGTGGAGTTCCATGTTCGGGAAAGTCAACTCTCATGAGAAGACTTATCTCTAGGTTAGATGAACCCAACCTAATTGAACCGATGAAACTATTTAAGTGCCAAGAACATGGTGACGTATTAGTAGTCGGTCAATATCCCGAGGGAGAGACATTCGGTGGAACTGATAAGCTCTCTCACGGTTCTATACCACAATTTAGAGAATTCATTGAGTGGGCAAACATTGCATATAAACATGTATTAATCGAAGGTGATAGATACTTTCGAGGTAAGGATATAGAATGGTTAATAGACAATCACGAAGCACGCGTTTACGTACTAACAGTAGAGTTATCGGAAGAACACAATCGTCACGCAGAACGTGGAGACACACAGTCCGAAGTGTGGTTGAAAGGGAGACGGAGTCAGATAAACAACATATTAACAAACATGAATCTACTAGGACAATTGCAGATTCGTGATAACAATTCTATAGAGACTTCTATGAAAATTGAGGAAGAAATATATGACAGAATTATTTCATAAAAAAGTCTACATGGTTGTAGAGAATCCCAATGAGGATGATGCAGCCATCGAACTAACAGGTGGAAAATGGGACGGACTTGTATACCAGTATGGCAAGATACAATTCGAAGAAGGTAAACCAAATATCAACTTCACAAGAACTATAAGAAGGTTTCCACATGGCCATGATGGCTGGAAGACAGAGATTGGACTTGAGGAACTCCTAAATAATAGTGAATTAAACGACCTCATGGGTGACATATTAATGGAACTTGTCGAGGAACAAATGAAGAGGGAGAAAGAAGATGGCACTAGAGTATCATAAATTTAGGCTAACAGCCGACGAGGTAGAGGAAGGACAGGAGATGTATGTTTTATCCTGTGAAGAAGGAATGCTTGACGCACTCAAAGGTGCTTACGCCGAATACACATGGGTAGAGAAGACTACTGAACCACCTACCCCCGAATAACAATAAGGATTAATCAATGAATAAAGAAGTATTGAAAGCACAAATTAAGCGTCATGAGGGCGAGGTACTTGAAGTATACGCAGACTCATTAGGATATCTAACACTTGGTGTTGGACATCTAATCAAAGAGGGTGATGCAGAACATGGACAACCAGCAGGAACTCCAGTATCACAATCAGTAGTAGATGCATACTACGAAGCAGATTTTGACAAACACGTGGATGAAACTATTCATTTGTTTGAATCAAAAGGTGGGAAGGATTTTTATTCTTTACCCGAAGATATTCAACACGTACTAGTCAATATGACATTCAACTTAGGTGGAAGTCGTTTTGGTAAGTTCAACAACATGTGGAAAGCAGTTGTATCAGAAGACTGGAAAAGAATGGCAGTTGAAATGGAAGACAGCCGTTGGTTCAGACAAGTCGGAAGACGTTCAGTTGAATTACAGGAGTCAGTACTAAATGTCTAACCCTATCAAATGTCTTCGTTTAGAAAACGGAGATGTCGTTATTGGTAAAGTAACAGAAAAATTATTCAAGTACGTGGTAGAAGAAGCACATGCTTGTATTGTTGAGATTCAAGGTGGCCAAATGGAAGTAGGTCTAGCTCCATGGATACCTTATGCAAAAGACTATACTTTTGATATTTCTAAAGTCAGAGTAGTGTCTTGTTTTGAACCTAGACCAAACCTTGCACAAAACTACAAGGTGTTAACTGGAAATAAATAAAGTGGCAGATATATTAAGAGCATTAGAAAAGAAGTACGAAGGTGATATTGCAGTACACACTGCAAACATTCAAGTCTACCAAGAAAACCCAGCAGGTATCGGAGACCATTCTGATATCGTTCAGGCAGTAGATGCAGAAGTTGAGAAACTTGCAGATGCTCAAGATAAGCTAAAATCAGTAAAAGAATTACTACATCCAACCAAAAAAACACTTGTAGAATAGACCTCTTTCTGTTATAATAACAGTATGGATTTTTATACTAATGTGTGTCGAACTCGCGACAAAATACTCGTAAAAGGTTACCAAGGAAAGAAACAGGTTCAAATGTCTGTGGACTACCGTCCTAATCATTACGTCCCAACCAAAAAACCTTCTGCATTCAAATCACTGGATGGGAAGAACCTTGAGGCTGTTAATCTCAGTTCGATGGGTGGTGCAAGAAAGTTCCGAGAGAAGTTTGCTGGAACAGCAGGGATGGAAATCCATGGGTATGATAGATACATCTATACATACATTGCTGATAAGTTTCAAGGGGACATCAAGTATGACCCAAAAGTTATCAAAATTGCAACACTAGATATTGAGTGTGAATGTGAAGATGGGTTCCCCGAACCCATGCAAGCTTTGGAAAAAGTAAACGCAATCACCATCAAACCTTTTAGATTTATGGCTCACACATTCGGGATTGGGCCGTGGGACGAGGCACCAGCCAACGTACATTATCATGAAGCACAGGATGAGAAAGACCTACTTGAACAATTCATCAAGTACTGGAGAAAAGAAAAGTTCGACATCATTACTGGTTGGAATGTTAATACTTTTGACATCACTTACCTTTGTAATCGTGTGGACAGAGTATTCGGTTCGGAATCACATAGAAAGTTTTCACCATGGAACATGTGTGATGTCAGAGAGTTCAAGACCAACTGGGGTTCTACCCAACAGGTCTTTAATCTGTATGGAATCAATGTAATTGATTACCTAGAGCTTTACAAAAAACATACTTTTGTAAACCAAGAGTCATACAGACTAGACCACATTGCAAATGTGGAACTAGGTAAATCAAAGATATCATATGAAGAGGAAGGTTCTCTTCACCATCTATACAGAAACAATTATTCCAAGTTCCTTGCTTACAATGTAAAGGATGTTACCTTGGTAGAAGACCTAGAGGAGAAACTAGGTTTGATGGAATTGATTCTTGCAATGTCTTACAATGCTAAGTGTAATTACAACGACACTTTTGGTATGGTTAAGTATTGGGAAACAATCATCTATAACTTTCTGAAGGAACAGAAAATTGCAACACCACCACAGAAGCTGTCACAAACAAAAGGTGATAGAATCCAAGGTGCATATGTCAAAGAACCTATCGTGGGTAAACATGAATGGGTTGTCTCATTCGATTTGAACTCACTGTATCCACACATCATCATGCAGTACAATATCTCACCCGAGAAAATGCAGAGAGGGTTGACCGATACATCCGTAGAAAAATTATTCAACAAGGAAACGATTGTTGATGGCGCACTCGGTATCACACCAAACGGGGCTAGGTTCTCAAACGATAAACAAGGGTTCCTTCCCGAACTTATGCAGAAGTTCTATGACGAACGTAAGATGTGGAAGGGTAAAATGATTGGGTATCAGAAGGAACTACAAACTTGTACAGATAGGAAACGTAAGAACGAACTCAACACATTAATCAAACGTTCTTACAATAACCAACAGGTTAGGAAGATTGCTTTGAACTCAGCATATGGTGCTTTGGCAAACCAATACTTTGCATTCTTTGACCCACAACTTGCAGAGGCAATCACATTGTCGGGTCAGCTGATTATTAAACATGCAGAGAAGACAATCAATGATTGGTTAAATACCACACTCAAGACAGATGAAGACTATGTTGTTGCAATGGATACCGATTCTGTGTATATTACACTAGACAAACTGATACAGCAGGTAATGCCTAATGAGACTGATAAACAAAAAATTACAAACTTCATCGACTCAATCGCAAAGTCACACATGGAAGACGTTCTTGACAAAGGTTTCCAAGAACTTGCAAAATACACCAATGCCTTCGAACAGAAGATGGAGATGGGGAGAGAGGTCATCGCAGACCGTGGGATTTGGACTGCAAAGAAAAGATACATCCTCAACGTCATCGACAACGAAGGAGTCCGACTAGCCGAACCTAAACTCAAGATGATGGGTATTGAGACTGCAAAGTCCAGTACACCACAATGGGTTAGGGGTAAACTTACAGATGCATTCAAGATTGTGATGCAAGGGACTGAAGAAGAACTATGGGACTTTGTTGAGAATGCACGGATGGATTTCCGTAGACTTGCACCCGAAGATATGTCTTCACCTAGAGGTTGTAATAACCTAGGACAGTATGCAGACCCAACACAAATCTATGGAAAGGGTACACCTATACACGTACGCGGTGCATTACTTTACAACCATCATTTAAAACAGAAGAACATTCACAAACGTTATGAGTTGATTAAGAGTGGAGAAAAACTACACTTTACATATCTCACTACACCAAATCCAATCAACGAGAACGTCATATCATTTATGAACGTTTTACCAAAGGAGTTCGACTTGCATAAGTATATCGATTATGATATGCAATTTGACAAGTCATTCATAGAACCATTGAAGGTGGTTATAGAAAAGATTGGCTGGAATGTTGAACCAGTTGCCTCGCTAGATTCCTTTTTCGGATAAATAACGTTATGGCATACTCAAAAGAAGTAGTTCAAAGATTTGAAGCAGTACTTGCAAACCCCGAAAAACATTCCGTAGGTCGATTAGACAAAGACGACCCACATGTTGCAACAGGTCTTGCAGGCGCACCCGCCTGTGGTGATGTAATGCAATTACAACTATTACTGGACGATGATGAAAGAATCATTGACGTAAAGTTTAAAACCTATGGATGTGGAAGTGCAATTGCAAGTTCGTCCATGTTTGTTGATATGATGATGGGTAAGACTATCGAAGAAGCTAAACTAATTAAGGATAAGGACATCGCTGATGCGTTAGACCTTCCGCCGATTAAACTTCATTGTTCTGTTCTTGCTGAAGACGCAATCAAAAAGGCAATGATTGATTACGACACCAAGTTGGAACATCGCAGACACAACTATCCTAAATAGAACCATGGGAACTAAAAACTTTAAACAATGTGAATTTCATGTAAAGGTCAGTAAAATTGTCGACGGCGATACAGTTGATGTCGACATAGACTTAGGGTTCTCAACAGTTTTAAAGAAACAAAGAGTGCGACTAATGGGTATAGATACACCCGAATCAAGAACAAGAGACCTCGTGGAGAAATTGTTTGGTAAAGCATCTAAAAAACATCTTACACATCTTCTATCAGAAGGTGATATTACCCTCGTTAGTCACGACAAAGGAAAATTCGGACGCATACTTGGAGAGTTATTTGTTCATAGCGAAGATGAATCAATCATCAATGTCAACAGACAAATGATTCTTGACCACCATGCAGTGGAATATACTGGTGAGAATAAAGACACCACAACAGAACGTCACATGGAGCATAGAAAGCTTCTAATGGAGAAAGGAGTCGTCACTCAAGAACAGATTGACAAGGTGATGTCATGATTATTTCTCCAATGGATTGTTTCTATATTGCAATGATATGTGCAATATTCGGATTCATAATCCACTTGGAATTAGGAATGTCAGAGTTAAAGGCTATGATGAAGGAACATACTAGGTTCGACAAAAAAATGTCTGAAGTTGGTAAGAAATTATCTGAAATAGAAAAAAAACTCTAAAACCCCCTTGCACAAACCCCGAATATAGTCTATAATGGATACACATTATGGAGAAGTGTTATGTCATTTATTAAAGATTTAGTAAAAGCATCGGGAAACGAATATGCAAATGTCGTTTCGGACGGTGTTGCAGCTGGAGATGTCGATACCTTTGTAGACACAGGTAGTCACATTTTCAATGCACTATTAAGTGGTTCACTATACGGTGGACTTCCCGACAACAAAATTACTGCAATCGCAGGAGAATCAGCAACAGGTAAAACATACTTTGCATTAGGCATAGTAAAACAATTCCTATCTGATAATCCCGATTCTGCAGTTATATACTTTGAGTCTGAGTCAGCAATATCAAAGGATATGATTGAATCTAGGGGAATTGATTCCTCTAGGATGATTATTGTCCCAGTGGTTACTGTACAAGAATTCAGAACTCAATCGATTAGTATACTGGATAAGTATGCTGAAACCCCAAAATCCAAACGTCCACCTTTGATGATGTGTTTAGATTCACTTGGTATGTTATCAACAACCAAAGAAATCGAAGATACTGCAGAAGGTAAAGAGACAAAGGATATGACTCGAGCACAAATTGTAAAAGGTGCATTTAGAGTCCTAACTTTGAAACTTGGTCGAGTTGGTGTTCCTATGATTGTCACAAACCACACATATGATGTGATTGGTTCTATGTTCCCTCAGAAAGAAATGGGTGGTGGTAGTGGACTCAAGTACGCTGCATCGTCTATCATCTATCTATCTAAAAAGAAAGAGAAGGATGGGACAGAGATAATCGGAAATATCATTCACTGTAAGAATGCAAAGTCAAGATTGACTGTAGAAAATAGAATAGTGGATGTTAGGCTTTCTTATGAAAAAGGATTGGACAGGTACTATGGTCTATTAGACATGGCACTTGCATTTGGCGTCTTTACAAAAGAAGGAACTCGTGTTAAACTACCTACAGGTAAAACCGAATTCGGAAAGACGATTAATAACAATCCCGAGAAGTACTTTACAGATGATGTAATGGCACAACTCGAACAGAAAGCACAGGAATATTTTAAGTATGGAACAAGTGAGACTAGAACAGACGATACTGAAGAACTTAGTTCAGAGTGAATCTTTTACAAGGAAGGTAATACCATTCCTTAAGGAAGAGTATTTCTCCGAGTCGGACGAGAAGACTGTGTTCAACGAAGTAGTTTCATACTTCGATAAGTACACTAAACCACCTACAGTGGAAGCACTTCTCATAAATCTTGATAACAATACGTCTCTTAATGACGGACAGTTATCGAACGCAAAAACTATTGTAGATAGTATTAGTAAGGACAGTGAAGAGACTCCAACCGAATGGTTGGTAGAAGAAACTGAGAAATGGTGTCAAGATAGAGCAATCTATATTGCAGTCATGGACAGTATCGAAGTCATCGACAAAAAGTCCCAACGTTCGACTGGAGAAATACCCGACCTTTTAAAAGAAGCTTTATCTGTATCGTTTGACACTAACATTGGTCACGATTTCATTGAAAACTCAGATGATAGATTCGAATTCTACCACACTGAAGAAGAAAAACTTCCATTTGACTTGGAATACTTCAACAAGGTTACCAAAGGTGGTCTTCCAAACAAAACTCTAAACATATGTCTTGCTGGTACTGGTGTTGGTAAGTCATTGTTTATGTGTCACATGGCATCAGCCAACTTGATGATGAACAAGAACGTACTTTATATTACACTTGAAATGTCAGAAGAAAGGATTGCAGAGAGGATAGATTCGAACACATTGAATATCCCTATGAAAGACTTACCCGACTTATCTAAGAATCAATTTGATAAGAAGATTGACAAAATCAAAGAGAAGACCAAAGGTAAACTTATTGTCAAAGAATATCCTACTGCATCAGCACATGTTGGTCACTTCCGACATCTATTACAAGAACTGAACATTAAGAAAGATTTCAAACCCGATATGATTTATATCGACTATCTAAATATATGTTCAAGTGCAAGAGTCAAGCCAGGTAGTGGTGCAAACTCATATACACTAGTAAAGAGTATTGCAGAGGAACTTAGAGGACTTGCAGTAGAGTTTGATGTACCAATCATGAGTGCAACACAAACAACAAGAAGTGGATATGGTTCTACAGATGTAGAACTTACTGATACTTCAGAATCATTTGGTTTACCAGCGACTGCAGACTTTATGTTTGCATTGATTACCAGTGATGAATTAGAAGAGTTAGACCAAATGGTGGTCAAACAATTAAAGAACAGATACAATGACCCAACCGTATTCAAAAGGTTTGTTATTGGTGTCGACAGAAGTAGAATGAAACTCTACGACTGTGAACAAGAAGCACAAGAAGAACTGATAGACTCAGCCGTCGATGATTCAGTACCAGTGTTTGATAGAGGAAGAAATGATGGACAGAAACGAGACTTTTCAGAATTCAAGGTCTGATGATTTGTTATGGGGTAGTCCTGTAACTGCAATAGAACTTGACCCAACACCAATTGATGAGTGGTTTAAAGATAAAGATTTAGATAAACTATGTGCAGAGGAGTTTACATTCAGTAATTGTAAAACTTCAAATAATATAGATGCAAATCTTGAAATTGACTATGCACCAGTATTGGATTTAGTATATGACGAGTTCCAACAGTTCTTAGATTTGCTTGGGCCCAAGTGTGTCATTACCAGTAACTTCGAAGTACCTTGGATTAATGTATATGAAGAGGGTGGATTTCAAGATTCCCATGACCATCAAGGTGATAGGTATAGTGACTTCTCATGGTGTTATGTACATGAAACTGGGAACTCTCATATTGTATTTAAAAATAGATATGCAACCAATAGTGATGCATGTCTAAAGAATTTACTTGCAGCTTATGAAGCCCATCAAGTCTATGTACCACAAATTAAAGATAAAGGGACATTGTATATCTTCCCTTCAACAATTTTTCATGCAGTATCACCCAACAAGTGTGCTGAACCTAGAATCACATTGTCGGGTAACATTAAACTTACACCCGATGTGACTTCAGAAGGATTAGTAAGGACTGAACTTATCGAAGAGGATTCACTTAAGGACATATCTCGTAACAATCTCAAATCAAGACCAAGGTTAGATATGACCCCAAGGAAAAGCCCGTTGACAAAACCTAGGATATTGTAGTATAATAAGACTATAGATTATGAGAGGTCTTATGAAAAAATTAATTACTATACCAGTACTAGCATGTTTAGTTGGTTGTGGTGGTGGTGGAACATCATCCCCCGAACTCCAACAATTGCAGTCTTTATCAACCCCACCAGTTTCATCATCCCCGATTTACGGAACCAAAGTAATCGATGGATATGTAGAGGGAGCCAACGTGTTTGTTGATTTCAATTTCAACTTAACACAGGATGATGGTGAACCCTCGGGCGTATGGAATGCTGATACCAATGAGTACGAGTTCCAAGTATCAGACTTTAGTGCAATAAGCAACTTCACCACTGCATGTGGATTATCCCGCCCGAGGGTTGCACAAGTTCCAATAGGTGCATATGACTCAACAAGAGGATATGTAGAAAGTGCATACACCATGTTGTATTTCCCACATGGAGATAGTACATACAAAGCAAATGTGACACCATTCACTACCATGTTACTTACTGCAATCAATTCACAATTGAATACTGATATATCAGTTGCAGATGGTTGTGGTTCTACTGCAAACGATGTTGCATATTCACTTCAAGGGTCAGTAGACACATTCCTCTATAATCTAGAATCAAATTTCAATATCAGTAGATACTATTTCTATGATGATTTCATAGCTTCGGGAGACACCACACAACAAGCCATAGGTGAAAAGGTTGTAGACTTTCTTACTACACTACACACGGTTGAGACCGTTCTCAAAGAACAATACAATATGGGATTCAGAGGTATCTTAAATGAAGATATCATCACAAAGATTTTAAACAACGAGACTTTTACAGACGTAACATTCGACTTGCAGAATGAAACCGTAGGAGAACAACAAGACGAATGGTTCTCCTATAGGAGAATGCACAACTTCAATGAAGTAAGAGGCAATTCCCAAGGACAAATTTTAGATGTCGACGGCAATCCAATTACAATCACAGTTGCAAATCTTGAAGCCAATGCTTCAGTAATCATATCAGAAAACTATCATGAAAACAAAGAGAGTGAAACTATTGTCAGTGGACATAGGATACACATATCTATAGAACAACAAAAAGAGGTGGATGGTTACAACTATGAGAAAACCTTTGTAAGATTTGTAGGTGATAGTTCACTTGAACTTGCTGTCAGAGACGGATGGAGAAGTGTTGTTCATAGTGGTGGGAGTGGTTCAACAAGTGACTTTGAATTTAGAATACATTCCGTTGATGCCAATCCATACTTTGATGAAAATATAGTCAATCTTATGGCAAACAGAAATCCAACAGAATTGGTTCAGTTATATACAGATATCACTGAGATTGATATGACCATGAGTGGGTCACAAAGTAACCTATACTTACTGTACGATAACGATTTCCATATTTACGAAGGTGGTAACTCACAAATCAATCTGTGGCAGTTTAGACAACAGATGAGAGGTGGTTCCCTTATAGAAGAATGTAAATCTTGGGATTGGGATACAAGAGAAGAACTAGAATTTACTAGTGGGACGGAAGCGTACAATAGGTGTTCGTCAATGCTATAAATACATATGATATTATGACTACTAACTTGAAATCCTCAGATGTGATTAGTGCAATTGAAGAAAAGATTGCGTTAAAAAAGAAACTTCGTGAAGCTAAGAAAGCTTCAGACGATTCTGCAACTAAGAAAATATCAAAGAAAATCGATAAAATCGAGGATAAACTACACTCCACACCGCTCTCTAAAACATAAATAATTCTGTAAATACATACGGAGATATAAATGTCAGAACTCACAGACCTAATTGCTGTTCAACAAGCTACAAAAGCAAAACTAGAGGATAAACTAGATTGGCATAACGGTGTAAACAAAACTTATTTTGTGGGCCAATCCAAATCAGAAACTTCTCCAGCAGAGTGGACAGGAGCTGGTAGAGCAGGATTCCTACAATGGCATAATGCACAAGGTGTTAACGAAGACGATTTAGACCAACTATTCGTAGATATGTATGCTGAATATATTGATACTGAAATTGGAGGTGCTAACGCCCTTGAAGTTAATGCAGATTTAGTTACAACAATGCAAGCATCAATCACTTCTTATGCAGCCGACATTGCACACCTTCAATCAAGAGTCGATGCTGGTGATACAACTCTAGCAGACAGCTAAAAAATACATAAATAGTAGACAAGGACACCAAATTGGTGTATAATACCTACTATGAGTGCAAAAAACTTACATTTAGAACATCTAGAAGACGAAATCATCAATCAAGGTATTGATGGTGGTCGTGGTGCAATTAACTTTCTTCAAGGTCTAAGAGACATGATGAAAGGTCATTCTAACTCTAAAGTTAATATGACTGTTAAGTGGGATGGAGCTCCTGCTATCTTTTGTGGAAGACATCCCGAGACAAATCAATTCTTTGTTGCAAAGAAATCCCTATTCAATAAGACTCCTTTATTTTATACCTCAGAAGATGAAATAAAGAATAGTCCCGACCTAGGTGGCCAACTTAAAGAAAAATTCCTAACCTCATTCAAATACTTATCTAAACTATCTTGGAATACAGTCATGCAAGGTGACTTGATGTACACTAACGACAAGAAAACACAGACGATAGATGGTAAGTCGTACATCACTTTCCAACCCAACACAATCCTCTATGCAGTTGATGAAGAATCACAACTTGGTAAAGTAATCGCAAACTCTAAGATGGGTATTGTATTTCACACCACATACGAAGGTTCAACTATTGAAGGATTGAGTGCATCATTTGGTGCAAACATATCTAAGTTGGGAAGTAGCACAGATGTGTGGTTAGATGATGCAACGTATAAAGATGTCAGTGGTAACAGTACAATGACTGCAAAGGAAACGCTTGGATTGACTCAAGAATTGACTGCAACAGGTAAAGCATTTCATGGTATCACTAGGAAAGACCTACAGAAGTTTCAAGAAATACAATCAACAATCACAAAGAAGGGTGCTGGTGCATCTTATAAGACATACTGCAACTCATTAATCAGACAAGGTAAATTCAATCCAACATTTGACGGATACATTAAACACTTTGACGGTTACTGGAAAGATAAAGTTGTCGGTGGTGTTAAGACAGAGAAACATAAACTAATCAAAACAGAAATTGGTCAAGACCTTTTAAGAGAGTTGAAAAGTCTTAAAAAGTTTATCACAAATCTTACTAGTTTCATGGGTCACTTGGTGTCTGCAAAACAAATCATAATCGTTGCTCTAAATAGAGTAAAGAGCATCGGAACATTCAAGAAAACGGACAAAGGATTCGAAGCAGTTAACCCCGAAGGTTATGTTGCAATCGATAGAAGTGGTAAGGCTGTAAAGCTTGTCGACAGAATGGAATTTGCATTTAATAACTTTACAGCAATTAAGAACTGGGACAAGTAATGAAATCATTTAAACAATTTTTAGAAGAAGAGTTTGCATTACCAAAGTATCCTGCTCAAACAGATATCAAGTTTAAAGATGATGACTGGGTAGTGGGTGACCCCGAAAAAGCATTCGAATACGACACTTCAAAAGATGGTTATGAAAACATCGATAAAATGGATGACATGGTAGACCAAGACCGAGAGAAAATGAAATGAAAAAGACATTCGGAAAATTTCTAACAGAAGCAAAAGACAAAGGTGTGGTATTCACATTCGGTAGATTCAATCCACCCACAACTGGTCATGCAAAGTTAGTAGACAAACTTAAGAAAGAAGCTGGTGGTGGATATCAACCTATGCTTTTCTCTTCTCACTCAAACGACAAAAAGAAAAATCCATTAGACCACAAGGTTAAAGTAAGATATCTTAAGAAGTTCTTTGGTAGGATAGTTGCAGACGTACAAGCACGTACTGTATTTGAAATTGCAAACGAGTTACAAAGACAAAAGTTCACACGTGTCAAGATGGTAGTTGGTTCTGATAGAATCAAAGAATTCGAAATGTTACTTAAGAAGTACAACGGAGTTAAAGCAAGACACGGTTATTACAAATTCGATGAGATTGAAATCGTATCAGCAGGGGAGAGAGACCCCGATGCAGATGACTTAAGTGGAATGAGTGCATCTAAGTTGAGAGCTCTTGCAGAACAGGGTGATTTCAAAGCATTTGCACAAGGTGTTCCAACCAAGAACAAGAAAGATATAGAACAACTATACAAAGATATCCGTAAAGGAATGGGTATCGTAGAGTCCACACTACCCGACTATATGATTGAAGATTTAATCAACGAAGGGGTCTATGACCAAGGAACGTTTAAAGCAGTTTTCTTTAGTGGTGGGCCTGGAAGTGGTAAGTCGACAGTTGTAAATAAGTTATCATTAAGAGCTCTTGGTCTTAAACTGGTCAATACAGATAAGGCATTCGAGAACGGATTAAAGAAAGCAGGAATGTCTCTTGACCTTAGAGGTGCAGACTTCGACAAGGTTGACCCAATTCGTGCAAGGGCAAAGGATATCACTACAAAGAATATGAATGCCTATATCGGTGGTAGACTTGGAATGATATTCGACACTACAAGTGCAAACATATCCAAAGTTAAAGCATATAAAACCCAGTTAGATAAACTTGGGTATGATTCTAAGATGTTGTTTGTTAGTGCATCATTGGACAATGCACAAAAAAGAAATGCAAAAAGAGCTAGAAAACTACCATCTGCAATTGTAAAACAAGATTGGGATAATGCACAAAAGAATTCAAAAGAACTACAAAAGGTATTCGGTAGAGACTTTGTAGAGATTTCAAACGATGATGATGTTAAATCATTAGAAGCTAAAACTACTAAACTATATTCAAAACTACTCGGTTGGACTGGTTCATTCCCGAGTAATAAGACAGCACTTGCATGGAAACAAGCAGAACTAGATGCTAAAAAACGATAAATAGTACTATGGACATATTAGAATCAATACTTAACGAAAGAAAAGTTAAACAAGATAAAGATATTGAAGACCGTAAAGGTACTCAACCATCTAAGTATTATGCAAAGGATGCTGATGGTGATGAAATGTCTAAATCCACCAAACAAAAACGTGCAGCTCATTTTGCACAGAAGAAAGACGGCCCTGCACCTGGCGACCATGATGCAGAAACTAAACCTTCCAAACACACTAAGAAGTATAAAGATATGTACGAAGATGCTGGTAAGTCACTTGCAAAGAAAGCGGATAAATCGGGTATCTCTAAAGGTATTCTACAACAGGTTTATAACAGAGGTGTCGCTGCATGGAAGACTGGTCACAGGCCAGGCACTACTCCAGAGCAATGGGGACATGCAAGAGTAAACTCTTTCATTACTAAAGGTAAAGGAACATGGGGTGGTGCAGATAAAGACCTTGCAAAGAAAGCTGGTGCATCTGAGTCAGTCCAAGAAGGAAAACTAGTTACCAGTGCTCATGAAATTATTGATTTAATCATGAAAAAGGTTGGTCAAAAAATGGAAGATGAACTCAAAAAGAATCCCGAAAAAGGTATTGGTCTCATCAACACAATCGGTGCAATGATTAAACATAAGGTTACTGATAAGAAACAAGAGAAAGGTAAACTATTTCTTAAGTTCGGTGACAATCTAGAAGGTGATGAACTATTCGAAGATGCAGCTGTAGATGCAGCGGAGTTAAAAGCAAAACAGGCAGGTGAACTCGAAAGACTCAAACAGAGACAAGAGGATGAACTTGAAGCATTGACTAAAAGACACGAAAGAGAACAAGAAAGAGTTGATGGTCAGAAAGAGAAAGAGACTGCAGACAAACAAATTCAAGCAAAACGTGATGCAGACAGAAAGAAGTCTGAAGCACAATCAGAAAGTTTTAAGACATTACTGAAATTAAGAGGTATCAAATGAGCGGAAACAAAACAGATAACGGAGTACACGAAGTGGGTACCGATGAAATTAGAAAGGCGTATCAAGACGATACACCAGGCCAACAGGTAGAAAAATACCTATCACAAATCAAAGATGTTAATGAAGCAATACAAAAGAAACACTTCTCTACTAAGTACCCTAATCCATTAAAGGGATATCCTTATCAGAAGGAAGAGAAACTAAAAGAAGAAGTTACCGAAGACTTAACAGAGAAATTTAATTCAAAAAAAGAAGTAGCTGATGTTAAAAGAATTGATAAGTTATTAGAACAAGCATATAAAGGTATGAATAAATTACAATATGGTAAGTCAACATACATGATGGATGTTAATGACGGTATTGTAAAGGCAAGAAGAGCATTAATTACATATTCAGATATAGCAGCTAATGGTGAACTAGACGACTAATGAAAACGTTGAGAGAAGTCGCAATAGACGAAACATTAGAGTCTTTGCAGTCAGAAGGTATCAACCTTACAGATAACCCATTCAGATTAGGTTCAATGATGTATTTTGAAATCATCAAAGAAGCACGAAAGCTTGTTGCTGAAGACAGGTACACACTCACAGAAGTCGACAAACAAATCATAGAAACAGACCTAGGTCAATTCGAAGTATACGAAGGGAACATTGTTCCTTTAGATTGTCCTATGATTATGGAAGAAGAAGACAAGAAAGACGTTAAACTGAACTCACCAAAGGTTGGTGGCTCCAAAAAATACTATGTCTATGTAAAAGACGGTGATAAGATTAAGAAGATATCATGGGGTGATACCACAGGGTTGAAAGTAAAACTGAATAACAAGAAGGCAAGAGCATCTTTTGTTGCAAGACACCAATGTGACACAAAGAACGATAAGACTACGGCAGGCTATTGGGCATGTCGACTACCGTACTACGCAAAACAATTAGGTTTGAGTGGTGGGGGAGATTTTTTTTGGTAGTCTAAATATAGGTGTAGGTTATATTATGAGAGAATTATATCACAGTTATTTAAGGGATGATAGAAAAGCAGAAGTCTATAAGACAGACAAGGGCTGGGAAGTTGACCTTAGCAGTTTAACAAACAACGAATATGCAACAAGGAAGGTTCACGACCACTCAGAAACATATGCTGAGAATCTCGCAGAGAACTATGTTGATAAGATATTTGATTTAGAACCAAATGACTTTGGATACTATGGATATAAGGAAAAGACAGACAACTATGTCCACGAACTTGACGACTAAACCATACACAGAAAAAATAGAAGAACAACATGGTACAGGTGTACCATATGTTATCAGAGAGTTCACAGAAAGTGTTGAAGATGAAGAACTAGTATGGCACCGTGATAAAGAATCAAGGGTGGTCAGTGTTCTAAGTGGAAAAGGCTGGTCGTTACAACATGATGATGAGTTACCTATACAATTAAACCAAGGAGAAGAGTATTATATCCCAAGAATGACCTACCACAGGTTGATAAAAGGACAAGGAAATCTTGTTGTTAGGATACGAATTACATAAATAAGACTATGAGTTATAAATCAGAAAATTGGAAAGAAAAACTAGACGAGGTTCGTAACTATATTGAACCACGTAAAGAAGGTACAGTAGAAAAGACTGCTGAGCAAATTATTTCCGATGAAATAGACCAAGAATTGTCAACATTCTTTTCGGAAGATACGCTTCCCGAAGTAGAAGAGATAGAAGAAGATATTCTATTAGAAGCATCTGCTGGTGCAATGATTGATAAGTTATTCAATCTTAAAGGTGATAAAGATTCACAATACGGTGTTGCAAAGATGCTATCTATGACTGGTGTCAAAGTAGTCCAATCAATGCAGAAACAAAACCCAAAAGGATTCGAAAAGTTAATTGTTCAGTTAGGTAAAGAGAAAAAGATTACACTACCTACCAACAATAAACTATTGGCAATGTTCAGAGATGCAGGCGTTAAACCTCTCAAAGATGAAGTTGAAGTTAAAGAAGAGAACACATCTCTCGAAAAGACAGTTGAAAAATTAACAGAAAAAAACATGTTAGGTAGACTTGCAAAGTCTTTACGTCTTGATGAACAAGGTAAAGAAAAAATGTTTGACTACTTCGAAAAAGGGGAATTAGAACAATGAAATTTGAAGGACTAGGACATGGTTTATCTGCAGACTTACTTGCAGCTGCCAATGCAATTGTATTAGAGAGTGGAGACTACAAGAAGTTTTTCCAAGCTGCACTTAAGAAGTTTGGTGTTACATCACCAGCAGAACTTAAAGGTGACAAAGAGAAAGAATTCTATGATTACATCGATAAGAATTGGGATGGAAAAGATGAGAAAAATGAACACCATCAAAAGAAAGGTGACAAACCTCATGCACACGAGTCAAAGATAGACGAAGATGTTCGAGATATGAAAAACTTCAAAAATAAAGACCGTAGAGGTCATGAAGCTAGTTTATATATCGAAACAAAGGGTAAAATTTCCAAAGATGAATTAACAGTTATAGATAAACTAATTAGTAAAATTAAGAAAATGCATGTAACTAGTTTTGATGGTGCATCTGATGAACCAAATTCTTTAGAATTTTATGGTGATGAAAAGTCTTTAGACAAATTTATTTCTGATAGAAATGTACAAAAGATTGTTAAAAAGTATAGGGGTAAGGTCAACGGGCCAACGAAAAACGAATCAGTTAAAATTGAAGAAGTCCTACCAACACCAATTGACGGTGTCGCAGAATCAGAAACATTTAACGAGAAGGCTGGAAAGTATGCAAAATACTCAGACCTTCTTATGCAAAAAGCACGACTAGTTGCACAAGGCCCAGTTGCAACTAAAGAAGTTGGTGACATCAACAAGAAGATTGCATCTGAAATTAAAAAACTAGGTATTAAAGAAGACAAAGGATTTGAAAAGATTCTTATGGCTGCATTCAGTGAAGGTTTAGACGAAGCAAAACCAAGTAAAAAATTCATTAAACTTGGAGATGAAAAAAAAAATCTAAAGCAGCCTGTTACTGAGGCAAGTAGAGATTACTACAAACAAGTAGATGCTCTTATAGCAAAACACGGTAATGAAAAACCATTCATCTATAAGGCACCTAAGTTAAATAAAATTTTAAAAGACCTAGATAAATTAATGAAGACGGAGAAAGAATTTCCCGATTCACAAAAATACGGTAAACTTATACAAGGACACTTAAAGAAGTGTGAAGTTATGGGTTACGAAGAGAATATTGTATTAACAAACAGAATGCACGATAAGTTTTCGAAAGATTTCCAAGGTGATACAATGTTTAGAGAAGAGATGGCAGAAATCATTATGCAAGATGCTATCTTGTCATACGCAATATTTGGAGAGTAGAATGAATTTATTTCACGAAGCAAAGAAGGTACTAGACAAGGATGGGAAAGTTAATCCTTTAGGCCCTTATGGTAAGATGAAACTTACTGGTAGAGAAGTTTCTACCTATTTCAGAAGAAACAAAGTCAGTGACCCCGAAGTCAAGAAAGCAGTAGAAGTTGCACTTGACATGAGTGGTGCAATGGATATTGCAGCTAAAGAAATTAAGAAGTTCTTTGGTGATAAGATTCTTAAATCAAAAGAAGTACAGTCTGCACTTAAGTATGCAAACGAAGGAACTATATCAGAAGGTGAAATGGTATCAGAAGATTACAAAAAAGTAATCAAAATGTTCCCAAGAGATAACGACTGGAAAAAACTTATCACAAAATATAAACGTGATATTGACAAATTCAGAAACAACAATAAAGATTTACCTAAAAAGGTAGAAGATGAATTACTAGGTTGGGCATCACAAACTGGTGAAGTCAGTGGTAAACATGATGCAGAAGACTTCATAATGTCAATCCTTGATGAAAGTACTATATCAGAGAACTATAGAGTTCTTGCAAAACATGGTATGGGTGCAGAGACTAAGAACTCAATCAAAGTTGGTACAGAAGTAGATTACTATCAAGCAGACGGTGCAAAGTACATGGGTAAAGTCGTCAAGATGGGCCCTAAGAGTTACATCGTAAGAGATGACAAGACTAAGAAGAATTACCAGTTCTTTTACCATGACAGAGTTAAGGCAAAGAAATATCTTAAGCAAGGTGATAACATAGGTGAATCATACCTAAACATGTTTGCAGAAGAAGTACAGGACATTACTGTAGACCCAAAGAACAAAAAGTTCAGTAGTCCATCTGACCAAAACTATCATGGAATGGAAATTGCAAAAGCAGCGAGAAGATTTAAACTTAAAGCTGCAGTTTTAGGTAAACACGTAAGAATCAAAGGAAATAAAAAGCAGGTAAACGACTTTCTAAGAGTGGTCATAGGTAAATCTTCATATGGAGACCCTACAAATGGTGATTACACCACACCACAAATAGATAAGATGTTAACCAAAGGAATGAAGTAAAATGAGCGTCAAAGGTGATGCAAGATACAAAATTTTTAAGGAAAAACTTAAAAAATTAGGGTACATCAAAGACGCTGCAAAGAAGACCAATGCCGTAATGGAGAAGGCTTCAGATTTTGCAATGATGAGTGACGGTGGCAATAAGAAGATTGCACGTGCAGTATCAAAGGCAAAATCAGAAAAAGAATTGCGTGCCATGATACAGAAAATCAGCACTATGGCTGGTGGAAAGTATTCGGAAGCACAAGAGGATGAAGTTATCGATAGAGCTATCGATGCTTTTAACTCAAAGGCAGCGGGAATGCAATTAAGACCCGATGCAAACATCTTAGTACAACTATCGAAAATGGTTGATACTAAACGTGATACCGAGATTAGAACCGATGACATGAAAAAGTTAAAGGTAAAAGCAGCGGATGCAGAGAAAGTTTATGACGCTTTAATGTCTGTTAAGCCTGCCTTGCGTGATAAATACTCTCGTCTATTACAAAAAGATGTAAAAACATTTAAAAAGACTTTTGATACTATATTAAGAGTCGCAAAATAAAGAGGAAATTAAAATGGCACTATGGGGACATACAAGTGGAACTGAATCAAAACCTAACTGGTTGAGTGACGCGGATAAAACAAACACATCAGCAAAACCACACGGTTGGGAACTGAAGAAGGTTGTGGGAAGTAGAACATTGACTGAAGTCCTAGTGGCATGGTCAAGCTCTGGTCTAACAACTGCTTTGGGTGCTGCTGATATCACTGATATCGATTGGGTATCAACTGCATGGGACGTATCTGCTGGTGGAACACTATCTGCCAAAGTTATATTTAACGAAGCAGTAGACGTTACTGGAACACCTCAACTATCAGTTACTAACGGTAACCAAGGTAGTGGAAGTGGAAGAGGCCCACACGTACTATCATATGCAAGTGGAACAGGTTCTAACGAACTTACATTCTCAATTACATACGGTGCAGCGAATGCAGCGATTGCAGCGGATGACGTATTAAGTATTGGTGCTAACGCAGTTGCATTGAACGGTGGTACAATTAAAGATAAAGGAACTTCAACAGTTTCTACAATCACTTCAGTCGCAGGTATCGGTACCGCAGCTGGAACGATTACTGCAGTAGCATAAGAGTCTTAAATGGCTTGGGTGGCAGTATCGGGCTCTAACGGAATTTGGGAGTATGAAAACTCTGCAGATAAATCAACTGCAGATACATACTCCGAATCCAATGGAACTGTAGCAAATGGTATTAGAACGTTTACATCGATTGGCGGTAATACAGAGAGAGTCTACATTAAGTGTAGAAAAGTCGGTGAAACAATAGTTCGTGGTGAGTTAAATAAAAACTACTACGACAATCAATAATAGGAAAAAATTATGAAAAAATTCAATCAATTCATGGCAGAACAGCAATTCAATGCTTGGCCTGGAGATGAGCATGCCCCATACGACATTGATGATTCATCTGTGAAAGCAAAAATTAATGCAGTACTAGGACATTGTGCTAGTTCAGAATACATGAACCCACAAGCTGCAGTAGAACAAATGAAGGCAAAACTTTCTCACGTAGGACTATCATGTAAGCAATATGATGACGTGGAGTTCAATGAAAGTGGTGAGTTTGACCTTTCATTCTCTCAATATGGTGAGACTTTCGGGAAGACAGTCGATACCCCTATCGATGAGTTTGAAAAAGAAGAAAAAATAATTTCACTCAAAGTGAAATATGAGAGATTGATGAACAACAGCTATAAAGTATACGGTTCATTGGTCTAACTCCTTTAGTTGCGTCTACTAAATACTGGTAGACCAACTAACTTTATAATACATTATGAGTCTATTTGACAAACTAACTGCTAAAAACTTTTCTGCATTTGCTCTGAAGCACTATGATGACCCTCAATGTGAGGACATGGAAGACTTCCAAGAGGACTTACGTAGATTTAGATACTTTAAAAGATTACTCTTTAGATACCATGAAAGTGGGGAACTAAGAGAACGCCTGTTACTCAATCATCTCATATGTCTATTCAACGTATTTGGATACGATGCATGTATGAGAATGTTGAATTTTAAAATCAAAGAAGATAGATACTGGTCTTCAATCAAAACTCTATTACTATACTTAGATTACATCACACAGGATTTCAGGCCTGAACTACCAATTGATGATGTGATTGCACAAAGATTGAGAGAATTGTAAGCTCCCATAGCTCAGCTGGTAGAGCAACTGATTTGTAATCAGTAGGTCAACCGTTCGAATCGGTTTGGGAGCTCCACTGCTCAAATCACCTAAATAGATATATGAGAATCATAGATACTTTAATAGTCTTTAGAATACTCAAGATGTTGACTACACCTTGGGAGAAAATGCAGGCATATAAATTTGGGTTTATCGACAAGAATGGAACGAGGATAAAACAGATAAAAGTCGATGGTAAGAATGTCGACAACAACCCCGAATCAGCTGCAGAGAAAGCTTCCTTGACACCTCTCCATCGTTTAGTATGGAATCTAAAGAAAATTATAAACAAGGTACCATTTGGTAAATCACAATTTGCATCATATGCTGTTGCATTACTCATGTTAAAAGAAACAAATGAGTTAGATGAAGACCAAATGGAAGAACTGTGTGAAAAGTTTTACAGACACCTAAAAGAATTAGGTAAGGTTGATTCAGAGGTTCTAGAAGAATCCATGTCAGTCGGAAAACTCCATGTTGGTGGTCAGTATCACTTAAGACGAACACTCGAACAATTAGATGTGGTACATCCACATAAAACTGCAGTCGAAATAACAGAACATCATTCAAAAGTCTTCGGCATTGATGTTTATATCGGCTACGCAAACGAAGACAGGGTATTGGTAACAGAAAATGACGTATATTAGTACACTATTTGATGTGAACAAGAAGAAGGTTGAAGACAACCTTCAGACCGAAGATGCACCTATGAATGCCACAGGTGCAGCTGTTTCAACTGATGCAAGTAGTATCGGTTTCAAGAAGAGGAATAAGAAGTATGAACCGAATGCTCTATTCGGTCTCTTGAGAAGAAACATTAAGAGATAGATTATGAACAGATTTTTGAATTACCTCGCGGTAATTACGTCTTTAGGAATTGCATCTATAGCTGCATATTTCTCAGTGTTAGGACTTGCAACAATATTTGCTGGTGCTTTCATGGGTATCGTAATTATGGCAGGTGCTTTAGAATTCGGTAAAGTTGTCACCGCAGCCTATCTGCATCTTGCATGGGAAAAACTCAACTACATGAAATACTATCTAGTGTTTGCAGTATTTGTTCTCATGTTAATCACATCACTAGGTATATTTGGATACCTATCAAAAGCACACTCAGAACAAACAGGTGATACTGCACAAGCACAGTCCGTTGTTACTCGTATCGAGAATCAGATTGCAAGGGAACAGAACAAGATACAAACATATCAAGATAGAATAGACAATCTTGGTGGTGGAAAGATAGATGTATCAGAGTCTATTAAACAACAGGAAACTATCAGAGATGGTGCATGGGCCAGAGTTCAAGGGGATATAGACTATGCACAAGGTCAGATAACATCTCTAAGGGGTACTGTGACCTCGCTAGACACGGCTGTATCCACTCTTAGGAACAAAGGTGTTGAAGTCATCACTACCGATGAAGGGGGTGTTTTTAGACAAAGTGAATCAGAAACCATAGACTATGTTGAACAGGCAAACACTCTATTTGACCAACAATCATCTCAGAGAGAACAGATAAGGGATGACATATCAGAACAACAGAGTAACATTGATAAGTATAGAGCTCAAGCGCAGAAGACAATCGATGATGCAAATGCAGAGATTAAAAGACTGCAACAATCATCTACTGGTGATGCAGATGAGATTATACAAAAAACAGACGAATTCAACTTGTTGATTGATGAGTCTTATGATATCATAGATGGATACAAAGACGATATGTTCGAGAGTAAACAGATTATACTCTCATTAGAACGTGAAGTAGGCCCAATTAAGTATATTGCAGAGGTAATGTATGGACAAGAGGACAGTGTCAAGTACCTTGACAATGCCGTAAGGTGGGTAATTTACATGCTAATCTTTGTGTTTGACCCGCTAGCAATCCTGTTACTAGTCACATCACTAGGACTGTTACAGGGTAAGGGTCACACTAAAAAGTTGAGAGAAACCCAAAGAATTGTTCTACAGGTACCGAAAAAGAAGGTCGAGAACCTTCAAAAAAACTAAATAAAAGTATAAATATTTCTTGGAGAAATCAATGGCCGACACAAACAAACCCAATTTAGACCCTCGTTTAAAAATAGAACAGATGATATACGACATTCGTGGAATGTTGCTAGACATCGAACATACACTTGGACAAATACCACATAAAGAAGAGAATGTTGAAGACTATTCTGTAGTATTTGTAGAATCTACTGAAGGTGATTACATCCACCCCGAGACACCTACTCACCCATGCCCTGAAGGATTTGGAGAAGATGCTTATTGGGATTGTATTTATCAGTGTTGGATGCAACCAAACGATATGGAAGAAGATGAGTATAACTTGTCTACTAACATTGACACGGATGCATGTTACGACCCTGTAGCAGGTGAATGGATTAGAACTGAAGAAGATGATTGGTCAAATGACTGGACTAACTTCATCATGGAACTCGAAGAAATGGAAGCAGAAATGGAATCAACAACTGGAGAACAAGAATAATGGCAATTTCAGATAGTATGACTTTAGTAGAGTTTATGGCAGAATTGGTAGCAACTGAACCTTCTATGGACGGAGCTCCTGCTGAAGGAACAGATGGTAGAGCTCTTGCTCAGACATCTTATGACACATCTAAAGCAGCTTGGGACACCGAAGTAGCACGTGTTCAAGCACTTATAGACGGATAATAATCCTAAAAAACACCTTGTAATTTAGCATGGATTCATGTATAATGAATGTATGCTATGGTTAGAGAGAAAATACCTCTCCATGTGCGTAGGTTCGTTAGAACTTGCAAAATGGAAAGGAGACACAACGTTGAATCACAGGTGTTTATACTGTGGTGATTCACAGAAGAATAAGCATAAGGCTCGTGGATATCACTTTGTCGTAGAACAAAGTTTTATATTTAAGTGTCATAATTGTGGTAAATCTACTTCAAGTGTGACCTTTATCAAAGACCATTTCCCTGTACTACATAAAGAGTACATCAAGGAATGGTTAACAGAGAGTGGTAAGAAACCTAAAAAACACGCATCTAATCATAAGATGCCAAGTGCAAACGTTTTCAAGTTCACTCCAAAAACAGAATTACTAAATATGAAGAAAGTTGACTTGTCGGCAATTATGTTTCCAGCAAAAGAGAAACATGTTGCACGTGACTACCTCGAAAAGAGACTAGTCCCTAATGATAAGATTGATGAGCTGTGGTATGTCGACTCTGCACAAACTCTAAGTTTGTTATCAGATAAGTATAAGGATAGAGTCCTTGGAAACGACCCACGGATAGTAATACCATTCTTTAGAGAGGATGGGGAACTTGTAGGAGTATCGGGCAGAGCAATCAATGACTCACCATTACGATATCTTACTATGAGACTCCTAGATGACGTTCCACTCATCTATAACATACAAAATGTGGACAAAACAAAAACTATCTATGTCACCGAAGGCCCTATAGATAGTTTATTCCTTCCCAACAGTATCGCAGTCGGGGGAAGTGACTTTAAAAAAATAGACGATGGTATCAAAGATAATTCAATTATCATTTATGATAATGAACCACGTAATGAAGAGATACTCAAAAAGCTAGAAGAGGTAATTGAGTTAGGTTATAAAGTTTGCATATGGGACGACAAACGTATTGCAGATTGTAAAGATATAAACGATATGATAGTAAGTGGATTGGAACAAAGTGAAATAGTAGGTATCATTAATACTTGTACATTTGAAGGTCTTTCGGCAAAACTAAAACTAATGGAGTACAAGAAAATATGAATGCAGAGTTTAAAGTAATTAAGTCCGATGGTAGTAAAACTAATATCAACTTAGATAAAATCCATAGGATGATGGAGAAAGCTTGTAAAGGAATTACAGGTGTGTCAGAGTCATCTGTAGAAATGAACAGTGGTCTACAGTTCTTTGATGGAATCACCACAAAAGATATTCAACAAATTCTAGTGAAGAGTGCAAGTGATTTGATATCACTAGAGAATCCGAACTATCAGTTCGTTGCAGCCAGATTACTATTGTTTGGAGTGCAGAAACAGGTGTTCAATACTAAATGGAAAGATTCAGAAATCTATCCACCACTATTAGACATCATCAAAAGAAACATTGAAATTGGTGTGTATGATAAGGACATCCTTAACCACTACACAGATGAAGAGATAGAACAATGTGCTAAATTTATCAGACACAACAGAGATTTAGATTTTACTTATGCTGGTCTACAACAGATAGTAGACAAGTATTTGGTACAAGACAGGTCTAGTAATACATTATATGAGACACCACAGTTCATGTATATGATGATTGCTATGACATTATTCAGAAACTATGGAGAAAGTAGGTTACAATATGTCAAAGGATATTACGATGCAATATCACAATTTAAAATTAACATCCCAACCCCCATTATGGCAGGGGTTAGAACACCACTTCGACAATTTGCAAGTTGTGTTCTCGTTGACTCAGACGACACCCTCGACTCAATCTTCTCCAGTGACATGGCAATCGGTAAGTACGTTGCTCAGAGAGCTGGTATTGGAATCAACGCAGGAAGAATTAGGGGACTTGGTAGTAAAATTAGAGGTGGAGAAGTCCAGCATACTGGAGTCATACCATTTCTTAAAAAATTTGAAGCAACCGTTAGAAGCTGTACCCAAAACGGAGTCAGAGGTGGAAGCGCAACGGTACACTTTCCAATCTGGCATGCAGAAATCGAAGACATCTTGGTACTTAAAAACAACAAAGGCACCGAAGACAACAGAGTAAGAAAGTTAGACTACTCTATACAGCTGTCAGAACTTTTCTATCAAAGATTCCTAAAGAATGAGGAGATTACATTGTTCTCTCCACATGATGTTAAAGGATTGTATGAAGCATTTGGTACACCCGAGTTCAATGAACTCTATGAAAAGTACGAACGTGCAACTAGTATTCCTAAGAAGAAAATTAGTGCAAGAGAATTATTTACAAGTTTATTAAAAGAACGAGCAGAGACTGGCCGTATTTACATTATGAATATCGACCATTGCAATACGCATAGTAGTTTTGTCGACAAGGTTAACATGAGTAACCTATGTCAAGAGATAACACTACCCACCGACCCTATCAGTCATATCGATGGGGAAGGTGAGATTGCGTTATGTATTCTATCTGCAATTAACGTAGGCATTATCAAGAACTATGATGAGCTTGGTAGTCTATGTGACCTTGCAGTTAGAGGGCTAGAAGAATTAATAGATTATCAACAATATCCAGTTGTCGCTGCAGAAAGGTCAACACTTGCAAGAAGAAGTCTTGGTATTGGATACATTGGACTCGCACATTTCCTTGCGAAAAACAAGGTTAAGTATGATGACCCCGAAGCACATAGAATAGTACATGAACTAACGGAGAGATTCCAGTACGAATTACTGAAGTCATCTAATCAAATTGCATCTGAGAAAGGTGCGTGTGATTACTTCGATAGAACTAAGTATTCACAGGGTATACTACCTATCGACACCTACAAAAAGGATGTTGACAGTATCACACCAAATGTGTTAAACTGTGACTGGGATAAACTAAGAACATGTATTAAAGTGCATGGTCTAAGACACTCCACATTGACTGCACAGATGCCTTCAGAGTCCTCTAGCGTGGTCTCTAATGCAACGAATGGAGTTGAACCCCCAAGAGATTACCTTAGTGTCAAGAAAAGTAAAAAAGGCACCCTAAAACAGGTAGTTCCACAATATAGTTTATTAAAGAATAATTACACATTATTATGGGACATGGATAGTAACGAAGGGTATATCAAAGTACTTGCAGTGATGCAAAAGTTCTTTGACCAAGCAATTAGTGGCAATTGGTCTTACAACCCCGAGAATTATGACAAGGGTGAAGTACCAGTTTCAGTAATGGCTAGAGATTTACTGAATACATATAAGTATGGATGGAAAACTTCTTATTACCAAAATACTATGGACGGTAAAGTAGAAGATGTAGTAGAGGAACCTCTTGCACAGAGTGACTTTACAGAAAGTGAGGATGATTGCGATGCCTGTGCCATTTGAGAAAAAGACTGTAGAATATTGTATAAAGGACTTAGAACAAGAAGGTAAACTTCTAACTGGTAGAACTACACCCGAGACGTGGTCTTTAATGAAGGACAGGTTCGTAGTTCTAAGAGATTTCATTCCCAAAGATATCATCAACATGTCACTAGATGCATGGAAAACTATTGAGCATAACAAAGAGTGGGATGATGCAATCTTCAAAAGAGAAACGGAGATTACCCAAAACTCACCAAAAGATTCACTAGGTAAATCACGTGCAAACTATTGTACTCCGATGGCAGTTTCCCTACATAGATGGCTAAAGGAAAAGCTGAACAATGTTATTGACATGGGTCTAAGAGAAACATACTCATATTCTAGAAAGTATGAGAGGGGTGCATATCTAAGAGCTCATACTGATAGACCATCATGTGAAATAAGTGCAACAATTTGTTTAGATTACCAAACAGATGACAATGCACCATGGAAGATTTGGGTACAGAATGATGGTAACTATGTTGATTCTCCAAGTATGGATGAGGTGTTTGAAATGTCTCAAGGATTACCACATAGAGCAAGGAAGGGAATTCCAATAACACTAGAGCCTGGAGACGTTTTACTATACCAAGGGCCTAATGTTATACACTGGAGAGATTACCTAGTGGGTGATTACTCCTATCACATGTTCCTACATTTTTGGAATGAGGACAGTAAGTTAAACCAAATAAATGCAATGCATACAGGTTGCCCTGAACATTTAGCACTAGACTTTGATGGTAGACCAAATAGATATGCAGATGAGAACAATGAGGAGCATGTCAAAGAAACAAAGAAATGGTTCAGTGAGTTCTCAGATGTATACTTTAATCATATAGATGAAAAAAGTGCATTTACTAACAATTATGATGATTTTGAACTAGACACACGTGGAAGAAAAAGAAATGACAGTATTTAATAAAAAGAACGTAGACTTCACAAAAGAATCTATGTTTTTCGGGGAAGAGTTAAACACCCAAAGATTTGACACATTCAAATATCCAATATTTGACAAACTAACACAGACACAATTGAGCTTCTTTTGGAGACCCGAAGAGGTATCCTTACAGAAAGATAGAAGTGATTATCAGAATCTATCTGATGCACAAAAACACATCTTTACCTCTAACTTGAGGTATCAAACTTTACTCGACTCAGTTCAAGGACGAGCTCCATCCATAGCATTTTTACCGTTTGTGAGCTTGCCTGAACTTGAGTCTTGTATTATTACATGGGACTTCATGGAGACTATTCATTCACGAAGTTACACTCATATTATAAAAAATGTATATAGTGACCCTAGTCAGATATTTGACACAATACTAGATGAACCAGCAATCGTAGCTAGAGCAGAACAGGTAACAGAAAAATACGACAAGTTTATTGAACTAGGAAGACGTAAATTACTAGGTCTTAAAGTAGATGAATATGAGCTTAAGAAAGCATTATACCTTGCACTAGTATCAGTTAACATCTTAGAGGGAATTAGATTCTTCGTATCCTTTGCATGTTCATTTGCATTCGGAGAGTTAAAACAGATGGAAGGAAGTGCAAAGATTATATCTCTTATTGCAAGGGATGAAGCACAACATCTAGCAATCACACAACACATTCTGAAAGCATATAAGAACCAAGAGAACGATAAAGATATGTTGAAGATTATGGAAGAGACTGAGGATGAGGTATATGCAATGTACCGTGATGCAGTAGACCAAGAGAAAGAATGGGCAGACTTCTTATTTAAGGACGGTTCTATGATTGGACTATCTACTGCACTGCTTGGTCAGTACGTAGAATACACAGCAAACAAGAGATTACGTGCATTGGGACTCAACCCACTGTTCGATATCTCATCAACGAACAACCCACTACCATGGACTAATCATTGGTTCAATAGTAGAGGATTGCAAAACGCCCCACAAGAGACGGAGATTGAATCCTATCTTATTGGTGGCATCAAACAGGACGTAGATGATTCTACATTTGAGGATTTTGAGTTATAATGACTACCGACATAGATTTACTATCAGTAATTGAACGCATTGAAAAATGGCACTACGACAGAAACCTTATTGAAGGTGCAACAGATAAAGACCAAGTATGTAAACTTATCCAAGAGGTGGGTGAACTATCGGACAATGTCTGTAAAGAAAAAGATGTAGCCGATGATATTGGTGACATCATTGTCGTATTAATTAACATTGCAGCTAGAAATGGACTAGGTCTACAACATTGTCTAAATGTTGCATATCATGACATCAAAGACCGTAAGGGACGTATGGTCGATGGGATTTTTATTAAGGAAGAGTAATGCACGATTGTGTTGTTATGTTTAGTGGTGGAGTTGAATCCACTGCATTATTGAACTGGTGTGTAGAGAAAGGTAAGAAACCTATTGCCCTGCATTCACTATGGGACAATCCTATCACGACAGCAAATCAACTACATAGTAATATTACACAAATATGTGATATACTGGATGTTGATTTGATTACTCATAAGCATCCTAAATATGACCATGAAGAAAGGTCAGAAGAATACTTTCATTCTGCACGACACTGGTCAGTCGCATGTTTAAGTGCGTTGACTCAGTTCCCACATATAGAGGAATACTATTGGGGTGTCAACAGTGGAATGATAAATTATGCTGATGACCACAAGCATCATTCTGATTGGCCATGGGTACCACGTGCATGGGAATTTCAAATGGTGTTTGAGTTCTATGCGAGATTGATGAATAAGAACCACAACTACAGACTTTACCCACCATTAGGTGGTCAGACTAAGTTAAACCAGTGGAATTCAATACCGTCAGAAATCAGAACACTAGTCAATTCATGCGCTTTGGGTTACCCAAATCAATGTGGGGAATGTTCTAAGTGTGTGGAATTTAAACATTTAACAAGAATAACGGGATTTTAATATGATAGAAATATTTGGAAAAACACAATGTCCATTCTGTGATAAAGCAAAAGCTTTATGTGAACAGAAAGGACTAGAATACACTTATAAACAGTTGGATACTGATTTCACTAGAGAAGAACTCTTTGAGGAATTTCCAACTGCACGAACATTTCCACAAATCAGAGTGGATGGAAATGCTATTGGTGGATATGACCAACTTGCAGAGTTTGTAAAAGACTAATGAATTCTGTTCACGTATACTTACGAAGACCACATCAACAAACGGCTGATGATATGAGATTAGAGCATATTGCACGTACAGTCGATAAGGACTTAGTCGAAGTCAGAGTATATACATGTGGAGAGGATTTCTTCAATAATGACATACCCGAGGGTAGAACACTGCCTTATGGTGTTATTGATGGGAAAACCAAGTCAAATGACAACTTTTTTAATGAAATAGTAGGAGAAAAAATTGAAGATTAGGATACATTGTTCGGATTGTAAATCTGAATGTTTAGTCATTCATGAGATGGATGCACACCCATATGGAATAGACCATTGTCCCTTCTGTGGTGCAGAGATTGACGAGGATATGCAAGAGGAGTTAGAAGAAGACGAATAAGGCCTTGACAATGACCTAGCAATTTTGATATAATTATGGCACGACTACAGAGAAAGGAAATATACCCTTTGATTGACATTCAAATTAATGGTCAAATTGCACAAAAACGGCGTATCAGAACTTATATTAAGTCATGTATTGCCTATTTATCGCCCAGATTACGTAAAGATATAAGAATAGAACTAAACGTTCTAACCACCCTAGAAGAATCAGCTTATGCACACTGTTATGGAGACCGAAATGGGGTTCAAATCGACCTAGCACGATGCTCAGGGCATCTAAAGTTCTCCTTAGAGGAGCAGATGTTGAACCTTGCACACGAATTAGTCCATGCAAAACAGTTCATTACAGGACAATTGAGTCCAATTAAACAGAATTGGAAGAAAAAAGACTATTCCACAACCCCTTATAGCCGTCAACCATGGGAGCGTGAGGCATATGCAAAGGAAGAAAAACTATACAAAATATTTTGGGAATAGGCCCGAAATGCCTTGACAATGGCCCCTGTTTTAGGTTATACTATACGTATGGAAAATAAAAGAGTAAAGAGAATCTTCATCGATATGGATGGAGTACTAGCCGATTTCAACACTGGAGTTGAAACATTGACAGGGAGAGAGTTCCCTAACACCGACCAAGGTCATAACGATTATGACGAAAGGAAGGAAGAGTTAACGAACAAGAGATTGTTCAGAAACTTACCACCTATGCCTGATATGTATGATTTGGTTGGGTATGTAAGACACACTGGATTGCCTTGGGAAATCCTAACTGCAGCTGGTGTGATTAACAGAGAATTGGTCGTTTACGACAAGAATGAGTGGATTAGAGAACATGTCAGTCCAACAGTGGTAGTCACTTGTACTATGACTGGTAGTCAAAAAGGTATGTTTGCAATCAAAGGGAGTGTCCTTATTGATGACAGACAAAAGAACCTTGATGCATGGGTAGAACATGGTGGAATAGGTATCCTTCACACGAGTGCAGAAGATACTATTGCACAGTTGAAAGAGTTAAGAAACGGTGAATAATGCCCTTGTAGCTCAACTGGATAGAGCAACAGCCTTCTAAGCTGTAGGTTAGAGGTTCAAGTCCTCTCGGGGGTGCCACCGTTTTACAGTGACACTAAATAAGAGTATGGATTAATTCCATACTTTTTGGTATATAAAAATTATGAGACGAGAAATACATCGACAACAACAAGAACAAGAACGAACTATAGAAGACTTGGGTGAGCATGTTCTGTTATACCAAGGTTTTGCCACGGATGAGTTTATTGACTATGTGTTAGACATATATCAGAAGTGTGAAGACCGTGGTTTAACACTACCAAGAAAGTCCTACGATACACAAATCATTACATCCAAATCAGACGATGCAATCAGCATCACTTCAGTACCCGAATCATATTTCGGTGGTCAGATGAATCGATTACTAGACATCTTCGAAGAGGAAGGTGGGGTAATTGATAGTTGGTTTGACAAGTACCCAGTCCGAGACAACTACAGGGGTCTTATGGTCAGTGGTGCAAAGATTCAAAAGACACTACCACAACAAGGATATCATGTCTGGCATTGTGAACATTGTAATTGTCCATCAAGCAGTAAATCCCTACTGGCATGGGCAATCTTCCTAAATGACGTGGAAGAGGGGGGTGAGTTAGAATTCCTATATCAATCATTACGTATCAAACCAAAGAGAGGTGACATTGTATTGTGGCCTGCTGGTTTTACGCATATGCATAGAGGCAACCCACCATTGAAGGGAGAGAAGAAAATAATAACAGGATGGATAGACTATGCTTAAAAAGATAGGAGTATTCATGCGTAGAGGGGTATGGGTCATTTGGGAATGGCTGAAATCCCTATTCAAAGCAGAATACAAGATTACAATCTACCGTCAATCGGAAGGTGGTAATATGTACAAGTCGGAATATGTATCAAGAAATGTCATGATTAATAGACCGAAACATTTAAAATTCAAAGACTATGAAACCAAGAACGTAGTAGAGATACGTTCGGTCAAAGGACTTGAAGTAAAAATAGAGGAGATAGATTAATGAATCAATTAACTATGGGTCTTCTAGTAGCAGTGGGATTGTTTTGTTTCTTTTTGTATAATGAGAATCAAACACTTACCCAAAATAACATTAAGTTAGAAGCTGCAGTAGAAGAACAACAACGTGCTATGGAAGTAATGAAAGAACAGTTTGAGAAACAGGGTAAAGCATTACAAAACATGAGTCGTAAAAATGCATCGATTGAAGCAGAAAAGGCGGAGTATCTACAGATATTCCAAAGACATAATTTAAACGCTCTTGCAGTTGCAAAGCCTGGTATAATGACAGGTAAGTTCAATCGTGGAACTGATAGAGTATTTGAGGGAATAGAAGATGATACACAAGAAATTTATAATCTTGACGAGTCTAATCGCGACGATTAGTGGTTGTAGTTTATTAGGAACCAAGCAGATTGAGGTTGTATCTGCACCTATTGAAATAGATATCATTCAACCTACATTACCAAGACCTATTGAAATGACTGCACCTACATGGTTTGTTGTATCAGAGGCAAAGAAAGATAACCTATGCAGAAAGACCCTATCATTTGACCCTAAGAAGTTCGATGAAGAGGGTGTAGAACAACTTAAACGTCCTAAGACATGTAACCTTGAGGACAGAGACAATCCCGAGTGGCCAGTTGGTTACACACACCTTGATTATTTCTTAGATGAAATGAAAGAACAGAATGGTGGTGAGGTTGTATTCGTTGCGACTACCATAGGAGACTATGAGGTCATGAGTGCAAACATGCAAGAACTCAAACGATACATAAAGCAATTAGGTGAAGTAGTTGTATACTACAGAAACGTTACTATCAAAACCCCGAAAGGAAATGAGAAGGGGGTTGCAGTTAAAATAGAGAAGGCGGATGACTAAGTGGTTTGACAAATTTGTAGATTGGGCTTGGCAAGAAGATAAAGAAATCGTGTATGATGTGTCGATAGAACCTAAAAAAATCGACATGATGGAAGATGATGTTGACCCCAACGACATATCAATTGAGAATGCGTACAAGACAAGATGGATTTGGTATCATACCATTCTTGCAATCGGTATCTTCATGACAAACATATTACTAATATCAATTTTACTATTATTGGCGATTAAACTATGAAACCAGCGAAACAAGACCAACAGAAGTTTCAACCAGCACGACATAGGGTGATACCTATGTTTGCGACACCATTCTTGAGGGGTCAATTAGATTACTCACCAGGCTTGGTGAAGAGAGATATAGACAAGTTGATTGACCATGTTGCTGGAAAGAGTAACAAGGACAAGTTGTCTAATTACACATCATACTTTGATGAGGACATAAGAACTCAAACTCATATCTTACCATGGTTCAAGGATTTCTCAAACACAATCAAAGATACCTATATCGAGTTCGTAAGAACACAATTCGATAGAGATGTTAGACAATACTGCAGAGACGATATACATCTGTTTGCATGGGTCAACAGATATGATGCAGAGCATCAACACGAAATACACAATCACGTAGATTCACATATGAGTGGTACATGGTATATCAATTCATCCGACAGACCAATCAAGTTTTGGAATCCTAACATGGCTGCATGTCATGTACATAATGGAGTTGAGGATTTGAGAACGTTCAATGATAAACCCCATATGGAGTTTACTGGATGTACTGGATTTCAGTCTGATATGATGTTCTACCCAACGGCTGGTGATTTCCTACTTTGGCCGTCTTATTTGATGCATGCTGTTCCACCGTCTATGGAATCAGAAAGCAAAGAACTGAGATATTCACTATCATTCAACCTTAAACTAAGAGAACAATTCAACAGCAATACTACTGGTGACAATATGTCATATCGTCACCTTTTTGACGGCAAATAAATAATATTATGAAAAAGACTTACGCACTTGATGAGCTGTATGCAATCAACCCCAAACTAGATTATGAATTCGAGAATGGTGTTCTCACAATACACGATTTCTTTGAGAACCCCGAAGACATATATGACCACATCTCAAGTAGACAGTACCCTATGTGGAAATACTCTACAGAAAGAGATTCACCCAATGGTACCGTATACAATGATTGTCGTATTACAGACAAGATAGGACATCCTACTAGAGTCGGGATTAATGAAATGGATAGAATCCTAGAACTATGTAGAAAATACTGGTGGACAGGAGACTATGACTACAAACAGATTCATGAGTTTAATTGTTTTCAAACAATAACAGAGTTTGATACTAGAATGCAACACTACCCACACATCGACAGTGATTTCATCACACCCGATGATAAGTCCACATTGAATATGTTAGTATACATGGATAAAGAAGAGAGCGGTGGAACTGCAGTATATAAAGGTGAGTGGATTACCAACATGGAACATATGGGTGTTCTATATCCAGTTGAAGAAGAGTTTGAGATTGATTACATCATACCAGCCAAATACAACACATGTGTTATTTTCACTGGTAACAAATTACATGGTGCATGGATAGATGATTACACCAAATATTGTGAAGACAAATGGAGATACTCATACGTGAGATTCTTCCACCCTGTACCAAATCATAGAGACAGATAATGCCGATACGAAAACTAGTAGTCAGTACACAAGTAGTCAAAGATGCTTCACATGAGTATGAGGAGACTGCATCCAATCTACTAATGATTGCAGATAGCGTATTGACACAAGAGTCATGTGATGTTATTATAAATGTAATGGATAGAATGGTAATATCCGAAGTTTTCCAAGAGGATAATGGACAGATATGTGCCAAAGAACTGTCTGTTATGGATAAATCATGGAGATACGAACATCCACGTACTGGACACGATGTGACTGTACTGGAACAAGGTACTACACCATTCGAGGAAGTTCTAGACTTAGTGGAGCCATATCTTCCTAAAACTGCAGAGTTTGGAGAAATAACGTATGCTACGATAATGAAATATCCAACGGATACAATGTTCCAATGGCATAAAGATGAAGCAGACCAAGATGATACAGGTACAACAATCTTTATGTTGAATGACAATTATCAAGGTGGACGTTTGAATGTCGAAGGACATATCTTACAACCACGAACAGGAACCATGGTTGCATTCAACAATTCCACTGAAAGGTGGCATGGAGTGGAACCTCTCTTTCAAGGTGAAAGATACGTTCTAGCAATATGGTTTAAACGACATAACGAAGAAGGAAGTGACTTCGATGAACAAGATTAAATGTAGTGAGTGTAAAAAAGAACTAGATATGACACAAGTCAAATACCACACACCAATCAACCAAAAACCAGTGCATGTTTTTTGTGATGCATATTGTAGTCATGACTGGCATGTTAAACATAAACCCCGAACCAAGGAGCAAAATGCCGACAAAATTTAAACCAACCCAAAAAACCGTTGCACGTGGAACAGGAAAAGTTTCAGTAACACATTATTATATGAAATCTACTCCACTGAAAGAGCTTATTGAAGAATACAATAAGATACTTACACAACGAGGGAAAGGTAAATTGCGTCAGAAGATTGCAAACGAGTTCGTGAGAAGAAGAAAGAATGGATTGCCACATGCAGTCCTTACTGAAAAGAGGTCAGATGAAGAATAGCCCTGAAGGTGAACTCATCACACCATTCGGCCCACCAGTTTGGGTTGGAAAGATGGATATGGATGTCATCGATGAAGTTAATCGAGATATAGAATCACGTAGATACAACAAAGACCACAAGATAGGTGCAGACTTACTTGCTGGTAGAGTTGATACACAAGTATCCATTGAAGATGTAGTAACCGAGAATACAAAGAGTCACATTCTAGACCATGTAGTGACATGGGCCCAACAGATAGGTATGGAAGTTTACAGTGAACAGCTGCAAATAGAGGGCCTTTGGGTTAATCTACAGAAAGAATTTGAATACAATCCTATTCATGCACATGATGGTATGTTTAGTTTCGTATTCTACACAAAGAACACCATCAAACGAGATGTCGCTATCAATAATCAATTTGATAGGGCCACAACGAAAGAGTCTAGACCACTTGCTGGTCATATAGACTTACATTATGGAGAGAACAATTTTATGAATTGGACATCCATGTCACATTACCCCGAGAAGGGAGATATACTTATCTTCCCATCGTGGTTGAATCATTCTGTCTACCCATTCCATGACCCACAAGGTGAAAGGATATCGGTAGCAGGTAACGTACACTATAAAACGGTGTAAAGGAGAAGTAATTTATGGCATTTTGGGATAAATTCACAGACTGGTTAGGATTTGAATGGGTCAGAGCAAGAGACGAGAAAGGTCGTTTTGTTGCAGACGATAAATCTACACCTAACATAGACGAGTCTAAAAAGAAAGTCTATAAGTCAAGAAAGACAAAACAAATTAAAGAATAGTTTACTGGGGCTATAGCTCAGTTGGGAGAGCGACTGGTTTGCAATCAGTAGGTCGTGGGTTCGATTCCCTCTAGCTCCACCAGTACTAATCATGATAATAAAATCATGATAATAAAAAAAGGAGAATATATGAAAAATATATTAGCAACATTATTGTTTACAGTAATGTCATTTGGAGTCTTAGCAGATGAAAGAGCAGGGGTGGAATCAACACCATCATTTTCTTTCACTGGTGAGATAGGTTATAAATCAGACTATGTATGGAGAGGTGTCTCACAAGGAAACCAACCAGCATTGTCAGTCGGTGGTTTGGTTCTTCACGAGGGAACTGGACTATATGTTGGTGCATGGAACTCAGACGTTGAGTTTGATGATGCAACCAGTGAGACAGATTTCTATGGTGGTCTATTACTACCTATAACCGACAAGGTAACATTGAACGTTGGGTATATCAGATATACATACGATGGGTCAGTGGAATCTTTTGAAGAGTTATATGCAGCTGCAGATATTGGCAACCTATCCTTATCATACTATCAAGATATTGATACGAATGATAACTATGCCGAGATTGGATATGACCTATGGTTCATTCCAGTATTGGACGTAACATTGGTTGGTGGTCTATATGACAGTGAAGATACATTCGGTCAACTCAATGTGAGTTATGACTTGAATGAGAGTTTTACCTTAACAGGTATGATTGGTCAAGATGTGTTCGAAGACCAAGTTGCAGATAGTATATCAGTAGGATTACTATACAACTTCTAAGTTGTTGATTCACCTATATATAAGTGTGACACATAAATGTCACACTTATGTAACAAGTACGATACAAGAGTAAGTAGATTAAGTTCGAAGTCCGAGTATCAGATTGTTACGACAAATATAGGAGATAAAAATGCAATATTACGCATCATTGTCTGCCTCGTATCTTAGGACACTAGCAGACAAATTTAACGATATGATGAAGAGTGGTGACATACACGTTCTTGTAGAAGAAATGTTTAAATAGCCAGTTGACGAGACCCTTCATATATCTTATAATAGAAGTATGAAGGGTTTTTTATACCCTAAATAAAATCAGAAATCAAATATATTATTTTTATAGGAGTGTTAAATGTTTGAAGTGGTTACAATTAAGACCGATGGTCTTGGAGTTACATCTGAAGATGTAAATCGATTAAAGTTATCGTTAGACAGACAGAGAAGTCTAACAAATGACGGTATGTCCATCGCAAGGTTATCTTGCTATACCGATGACCCTACAGGTCTTGATGAAGGCATCCGTGTTATCCCATTAATGAAAGACCCCGAAATCATTCATGACGAATGGTATCAAGTCTTACTATGGGACGGAGATATGAAGGGACTTAGAGAAGAATCTAAGTGTACCTATGTCAATGCAAGAGTCGTTGCAAGACAAATGTGTACATCCGTCATATACGAAGGTCTACCTTCTAAAGGTACTACAGACGAATGCAACTTCACCTTCACAGATGAAGAAACTGCAGCTATCAAAGAGAATAATACATCATTCTTCTTTCAAGAAAGAAACTGGATGGAAGATGGGGATACTCAATACTTCCCACATTTCTGTGGCTGGGTACAAGGTGATGGTAAGTACATTATCGACAATTTCCTCGCTGACAAAGCAGGCATTCAAGAAAAGTATGGTGCAAACGTACAGCAATACATCGAAGACCAAATTGCAGAGAACAAAGGTATGGTGTTAAACACTAACCATGGTATCGTAGGTCAATACATTATTGGTGATGAGTTTGCAAACTTGGAAATGAATCAGAAATGGGAAACCAATGTACGACCATCATTCGAGAATGAAGGAGAATGGAGAGGACTTGGTGGAGACCAACAAGCACAATTCATTACCTTTGAACACGAGTACAGAGATATCAGTCAACAATGTAGCTTTCTACATTTAAAAGGAGAAGGGAAAGACCCTAAATCCGACAGGTATCTTGAACTGTGGGTTCTATAAGACAATCCGAAGACTATCACATAGTCATACCAAAGTTCTACAGTGAAGTCGAATGTGACTCCATTGTAGAACTTATTTCTACACATCACACACAACTTATCGAAGAATTCTCACCCGAGAATATCGTATGGGCAGACTCCGATGGATACACTGGTCTCACTGCACTACATTCCACCTATAACTGGATACCTCTTATCGAAGACGAACTGGGTATCAATCTCATAGAAAGAATCATGTCATTCGTAGACACACGAGACTGCAAGGATGTGTTTATTAAGAGTTGGTGTAATCGATGGGACAAAGGCGAAGGCATAAGACCCCACATTCACGCGGGTCTAGAGTTAAATCAAATAGGGGAACACGATTGGGAAATAGATAAGTCACAACAACACATCATTCCTATCGTAAACCAACACATGATTAGCGGTAATATATTCCTTAGTCATAACGACCATAGAGAATACGGTACATGGTATCAAGGTAAGGGATGGGTAGAAAACATAAGAGGTGACTTGCATTTGTTTAGTCCACTCATCGTGCATTCCGTAGACTCCAACACGAGACAGGAGGCTAGATGTTCTCAAGCATTCGACATTCACATAGACGGTCACATGTCATCAACAACATTAAACCCACCCAGTATATACCACGAGGAACGAGCCTTAGAGTCTTTTCTACATATAGAGATAGATTAATTATTATCGTTTGCTAGTTCCCCAACAACCAACTCACCAATCAAATTCACATTACTAATCCACCTATCAATCCCCATAGTATTTTGATAGGAATGCCACGACCTTTGAGACGGTCTAAACATATAAGCATCATTCACACCCCACTCATGACACCATACACGAGACACGGGCTTAGACTTATCAGAGGTAATACCATGAAACTTCGTAGGGTCACCCATATCACTTAAAGGAACAAGTATCGTCAGCAACTTCCTGCTTCCCATATCCGTATGAGGGGGATAAAGCTTATTATAGGGGGGAGAACCACGTGCAGACTCATCAACCCATTGAGGAACCTTAGTGTTATCCCCATGGTATTGAATGTCATCTATCTCAGTCAATTCACGTATAAGAGACCAATTATCCAATAACCATTGAGACTTCTCAGAGACAAACTTAGATTGTGGGTCAGTGGTATACTCTATTTTCATAGATGGATAACAAGTATCGGGTACATACCCACCTATCTTATTCACATCATGTGCTATACGCTCTCTTATATGTGTCAGTTCCTTCTCAGAGTAGTAGTTAGGAATACGAAAGATTTCCCCATAGAGGGGGACTGAGGGGGTGATTGAATATAATTCAAAGGGTATCATGGTGGACTCTAATATAATGTGTGGTATAGTGTGTCAAAGTGTGTAATAATAATGGTATTTAGTTGGAGTGTGAGAAAGTGGAATAAAGTGGGTTTCGGTGCTTGTGTTCGGAGACCTTAATCACATATTTAGTTGGGGGTCAAGGCACCTCAGAGGGGTCAGAGGGGCTCAGAGTATATCACAGAAAGCCCGTAATAGCAAGGCTGGCGCATTGATTTCGCTAGGGAAACTACACTTTCTTGCAGTAAATTCTTCTGAGCAACTACACTTTCTTGCGGGAACTCAAAGAAATCCGCAGAACTTCGGCGAGAAGCCTTGACAATGACCCGCTATCTTGGTATAATATACGTATGATAAAGATTATTAAACAACACGGACTGCTTGATGCAGACTTCATTCAACCTATTATAGGACTATTGGTTCTTATTACGCTAGGGGAAATCATCTAATGTATAACGGACTGAATGGTGTGCATCTAGCATCCAATATACCTGTCTCTATAGAGCTTAATGACGTAGAGATGTCGTATGCATGTGATAGTGACCCTGTTAGCTGTAACGCTAGTTGGGAGACTATGTGTGCGATGGTGCTTGAGCGTCTGGGTATCGAGATTATAGACTGCATAGAACTAGAAGAAATCGTCATAAAGGGGGTTGCAAAACCCTTTCATTGATGGTATACTAGGTGTATAGAATAGAAACATGGGAGTTGAACTGAGGATTGTACCGTGGATTGCTAAGAGTTAAGTCTCAGTGGGTTGTTACCGAAAGCACGCGTGGTGATGAGAAGCGCCACCCCTCTAGGCCCTGCTATAGCAGGGTTTCCTAGGGGCCTTGACAAGAGCACGCTAATATGTTATAATGGAGAGTTATGTCAACGAAATGGAATACTGTAGATGTATACAGTATAGATACGAAGGTGACCAATATAGATGGGTCACATGAGTTACTTAAGCGTACAGAGAAACCTGTGAGTCTCAGAGAGGCGCTCAGAGTGTGTGCAGAGTTAGAGGAGGCCCAACACGTAGTCGAACTACGGAAAGCCTCTTAGAACAGTGCTGTGGGACTCCTAGGGTATCTGGGCAGCAACTCAACCCCCTACCTCTATAGCTCTATGAAGCATTCTATATGACCACAGTAAATTTTTTTTTTGGTAAATTTTTATGAGTAAATTCAAAATAATACAAGGGAGTAAATCCGAGAAGGATAGAATACTCTTATATAATGGACGTGCAGTAGCATTCGAAGATGTTGCAAAGATGTGTATCTTCTTTATAGCAAACGAAGACAACTTATACCCACCCCCTAGATTTAAAGGTGGTCAAATGTTCATAGATTATATGACAGAGGTCTTAGAGACAAGACGTGTACCTACAGATAGTAAGTATGCAATACAAAAGAACAAGGGAGTGGTTAAGGTATGAGTCCTAAATCACGAAGAATACACAAAGAAACCTTTACCACAGTCTTCACTGGCTTGTTAATTAACTATCCATTGAATCTATTGGGTCTCTATGTCTGTATTGACCTACTCGAATGGACAGACACACTCACCATAGGTAGTACCATTACTGCATGGATGACAGGTGTTGCATACACACGTGTGTATATCATACGTAGACATTTTTATAATAGGGGTGTTGCATCTAATTAGAGACCTAAGTCATGCTTAGGCATCTAATTGCACTCACTCGGGGTAGGGACAGGGAATCGAACATCACCAAGTCCACAAATACTTACACGACATGCGTGAAACCGTATTCCCATCCCCCCAGTTTTATGGTATAATAGACTTATGAAAAAATATTTAATTACGATACTATCAGTATTCACTATGACCTCTTGCAGTACATTGGATAAAGCAATTGAAATAGAAGAAATCATCAATGACCCCTACCGTACACCCTTAGAGGAACGATTAGAACGATACGAAGCCTGTGAGTGGTTATTAGAGTTGGATACATTCGAACAATATTTGATGTGTATATGTCCTACGTGTCATATATCATGAGGCATGGTTCAATGACACACTCTTTTAGTGGTAAGAAACGTAAAACCAATGCATGGAAGACTCGTACTAAGACCGCTAAGGATTATAATTGGAATGTGAGTGTGAAAACGGTAGCTCCTTACGTGCGTGAGAGTGTATACTATCCGTCGGCGTCACCTTGTGATTCCCCTAAGACATCAAATACCCTAAGTAAAGAAGAACGTCAACGTATCTCGTCCGAGTATACCATTGCACCGTCTTATAATAAGGGTGCGTATCAAGTAATACCTCGGAATGAGGTCAAACACATAGGGAGATAGTAACTTATGAGATTATTTTTAGTGTCGTACCTAGGATGTAGAATATTTAAAGACAGAAGTCCCGCTGGTGTACCACGTTTCATCGTAGAGACACCGAATTCGGTTCGATTGTACTCTTCCACATGGTATAACCTACCACAAATAAAAGGATTTATTGAAAATGAGTTTCTTTGATATTCTTTTTCTACCTTTTTACGTGTTTGCATTCTGTGTAACCCTAGGATTATGGTTTACACTCTTTATATTCGTCCATTATCAACTGAAAAAATACCTATCTTACAGGAGAACTAAATAAAACCATGAGTACTGAATTAATATTAATACATATCGGGTTTATATCTGCACTCGTTTACTTTGTGTTCCGTAGTGGACAAAGAAGTGGACGTGAAGAGATGGTGAGCCAACTCATTCACGACAAATTTGTCGACCCAAAGGCTATAATAACTTTCTACCGTGGCAATGAAGACACTGTAGAGTAACAACAAAGGATATATTATGAGAATAATTGGAATTAATTCCAGCCATGATACCAGTTTATGTATCATGGAAGATGGAGAGGTAGTAGAACTCTTCGAAGAAGAAAGAGAAAGACGTGAAAAGTATTATTCACCGACTTTAGATGCACCTCACTTACATGTAATCGACTCTAAAGGTCTTGCAGATTCATTGGTGGATGAGGAAGGTAACGTACAGGGTGAGTTAGTCTTCGCATCTTTCGATAGACGTGACATGAAACTCGAAATGGATAAAGATTATCTCATGGATAATCGTCTCATTGCAATAGAGTTTGCAGATGCACTTGCAAAGGAACAATTAACCGAAGCAAGAATCCAAGAATTAATTAAAGCCTATCCCAAAGTGGGACTTAAAGAAGACTGGCACGAAGAAATGGATGAAACCATTCATGATGAGATGTGTAAACAGTTCTTTGACGTAGACCAGTATCACTTTGACACAGAACATCACATGTATCATGCATACAGTGGTTATTATCTCAGTCCTTTCTTTGAAAAGGGTGAGAATGCAATAGCAATTGCATGGGACGGTGGTGGTGCTAAGTGCTATCATGAGACACATCCGAACTATCAAGAGATTGAATCCATTTGGAAGTGTGACTTTGACACTAAGACTATTGTTCCCCAGTGGAAGAAGATGTCTAATCACCGTATGTTAGGTGACCTTGCATCTCAATACTTTCCTAACATGTACTATGACTCAGCTCATTGTCTGACAGACTTGGAGACAGAGATAGATGGACTACCTCTCACGTTCACTAGCTTCCCTTCTAGCGGTATGAACTTCAGTAACATGAGTTATGCCTTCGGTGCAGACATTCATGGACGTGCAGCGGGTAAGGTCATGGGTATGGCATCATACGGAAGACTGTACGAAGACAGACCCGATAGATTTGATAGACATATCGTTGCACAGATGTGTGAAGAGGAATCATTTAATAATGCATGTAGTGTTATCAGACGTGCAATAGAATTAAATCCCGACTGTAAGAACTTAGTTCTCAGTGGTGGCTTCTCATTAAACTGTACAAACAATTACAGATACCTACAAGAGTTTCCCGAATTAAATATATTCGTTGACCCTGTACCCCACGATGGTGGTACTGCAGTTGGAGCTGCATTTTGGTTGCATTATCATTTAGAAAACGAATACTTCGAACCAGTAACAGAAGAAGTAACAACAGAGGAAACAGACAGTGAGTAGAATATTAGAAATCATTAGAGACCAAGACGAAGCAGTCAGATTATTGGTTGAAGAAAAACAAGTTGTTGCAATGTTCCAAGGTAGTTCTGAATGGGGCCCACGTGCATTAGGTAACCGTAGTATTTTATTTGACCCTACTAATCCCGATGCAAAACAAATTGTTAATACAATTAAGAAGAGAGAATATTATAGACCGTTTGCTGGTACTGTATTAAAAGAACATGCACATGAATATTTTGAGATGTTGCAGTTAGAAGAGTCACCTTATATGTCATTTGCAATTCAATGTAAGAAGAAAGCATACGAAGAGATTCCTGCTATCGTTCATGCAGATGGTACATGTAGAATCCAAACGGTTACTCAAGAGCAGAATAAAAATTATTACAATTTAATTAAAGCCTTGGGTGAAAAGAATGGCACCCCCATTGTATTTAATACATCATTTAATTTAGGTGGAGAATCTTTAGTAGAAACAATCTTTGATGCAATCGATACGTGTAACCGTTCCGACATTGGATTCCTTTACGTACCCGAAGACCAGCCAGATGGTATTCCATACGAATTGATTCGACCTAAGAAATCAAAAGATTTAAAAAATGACACAGAACAGGATGGTGTGTGGGAGTCAGAAGTATAAATACTTCTTATGATAGAAGTCACAGACATTGCAATTGCAAAGCTTATAGAGAAGAAAGTGGACTCAGTTAGAATGGGTGTTACTGGTGGTGGTTGCAGTGGCTATGAATATGTTTTTATCAGAGACGAATATAAAGACGGTGACCTAGAAATAGATTACGGTAAGTTTAAATTTTTAATAGATACAATGAGTCAACCCTTTCTAAAAGGAATGACATTGGATTATGAGAAACAAGGATTGAATGAAACATTTACGTTTCAGAATCCAAATGAAATAGCATCGTGTGGATGTGGAGTGAGTATTACATTTAATGAAGACATCGTCAGCAAAAGCTAAAGGTCGTAAACTACAACAATGGTTTGCTCAACTTATGGTGGACACTCTTAACCTTCACGAAGAAGACTTAGAGTCTAGACCCATGGGTTCACAAGGGGAAGATATTATAATGGGACGTGAGTCCCGAGAGAAGTTCCCCTATTCCATTGAATGTAAAAACCAAGAAACAGTCAACGTATGGAAAGCATACGAGCAAGCTTCAGAGAATTGTAAAGGGTATGAACCACTTGTGGTCATAAAAAGAAACAGACATAAACCCTTAGTGTTAGTAGATGCTGAACACTTTGTGGAATTGCATAGGAATGGCAACAAAGATGAAATCATTTAATGAGCTGATAGTCGAAGAAGACATCAAGAAGTCCGACCCCTATCGCCTTGTCGTTCTTGCAGAACGTCCCAAGAAACAATCAAAGAAATCTACCAGTGGTAAGATAGTTGGGGTTGCAGAGAAGATGGGTATGGATGTTTACAACGTGCGTATCAATGGTGCATACTTAGAACGTGATGAGGATAGTGGTAAGATTACTATTCACAATGCAGACGATGAGAAAGGATTCGAGATTGATGCAGACACATTAGTTATGATTCGTGGTGCAGTAAACACTAAAGATTCCTACCTTGATTTAATCTCTCAGATTGAACGCTACGGCATTGCAACGTGTAACCCTAGGGAATGTATCGAAGTTTGTTCAGACAAGTTTAGAACGTATCTGAGACTGCAAGAGATAGGTCTAAACCAACCACGTACCGTATTGATTCCAAACGATGAACCCGAGACTGTAGATAGAGCTCACGAAGCATTAGATAATAACTTCCCGATGATACTTAAAACATTACAGGGTTCTAAAGGTGTGGGTGTTCTATTAATCGAAACAGAACGTTCATTACAATCACAGGTCAGCTTGATTTATAAGATTGACCCCTACTGTGATATTCTATTACAAGAGTATATCGAATCAGATTACGATGTACGTGTTGTCATTGTCAACAGAGAAATCGTTGGTGCAATGAGACGAAACAAAATTACAGATGATTTCAGAAGTAATGTATCCCAAGGTGCAGATGCACAATCAGTTACATTGACAGAACTGGAAAAGGATGTTTGTCTAAGAGCTAGCAAAGCCGTCAACGGACAATGGTGTGGTGTCGACTTTATTCCTAGCAAAAACAGAAAGACTGAACCACCATTCTTATTAGAAGTAAATCATTCGCCAGGCACTGAAGGAATCTCTAGTGTTATCGGTGAGGACATTGTTAAGATGGTTCTTAAGATTTATAAAGACCGAGACATATGGAAGAAGTCACCAACAGAGTGTGGTGTATTAGAAACCATTGAAGTCGAAGGTCAAGAGATGACAGTGAAGTTAGATACAGGTAATTCAGTTTCAGCTTGTTCACTTCATGCAGAAGATTTAAAGGTTAACGGTAAGATAGTTACATGGACAACGGAAGGTGTTAAGTATAAGAAACCACTAAAGAGAATGGTTACTTTATTAAAACCAGCTGAAGACAGACCAGTCGTAGAACTTGAGTTAAACTTTCTAAACACTATATATGAGCAAGAAGTTAGTTTAGATACTAGAGGTGCAATACCGTTTCTTGCGAACCGTGACCTTATGCAACGTGCAAACTTAATGATAAATCCAGCACGTAAGTTCATGATTACAAACAAACGTGATGAAAGGGATGATAGTTAATTTATAAACAGACTTGACAATGCACTAAGCTTTATTATATACTGCTGACATGATTATGAAAACTGAACCCAAAAAAATTAATATCCAAGACCGAATGCGCGAGAAAGCAATCGATGCCTATGATGAAGTTGAGTTCCAAATCGATTCCTTTGTGGACGATAAGAAGAGCTCCTTCTCAATGTACAAATATCTTAAGCAACTAGATTATAGTTCTAAAGTAATTACCTTCATGAAAGGTAAAACACTTCAAGCACAATTAGAAGTTAAGAACGAAGAAGGTTGTGAACAGTTAGAAGAAGCTTTCAATTTCCTTACCAAGAAACAAAAGAAAGACTACATCAAATTCTTAGAGAGTATCGAATCCGATATCGATAAGTATTGTGACGAGTACAAACCAGTACGTAGAATTAAACCTATGACCCCTAAGAGGATGGTAAGGAAGCTTCCGTTCTTAGAGGAGTGGGAAGGTTACAAGTCTATAGACAAGGAAGAGATACCAAGAGCATTAGACTTGTTCACATACAATACTGCATCTAAGAAGTTTACACATTTCAGTGGCCACCTTGCAGTTAAAGGTTCTAGAATTACAGGTTATGACTTATGTAAAGAAAAGACCTTGACAGATTACAAGTTGCTTGATAGACTGGTAACAGGTGGTAATATTATTGCTCGTGGATTTATGGATGAGATTCCTAGGTCGAAGTTGAAAAACGGAAACGACTTGATTACCAAAAATACATTATTATTAAAAGTGATTAAATGATACTTATAGACTTTACTCAGACCATCATTGCTGGTCTAATGGCACAATTAAAAATGAATGGTGGAGAAATGAGTGAGGACATGTTGAGACACATGATTCTAAACTCAGTCAGAAACTATCAAAAGAAATACTCAGGCGACTATGGTGAGATAACTCTTTGCACGGATGCAGCCAATCCGTGGAGACGTGACTTCTATCCACAGTACAAAGCAAATCGTAAAAAGTCTAGAGAGGCTGACGATAAAGATTGGGGTATGATATTCGATACCCTTCACAAAGTTAAGATGGAAATCAAAGAGAACTTTCCATACCGTTACATGTATGTTGAGAAGTGTGAAGCTGATGACATCATTGCAGTGTTGACTAAACATGCAAAGGAAGATGTACTCATTGTCAGTGGAGATAAAGACTTTCAGCAATTGCATAAATACCCATATGTAACTCAATGGAGTCCCAATCTCAATAAGATGATTGATTGTCAAGACCCCGATTTATTTTTGAGAGAACATATTCTTACTGGTGATAAGTCAGATGGAGTTCCAAACATTCTATCTAATGATGATTGTTTAGACCTAGGTATTAGACAGACACCCTTAAGGAAACCTATCAAAGATAAGTACTTAAGAATTACAATTGAGAGTGACGATAAATACTATCGTAACTATTTAAGAAACCAAACTTTAATTGACTTAGAGTTTATACCAGCTGAGATAGAACAGAATATCTTAGAAGAGTTTGATGAGACTGAACCTGTAAGGGGTAAAGTATTCGACTATCTAAGAACTCATAGACTAGACCAGTTGTTAAATCATGTAGAGGATTTTACATTATGACCGAGAAAAAAAGAGGAAGAGGGCGACCTAAAGGAGCTCCCAATAAACCTAAAATGAAGTTGATTACCGAAAGAGCAACACTTCAGAAAAATGCAGATGTATATGAAATATTATGTCAAGCAAATATTGTTGCTGAGAGTAATCCAGAGCAAGCAGTTAACGGATTGAAAGTATTCAATGAAACTAATGGTGGAGTTAAGAAAGTATTGCAGTGGCAATTCGATGAGAATATTTCATCCGTCTTACCCGAAGGTAAAACACCTTACAGAGAGAACTCAGCACCTAGCTCTGATTTAACAGAAACATCACTTAGATTTGAACATAGGTTGTTCCAGTATTTTGTTACGGAACAAATCTCTGCAACTAAGAGAGAAGCAATGTGGATTGGTCTTCTAGAAGGTATTCCTAAAGAGGAAGCTGAACTACTTGACCTAGTCAAAGATGGTGTTTGGGCATTCCCTAACATCACTTCAAAAATCGTGAAAGATGCCTTTCCCGAGATTAATTGTTAACTAAATATAAGAGTAGACCGAGACTATACATATTATAAGGGAAGTTAGATACAATTTAACTTCAGTAAACAACTTTCTAGTCTAGTTCTGCTCCATGGAGAATAAATAAATTATGGCAACAAATGAACCCCAAACTGTCTCACAGTTTGCACAAGAAAAACCCGAACCAACAGAGTTAGAAAGAATCCAACAAAGGATTGCTGACTACAAAGTAGGGTTTACCGTTAATAGTGCTAGTGTTATCAATGCACTAATCCAATCGCATTTGCAAAGTGGAAAGGTCACCCAAGGTGAACTCGTACCATTGCATACTGTGACTGAAGAGTACGCTGCTGGATTAGCAGAGTACAATCAGATTGTCGAGAATGCACAACGTAGGTCTCAAGAACTTATCGCTGCAGACCAACTTGCAAAAGCAGAGGCATTCGAAAAATCACAACAAGAACAACAGCAAAGACTTGCAGACGAAAGAGTTGCAAGGAAAGAAGCAAACAATAAGATTGCACAACTTGAAGCTGTTCTTGCATCACATGGAATTGGTGTTGACTTAAACGGTGATGGAGTTATCGGTGTTAAACAAGGTACATTAAACAAAGATGGTTTTGTTGAAATGTCTGCTGAGGAAGTAGCAGTACTTGCCAAGAAACATGGATACGAAATTCCACAACCACCCGCTGTACAACAAACCCCTTTAGCAAAACCTAGTAAGGCAACAGGTAACATGGGTCTTGCACGTGCAATGAATCCTGCTACAGAAGATACAGTTGTTGTTGGAACAGACGTAGAAGTAAATGAAACATCATTCGTTGACCCGACAGAAGTCGAACCTTTCGTTCCTTTAAATACACCACAGTCTGATACAAGATATCAACCAAGTGGGAATACAACCGAGTCTTTCTTTGATGAAGTTGCAAGAGTAGAAGAAGTTGCTCAGGCAGATGAATTCGTAGAAGAGATTACAGATGAGTCCTATCAATCAATCGATAATGCAACACCCGAAGAGTGGGATGAAGCAATCTCAACCGATGAAGCTTTCAATGAGAAGGTAGCGGAAACTAAACAAGCATTCGATGAGTACGAAGAAGACCAAGGGTTTGAAGTATCAGACGAAGTAGAACCATTAGGTTCAGAGTTCTCAGTACAGGAAGAAGATACAAGAACTGAATCTGAATTTGCAAAACCAGTAATCACTGGTGGTAACTTTAAACCAAGAGCAGAAACTCTACAGACTGGTGACTCAGTAAAAGCACCAGCTGAAAAAGCAATCCCTTCATATGATAGTGAAGAGGAATTACTTGCAGCTGCACAAGCAAAGATTGACCAAAAGGTTCAAGATGATATCGATGAAAAACAATTCAACGAATCATTCGAAGAAGAGCCATACGATGAGATTACAATCCCATCAAGTGCAGAACTTGAAGCAATGACTAAGAAAGGTATTGTTACAGCTGCAGATGAGTTGAACTTTACACTTGATAAGTCTCAAACTAAAGCACAAATGATTGAGTCCTTCCAAGACCAAACAGATGAATTAATACAATCACTACAGGATGATGGGTCATTCGTATCAGCAGTCGACAGTGATGAAGGAAGTGATAATGACAATGATACTGTGCGAGACGGTGGATACTTCTAAGGAATCAGAAGTACTACCCCTTGAATTAGACAAAGTAAGTCACAGATACGTAGAACGTTTTCAAGATATTGAAGATGACGTTCTACGTTTAAACTTCCCCCTTGAATATACAATCCGTTTAGGAATCCAATACGACACCCCCTATGTAAATCTTTACCTTGATGGTAATGAGTTAATTTTCTCAGCACACGACAGAGACCAAGATGGATTACACATTAGACCGTATCTATACAACAGACATGGTGACCCAAAGAGCTGTAAGATTTCAAAAGAGAAGTCAGCACAGTTTTTTATCATACCCAAGTATTTTACTGAAGGAGTAATTGACGTTGGCGACACAATCGAGTTTTCTTACCAAGAACAGGTTTTGGATGGAGAAGAAAGACATATTAGGTGTAGACGTGTCGAAACGTAACATCCCAATAATGGCTGTTGACCAGTACGATTTTTTAGAACACCGTAGAGAACAGGAAAAGAAACATTGGGGTCGACAAGACCAAGACCAATTAAACGAACTCAGTTCTATTCTTACAGTCGAAGTTAACACCACAGAGTTATGCAATAGGACATGTTCATTTTGTCCACGTGCAAATCCCGAAGTGTTTCCAAATAGAAATTTACATATGACACCCAAGGCTGCAAAGACCATTGGAGATGAATTACATAAGAATGGATTTAAAGGTAAGATATCCTTAAGTGGATACGGAGAGAATTTACTTAACCCAAGGTTCAGAGAAATCGTTCACACCTTTAGGACAGCAGTTCCTTATGCAACACTAGAGTGTAACACTAACGGAGATAAACTCACTAGAGAATATGCAGAAGAGTTATTTGAGTTCAGTGGATTAGATTTACTCTACATCAATCTCTATGACGGAGTCGAACAGATAGAACACTTTGATGAGATAATGAAAACCATCCCCGAAGAGAAATACAAATACAGAATGCACTGGGGTGATTTCGAAACACATGGATTGATATTAAACAATCGTAGTGGAGTTATGGACTGGGTAGGAATTGAGGAGAGTACAATTGAAGCGCTACAAGGTAAACCGTGTCATTATCCTTTTTATAAAATGTTTGTTGATTGGAATGGTGATGTTTTATTCTGTTCCAACGATTGGGGTAGAGAGCATGTTGTAGGCAACTTGTTATCAGAAACCCTACATAATGTATGGTTCTCTAAACCTATGAATAAAATTAGAAAGAAATTAATGAAGGGTGACAGAAGTATGTCCCCATGTAACAAGTGCAGTGTCGATGGTAGCTTGTTCGGTAAGCAATCTTTCGACATAGTGAGTGAATATTATGAGAGTAGTAATAACAGGAAGTAGTGGTCTTGCAGCTGTAATTAAAAGAACATTAGAAGCAACACCGTATAGAGGAAACACCATCGAAGTCACACCAGTCAGATGTGATGATATCACAATGAATGGAGTAAACTTTTGGGGATTCAGAGGTCATAAACCTATGGATGTTTTAATCAATCTTGCACACCAAGACCAAGCTAAGATTCTAGATATTGCTCATGAGGCATGGGAGTTAGAGAAGACTAAGACTATTATTAATATCTCTAGCCGTGCAGCTCAACCAAACATATCTAAAGGTTACATGTACGCATCAGAGAAAGCACAACTCAATCACCTTGCAAACAATTATCAGTACAACTCTAAGAAGAGATACAAAATGACTAATCTAAACCTAGGACTTCTCAACGATGAGAACCTACCTAGTGTTAAACACCAAGATGTTGCTGGGTTTATTTACAAGCTAATTACGTCCTATCCCGACTATGAGATTGCAGACGTGACATTACAAGCACATGCAAACTACCAAGATGTGCAGAGTGACAAGGAAACTTTAAAGGATGTTTACTATCATTTACACACTGATTAGTTATAAATAATACTATGACAGAATACAACGACTTCGGATTTACAGCGATGGATGCAGATGAACTTGCAGCCATTGATACAAAGATTATCGAGAAGACTACAACTGCAACGGATGTAATCAACAAACTTGATAATTTTGTGAGACCCCTACTTGAGAATCTTGCAAAGGATTCAGACAAGGACTATATCTATTGGCCCAATAGAGTAGACATCATAAACAAGAAACTTAAAGAACTGGACGAAATACAAAAGAGTCTATAAAAGGCCTAGACAGCACCCCCCGCTTTTTGATATACTGTACTCCAATAAAGAAATAACTTAAGGAGTTACAACATGAGAAAGCATCGTGATAGTATATACACGTCCCCCGAATCCCAAATGGCCATTGTTAAGATGGGTCGAGAAATCATAACCATGTGTGAAGTAGGAGAACTACATGCAGGCAATGATGAAGAGTCATTAAAACTATGGAATGCAGCGGTCACTGCAGGCAACAAAATGACCACTGTAGGATTGACCTATTCTAGGTTTAATTCAGTGGACGACCTAACCCCCCTTGAAAAGAAAGCAGTACTTACATACGTCAAAGAACGTGCTACCGAGGCCTTGACAGCAGGCTAAGCTTTTTGGTATACTATGTATATAATGAAAAATCAAGGAGACACTATGAACCAATCATTAAAAACTAAAATCACTTCATTGACCTCTATGGCAGAGTTGAATGAGGTTATCGCACTTTGTAATGAAGTGAAGAAACTGAATGCCAAGACCTCTTTGGTCGAAGGTGCAAAAGTCTATGTAGTCCAAAAGACTAAAAGGACTTTGGGGACTTTAATCAAAGTCAAGATTTCAAGGGCAACTGTAGAACTACCAAAAGGTAGATATTCAGTTCCTTTATCAATGTTGGAGGCAGCGTAATGAAATTATCAGAATTAGTCAACGAAGTGAATCAAGAACAAGAACTCTTAGAGTTGTGTGAGACACTTTGTGAGCAATTAAATGCTGTACATCTTGAAGCATTCCCATCATTAGACTACTACAACTGGAGAGTTAATTCAGCGGGTAGGAAGTATATCAAGATTATCTGCAACAGTGGTAATCAAGATTCTGTTTGGGGATTTGTCAACAAGAAAGAATTCACTAAAGTCAGAAAAATGGAAAGAGTGAATGGTATCGTTGAAAAGGAAGTCACGTTCAAAGTGGGTGACGTTCTTGCAGCTGCTGGATGGCAAACTCCAGCATTGAACAAAGCAAGAGGTAACCTCTTTATGGAAGGTGGATACCCAGTATCTAGAAGTAACCAACATGGGCCTCATTACTTAATATGAAAAATTCAAAACAACTTAAGGACAGTGTAACTCCAAAGCATACCACGGATTGGTATGTTAAGTGGGTTGCATCTGTTTTTGTTCTAGCAGCGATGTCCCTTCGAGGTATCGATGGTATGGCACATTATGACTTAGGTCTTTCCATGATTGGAATTGCACTTTGGTTATGGGTGTCATTCTTATGGAACGATAGAGCATTGATATTACTCAATGCAGTAGGACTGCTGTTTCTATTCAAGAATGCCTTGACAATGGCTCTGGCTTTTTGATATACTAACAGTATAGGAAATTAAATAGGAAAGTAAATATGTTAAATCTAATCATCCAAACCCAGTACAAAGAAAACTATGCAGCTCATGACGAGGGTTATGTGCATGGTGTCTCTGAACCGTACTGGAAGTTTAAGGGTGGTTCGTCCTATCTGATTACAGATATCGATTTCCTTAACACGGAATATTTACAAGGTCTTGTAGACGAGACTGCATTCCTTCACACGCAGAAGAATGAGATGGCTGAGGCATACGTCCTCAATTGGGAACTCATTGATGAGAAGGATGTGTACAACCACATTGAGAAGTGGGAGTCACCTTACATTCTTGAGAAGAATGCCGAAGGTAATTGGACTTGCAAGAAGGTCACTGAGAACGGTGACTATGGTTACATGAAAAAAGAGATTTTATCAAGAGTCCAAGTTTGGACTTATGATGCAGATGCTACATGCACAACAGATGTGGCTACGTACCATGTTGAATACATCATGGTAGATGGTACTACTCTTGAGAGTGAGAAAGCTCTCGGTGAGTGGTTAGAAAATAATTTAAAGAACGAGGTAGCGTAATGATTATAAAAGAATATGAAGTAGATGATACAGGTGTTGGTGGCACCTCTCTCAAAGGATACTTAACAACCACCTATGATACCCTTGTAAGTCTTTTAGGAAAACCGACTTACATGGATGCAGACCCATATGCAAAAGTTAATTGTGAATGGTGTCTAACTGTGAAGTACTTTGAAGAAGAAGGTATGGAAGAGTATGATTATGACCGTGAAGCGGTTACAATCTATAACTGGAAGGATGGACACGTCCCTCTTAATGAGTATTCATGGCACGTGGGTGGTAAATCCTACAATGCTACGGAACTCGCACAAATGATTGTAGAGGGTAATATTAAACCCGACTACAATGCAAATTCTTAGGAGAATGATATGAGTTTAGATTACGAAAGTGCAAAACTAATTGCATCGTGTACAGAAGGTAAATTGACAGCCGACGATGTCATGAATCTAGCAACGTATGGTACTACCAACGCTGCTGACATGAATCCATTCCAAACGGAATTGGATTTCACAGGGTGTCCATGTGGGGTATTGAATTGTCCCGATGAGTATGCCCATACAACGAGTGGGTTTTAATATGGAAGCTGAAGTAGTTACAATTTCATGGATAGGTGGTTTCGTTCTATGCACCTTTATGATGGTGTTAACCTTTTTAGGGTTGCATATCAACAAACCGTTTCCATGGGAAACACGTAGACAGTTTGACAAGAATGATGTCAAATATAGAGATGGCGACAACACATGATTGTTGAAGAGAACACAATGTTAGAATTGAATGGTGTACAGATTGTACACCTCTTTCCTAACGGTTACGGTGCCAGTGTAGTCAAGCATGACATGTCATATGGCGGTAAACAAGGTTTATGGGAAATGGCGGTTCTCAAAAACGGTGAGTTGTGTTATAATACTAGTGTAACTAGTGATGTCTTAGGACATTTATCAGACGAGGACGTTGAGTTCCATCTGAAGGAGATAGAAAACTTATGAGTAATTTTCATTTGAACCAAAATCAACTAACATCGGCAGATTTGCCGTTCGAACCAGCAGAATGGTTTCCCGAATTAGACCTATTACAGGAAAGCGGTAAAATTAACATGTTTGAAGCCCCAAGATGGTTAAGGGAAAACTTCGGTTTTTCTAGAGAACAGGCAGAAATCGTTTTTAAGGCTTGGGTGGAGTATAAATCATGAAAATGAGATATTATTATTTGGTTGCTGGTGCAATTTTAGGTTTTTTGACTGGCACCCTCTCTCAGAAAGCTTATGCATTCGATGAAAATGGTGAAATTGTCTGTATGGCAAAAAATATTTACTTCGAAGCAGGTAATCAGCCGATTGCTGGTAAAATAGCGGTTGCACAAGTCGTGATGAATCGCGTTGCAGACCGAGATTATCCCGATACTATTTGTGGAGTCGTTTATCAAGCAAAGTGGAAGACTAATTGGAAGGGAAATCCAATGCCAGTTAGAAATATGTGCCAATTTTCGTGGTTTTGTGATGGCAAAGCAGATGTACCCGAAGATAGTCACACTTGGATGGTGTCATTACAGGTTGCACAGTCTTTGGCATTTGGTGAGTGGGCAGATATTACTGAAGGTGCCACACATTACCATAATGACCAAGTATATCCTTATTGGGCAGACTCATTAAATGAGACTGTAGTCATTAACAATCACATATTTTACAAATGAACATATTTTACTTACACGAAGAACCCGAAATTGCAGCTAAACTACATTGTGACAAACATGTAGTTAAGATGATTATCGAATATGCCCAACTCTTGTCAACTGCACATAGAATGCTAGATGGTAAACACTATATTGACGATTCGAGTGGACGTAGAATTCAAAGATGGAGACTTGAAGGTGAAATGGATAACTTATACAAGGCTTCACATGTCAATCACCCATCCAATATATGGGTTCGAGAGAATGCAGTTCACTACCAATTTGTATATGACCTATTTGCAGCTTTATGTAAGGAGTACACCCATCGTTATGCCAAGGCCCATTTAACGCAGGAAAAACTACTGGATTTACTAAACCAGTTACCAAACAATATTGACCTTTGTGCATGGAGAGAACCACCTCAATGTATGCCCGATGATGTCAAAATGAAATCATCTATAGATGGTTACCATAAATACTACAACAAATACAAAAAAGATTTTGCAGTATGGACTGCAAGACCAACACCCGAGTTTATGTATGCCTCTATATGATTTTTTAAATAATGAAACTGGTGAGATTGAAGAGCATAATATGTCTTATACCAAACTCGACCAATTCAAAGAAGACAACCCACACCTCAAACAAGTTATACTTGGAACGCCAAGCATTGTTGGTGGTCATGGTGACAGGGTGAAACTTGATAATGGCTTCAAAGAAGTCCTCAATAAAATTTCTTCTGCAAACCCAGGCTCACCTATGGACAGACATAGACAACGTGGAGTCAAAGAAGTTAAGACTAAAGAAATAGTTAAAAAGCATCTAGACATTCAATCAAGAAAGAAGTAGAATAGACTTATGGGTAATTTATTAGAGTTATGGGAATTAGAACACCTAGATTTACATACCGTTCAAAAGGATGGTAAGAGATTTTACACAAATGGTGATGAAGACTTTCACTATCCAAGTGTAACAACGGTTGTCGGATTACTTAACCGAGACCATATTAGATTGTGGAGAGAACGAGTTGGTGAAGAAGAAGCCAATCGTATCTCAACTGGTGCAGCCAAACGTGGTACATCATTCCACCAAGTAGTAGAAGACTACTTAAGACAAGAGAAGGAAGTCACCTTCTCAGACATTATAGAAGAAAAAAGATTTAAAGGTGTCCAACCAGTACTAGATGAAATAGTACCGATTGCATTAGAGGCACCATTATTGTCTCGCAAATTAGAAATGGCTGGACGAGTAGATTGCATTGGTGTATTTGATGACATGCTATCTATAATAGATTTCAAGACTTCATCTTCCTACAAGGAAGAGTACATGGCAAAACCTTGGTTCTATCAAATGACTGCATATGCAATCATGGTGGAAGAACTTACAGGAACACCAATCGAAGAGATTACTGCTATTGTGAGTTTAGAAAACGGTATGTTTCAAATCTTCTCAGCAAACCCTATGGACTATGTTGAAGATTTGTACAAATTGAGAAAACAGTATGGTAATCTACACGGAGTATAAAATTGATAAGTAAAAAAGAATTTACGGAACAAGTGGAAAAGTTATTGATAGGTGGTAAGACCGATGTTATGGGAGCAATCATAAAAGTTTGTGATGATAACAAAGTCGAACCCGAATCAGCGAAGAGGTTAATATCCCAACCTCTCAAAGAAAAGTTAGAAGCTGAAGCAACTAATTTGAAAATGATTAATAGGGGTTCATCATCACAAGGAACTATTGCTAGTTTCTTTAACAAGTAAGGTAATTATGAAAAAAGGTGATATCGTCACAGTAGTGGCAATCAGTGGGGAGTATGTAGGTGAGTATGACAGTCAACGTGATACGTCTATTACATTAACCAACCCAAAAATGATAGTTCAAAATCCCGAAGGTGGAATGGGTTTTGCAAGAGGCGTAGCAGTAACAGGATGTCAGAATCCCGAGACAATTACGTTTAACAACTATGTGTTTACAACAGAATCAAACGAAGGTGTTGCTGACGCATATGAAATTGCAACTGGAAAGAAAGAAGCTCCTAGAGTTGAAGTTCCAGCAGAGAAGAAGATTATTACTTAATGACTTCTAGAGAAGGATATGATGCATACACTTTATACCTTGGGATAAAATTACATTTTCACTCCAAGGGATATGATTTCGTTAAGTATAACGGAAAGGTGAAGTCAGACATCAACTCTTTCTTAAAAAGAAAAGACAAATACCATTTTGGTAAGTTGTACAGAACGTATAAAGAAGAACTGCAAGACTTCTACATTGCAAATCTATCACACAAAGATTTCTGGGCGGGTGACCTTCTAGATAAAGAATGTGATAAGAGATATAGAGAGTGGAAGAAGAGAAATCAGAAGCTTAGTTATATGTTCGAAACAGAAGTGAACGACTTGATACGAAAGTACAAGATTCAAACACAACTGAAAGTAGTTGACGGTCAACACCCTAGACTACTTAAATCTTATATGAGTAAGGATGTAAGTTTAGAGACCATTTGTATCATGGATGAAATAATTGGTTTCACGAAGGACTGGGAAAGATTGATTTCGGAAAAAGTCGTCTACCCCGACTTACACATTAAGATAAACAAGTATAAGTCATTCATAAGTTATGACGTTAAGAAATACAGAGAGAAACTCCTAGAGATATGCTCTTAAGATATGTACCGATTGGCCACATAACATTATATGTATAAAAACATCAAGCTCAAGAATGACTAAATACACAGTACATTTCAAAAACCCTCTTGTAGGATTAGTAAGAGTGTACTATAATAGGAGTATAAGAACTAAGGTTTTTATACATGATAAAATGCAATAAAATGCGATATAATTGTACGATAAAATAGGAGAATACAATGTCAAGTAGTTTAGATAAACTAAGAGCTGCAATGGAATCAGCTTCCCCAACAGGCGGAGAAAAAAAATCCTACTCAGACGACACTATGTGGAAACCCGAACTCGATAAGAGTGGTAACGGTTACGCTGTAGTTCGTTTCTTACCCACCCCCGAGGGAGAAGAGATGCCATGGGTATCATATTTCGACCACGGTTTCCAAGGGCCAGGTGGCTGGTATATTGAGAAGTCTTTAACGACTCTTAATAAACAAGACCCTGTATCAGAATACAATACTCAGTTATGGAATACTGGTGTTGAGGCAAACAAAGACCAAGCACGTAAACAGAAAAGACGTTTACACTATGTGTCTAACATCCTTGTTATCTCAGACCCTAAAAATCCTGCTAACGAAGGTAAAGTGTTCAAGTACCGTTTTGGTAAAAAAATCTTTGAAGCACTCAAGGAAGCAATCTCACCAGCATTTGAAGATGAGAAAGCAATCAATCCTTTTGACCTTAGAGAAGAAGGTGCAAACTTTAAGATTAAAATTAGAAAGGTAGATGGTTACTGGAACTATGACAAATCAGAGTTTGACACACAAGCACCTTTATTTGATGATGAGCAAAAGCTTGTAGATGTGGTAAACAACCTACATAGCTTAAGTGGAATTATTGCACCAAGTGAGTTTAAATCTTACGAAGAGTTAAAAGAGAAACTCGATAGAGTTCTTGGATTAACAGGTGCAGTAACTAACTCTACAGCTGAGTCAGTTGCAGATGATTTGGAAGAACTTCCATGGTCAGATGTTAACACGTCTCCAGTTGCAGAAGAACCTGTAGTTGCATCAGCAGAATCTACTCCTCAAGCAGAAGAAGATGATGCGATGGACTACTTTAAGAAACTGGCTGCTGATAGTTAGTAGTTAGATTTCTTATTTGGGGCAGTCGTGTATATTCAAAATGTGTCCTTGAAAAAAGACGACTGCATCACTGAGACCGTGGAAAAAGATTGGGGGTACTCAGTAAGGGAAAGGTCAATAGCATATAGCGGATTGGTCGGTGAAGAACGGGTTGCTGTAAGGCGTGGGGTGACTTCACATTTTTTAAGAGAAATATTATGCCAAGTGTAACACCAAAAATAAATCCAAAGAATCGGAACGTAGAAGGGTTCGACCAACTACTTCGCAGATTTAAAAGGGATTGTGAAAGAGCTGGTATAGTTCAAGAGTGTAGGGATAGGAAGTATCATATCAAACCTAACACTATCAAAAACGAAAAGAACCAACAACTAAAAAGACGTAAGAAACTAGATGCAAAAAGAGCATCAATGGGTAGACGAGGATTTAGGTGATATCATGTCTTCCAAACAATGGCACGGTGGCAAAGGTTCACAACGTAGGAATTCAGACGAATCAGCATATGCTGACAACTGGGATAAAATCTTCGGTAAGAAGAAACCAGTAGTTAAGGTTCGTAAGGAAACACCATCACACGGACGTACTCAAGTCCAAAGAGATAAAACCAAATACAATCGAAAGGTAACTAAGGCAGATATCCTTAGAGGCCCAGACTTAATCTAATTCTGATTTACAACTGCAGTTCTATTAATAGTACTATCTGTGGGTCTAGGATTAGGTGATGCAGATATCGTATTGTTGGTTACATTGTTATTAGTGTTTTGTTGTGCAACAGATGTAATACTAGGGTCGGGTCTCTTGGGGCCCATTTCTTTAGCACGGTCTGCTGAGTCTTTAATCCTATCACCTTGGTCTCTCTCTAAACGAGTCAGTTCCATTCTCTCTTTCTCTGTAAGACCTTCACCCTCATCAAAGAATTCATCATCTGTTTGTTTTCCTTGGAGTTCATTTCTTCTTTGTTGAGTTGCAAGGTCACCAGCGTTTGCTGGGATGTAGTCTTCTCTTGTATCAAGTTCTTTCTGAGCTCTATTAATATCTAGGACTTCAGCTGCTTGTCTTTCTAGCAACTCTTCAGTGGTTACCCCTTTTGTTCCGTTTTCGAAACTCAATCCGTTCTCAAAAAATCGACCATCTAACTCACCCTTGTCTGCTTTTTCTTGATAGAACTCTCTCTTCTGTTCTTCGGTTGCATCTTCACCATTGATTTTTAAGTTACTGAATTTAACTCTATTTTCAACTTCTTGTTGTCTTGCATCCATGATATCTTGAACATTGAAATAATCCTGTTCAGATTCATTCCTTTCTTGCAGTAAATCCTTAGATGAGATTGCATCCATTGCTATGTCTTGGTCAACATCAGCCTCTGCTTGTTCCATCATCTGTTTCTTCATATCTTTTGCATCAGAGTCACCTCTACCCCAACCCCAGTTGAGAGCGTCTTCACCATACTCTGCTTTTAATTTTGCATCAATTTCAGCTTCTTTAGCCTGCATGGCAATTTCTTTTTGTTCTTCTTGAAGTCTTTCCTTTTCCTTTTCCTTTTCTTTGATTGCCTCTTTCTTAGCATGTTCTGCCTCTTCTTCTTCAGAGGTTAGACCTAAGAAACTTTTGATACCGAACACCTTATCAGAGAACCAGTCCTTTACTTTCTGCCAGACTTCTAGGAAACCATCTACAATGTTGGTAACTACTTCTGTTACCTTAGTCTTCATCATTTCAAATTTTTCTAGGATTTGGTCTTTGAACTTCATGAATATAAGAACTAATCCAACTGCAAGAAGTAAAACACCAGCTCCGATTAGTACAAACGGTGATGCAAGTATTGCTGGGATTGCAGCTAACATTGCTGGGATTCGTGCAAGTAGAGATACAAACCTTGTTGCACCTTTCATTAACATCTTAGGTGCCATCTTAATTGCTTTGAGTCCTTTACCGCCCATAGTCTTTGCACCGTTCTTCATAGTGTTACCTAAGTCAGACATCTTACCTTGGAAAAGTTTTGCTTTCTCAGAGAACATATCTTTAACAGGTTGAAACTTCTCTCCGACTTTATTTTTTACATTAGAAACTTTACTAGTAACACTATCCTTTGCAGCTGTGAATTTTTCACCCATAGCACTCATCTTTTCACTTGCTGAAGTTTTCATTGTGGTAAAGAATGCACCTGCTGATGCGACTAGGGCCCAAAAGAGGTCTTTTAATTTATCTACTGGATTACCAAGTTTATCACCTAAGAATTTACCGAAATTCTTAAACTCAGTCCCAACAGTTTTTAAGTTGTTACCAAACTTAGTGACATCATCAAGCATACCACCGATATCCAATAGTCCACCAGTAAGGTCTTTTATTGCACCCGAGAAGTTATCAAACCTTTCACTAGAAGATGCCTTTTTCATATCTTCCGTAAATTTTTCTTCTAACTTGATTCTCTCTTCTTCGGCTTCTTCAAGCTCTTTGTTTGCTTTTTCTATTTTGGCTGCACGGAACTTTTTGATTTCAGTTTCCTTTTTATCAATCTCTTGTTGAATCTCATCAATCTCTTTTTGTTTCTGAAGACGGTCTTCAATTCCATGAGTGATATCATTATCAATATCAAACTGCTTTCCTGCAGCTTTACGTTTCATCTCATTGAGTGTCTTGTTACGATTGATTTCAGCTTGTTCTTCTTTGAGAAGTTTATCTCTTGCATCGGTGGAGGCAGTAGACTTGGCCTTATTCTTTTCGAACTCGGTCTTGTCAAAATCTTCCATTGCTTTGGCAAGTTTCTTTTTAGATAGAAAGCCAGAGAACGTGTCCCTAGTATCCTTACGAATATCTGCAGCGGAGATTGCAATCTCCTTGTTTACTTCTGCAAGATTATCCACTAGACCTTTGAAAGGTTTGTTCAACCCCTCAGAAGCTTTACCTAGTTTATCTGCAAGTTCCTGTGCTTTCTTATCTATTTCGTCTGCCATTGGTTATGTCCTAGTTAGGGTTATCGTCGCCGTGTTCTTTCGCTGCACTTGAAGTGTATAGTCCAAACCAAGCTGCTCCAGCACCGACTAGTACGGAAATTAATCCCGACTGTTCTAGTGTTGGGTCTGCCAAGTCCATAAACCAAAATGTTGCATAATAAAGTAGGTACATGTAAATACCTAGGAATGCACGAGGTATAATTCTCCATGCATCAATTGTCTTGGCTGCAAATATCCATTTTTGCCAAGGGTTCTTTCTGTCTTCTTGAGTTAGTTCAAAGATTTCCTGTTTCAGTTCTCCGATTTCAGAAACCATGCTCATAAACTTTTTCAAGTCAATCTCGACTTCATTACGACTCATGTCGCCTTGAAATTTATCCATATCGCTCATTAGTGTGTCCTCTAATTATTATCTGTTTTGTTTATTCCTTTCGGCCTCCTCTTCGAGGTGGTTCAAAAGGAGCTTAATGTAAATCTCTCTTTCCCATGGCATCATGTCTTCCAACTCATTCAATGAATATTTGTGGTGTTGCATCATTTGGAAATTAGTATTGTAATAGTTTACTAATCCCTCATGAGAAAGAGCCATTAAAAAAAAGAGTTTATACCTTCTAATACTCTTTTGTTTTCTCTTTCACAAACATTACATTTCCATTCTGCAGTATGAGAAAGTTTAGGTAGGTCGTCAAACCAGTCACCTAACAATTCTAACTGCTTATAAGTTAGAGAATCAATGAATTCATCTAAATCAGATTTACTCATGTCACTCTTATCATAAACTTGTTCATCATCAAAGATAGATGTAATAGAATTCTTAACTACATCTAGTCCAACGTCTGCATCAGCTTGATTCAAACTAGTAGACTTGATGTCTTTAACCAAGGGTGTTCTAACTTCGATACCAACAGTGTCACTTATCATGACCGTATTGGATGTAGGTTGTTCACCATTAGCTTCAATTTCATCTAAGTTGATACCGATTTTCTCAGTACCAGTACAGTCTTCAGTTCTGCATTGTAACGTTAGTTCTATCGTTTCACCTACAGATACAGCACGAACCTTTAAAAATAGATATTCTAAATCTATCATTGCAAGTTCATCTGCATTTACTTTATCAAAAGTAACTGCATTGATTAACTCCTTTACTGCATTCAATGACTGTACAGCATCTTCACTTTCTCTCGCAAGTATCAATACCTTTTGTTCTTTTACAAGAAACGGTCTAAACTTTACCTCAGTACCGTCACTTGGTAGCACACACGTATAGGTGGGTGCTGATTGGATTGGTAATCCCATAATTTACTCCATATTGTAATTAACCGCCACCAAATATATTTCTAAATCTGTTTGCAGCTGAATCGACTTGACTTAACTTCTTAAAGTATCCGTCAGCCTCTTTATTGAAACGTCCCCCAACTTTTAATGCTGTGAGCGCTCCATCTAAAACTTGTCCACCTCTATTTATAGTTTTCAACGGAGTCAATTCTTTCCTTTTAGTTTGTAACTTCTCATACTCTTCTTGATAGCTTCTGTTTGGTTTTCTCTCTTCTACTAGGTATTCGGTTGTCCAGTTTCTATACTGGAATGTTGCACTAATTTCTAAGATTCCTTCTTCGTCTGCACCAAAATTCATTGCATCAAATGATGAAGGGTACACATCATAATACGTATATTTCATTGACTTTGTCTCATCCTTTCTCAATGCATACACTTCCATTGTACCGATATAAGTATCTAAGTATTTCATTACTGGTATCTGTGCTGAACCAACTCTGCTTGTATCATCCGTTCCTTGGTAAATCCAATTATGCCATGCTTCTATTAATGCACGGTCATGGAATGATTGGTCACAGAGAAATGATATATCAACAAACCCACCTTGGTCTACAGTTCCATCGGGGATTTCATATCCCGAATTGTATTGGTCTCTTGTATTAGTTCCTAAAGATGAACCTTCCATATCTACACTTCTACATCTAAGCATATCACCTTCTGTAAATTGCCACCCTAGGGTTGATGGTGATAAAAGAGAAACATCGAATAGGTTTGCTCTTGCACCTGTATCAAAGTTTGCTTTAAATGTGTCTATTGTTATACTCATTAAATTTTCCTTCTACTGTCTGCATATACAGTGTTTGCGTTTACATTAAATTGTGCTGTTGGCATCATCATTAATGTTTCCCATTGTTCTCTTGGTACTTTAACAATTCTTGCACCGATATGAGATGTTAAATATCTTTTGATACACGGCCCGGCATTTCTTAGACCACTTTCTATTTGGGTCAAGTCATAGTCTACAAGCATTCTATCATCATCCTCACCTTCCATAGTAAATTCAAATAACTTACTTAACAAAGGTACTCTCATTGTAGGTGAGATGTAATGGATATTGATTCCTAAAAATCCATTGTTATATAATTCTAATGGTACGACAATTGGATACTTATCCCAATACGGCAATGTGTCTTTCCACTTTGCATCATAATGGAACATGTATACTCCACCTTGTCTCAGTCCAGTATTAGTGACCGTGTCTAATCCTTTCATAATCTTTATTGGTTTGATTTTTAAATCACGGACGTTTTGTCTAAACCATTGCAGACTATCTTCGGTTCCCGATTCTATTTCTTCGGGTAACATTTTTGCTACAGTTGATAATACTTTAGATACCATAGAACTATTTATGCATTTTAGCCTACAATAGTAAAATTAGTTTCAGTAACTTTTCTGTTATTTGGATTTAGTTCTAGGAAGGAACCTAACTCATCTTCAGTGATGTGACCACGAACGGTCACTGGGCCACTTCCGAATAAATCTTTGATACTATCATCACAGGTTCCTATCAGTTTAGGACGTTTGCCGTCATATAATTTTCTAAGGTCTAGATAGTATTCATACATTGTAGGACGGTCTTCAGATATGTGGAATTCAATCATACCCTCAACATCAAAAAACCTTGCATGTCTACCTTCGGGTATGGGGAACTGGTCTATCCATTCTTGATATGTAACTTGTTTATTGTCGGGAAGATAATTTGAGTCATCCCAAATTACGAATTTTGATTCATAAGCTTTACATTGTATCATAGCATTTACACGAACGGAGCCTGGATGTACTCTCCACCTACCATTAGGTTTAATCCAAGCTTGGGGTGTAGAGTAAAACCCCACTGATTTGTATTGGTCGATTAACCACACTAATTTCTGTGATTCGTTTCTTCTACTATCTTCATCTGTTCTATTGATTGCAACATCTTTATGATGTATAGTTTCCAGCAAATTCTTTGCAAACATCTTAGGATGATATGGGTGCCATTGCTTACATTCACCTAGGGTTGCAAACTTAGGGATAGATGTTTTAGACTTCTCTTCAAAAGCACTTTGTAATTTATCTTCAGTTATATGCATTAATCCTCTCTTCTACTAGTTTAATATCTTTGGGTGTGTCTACTGATAGACCAACATCATCTACATGAACCATTAGAACCTTATACCCATGTTCTAGGAACCTTAACATCTCAACACTTTCAGCTTTCTCTAAAGTCTGCATAGGTAATGTTGAGAATTCTTGTAGACGTTCTTTACTGAATGCATACAAACCAAGTTGTTGATTTACCTTTGCATCCTCACCTCGTGGGAAAGGTATACCAAGACGTGAGTAATACATTGCACAATGATGTGAATCAAACACAACCTTTACTACATCGTTGTCCATTACCTTATACGGCTCTTTGATTAACACATATGCATTTGCAACACCAAGTGTGGGGTTAAAGTAATCACATAGTCTATCAATTGCTTCGGGGTCAATCAAGGGTTCATCACCTTGTATGTTGACATAGATATCTGCATCTATTTGTTCAGATGCAATTGCACATCTATCTGTACCAGTTGCACAATCATCATCAACTCTTATACAAGGGATGTTAAATATCTCACAATGATATTCGATTCTGTTATCATCCGTAACCACGTAGACCTTGTCTAGTTTCTTCGACATCGATGCACGGTCATAGGTTCTCTTAATCATAGATTCACCACAGATTAATGCAAGGGGTTTACCCTCAAATCTAGATGAACCCCAACGGGCAGGTATTAAACCGACTCGATTGAACTTGCTCTGTTCCAACAACATTCTATATCTCCATATCCATATTCTGCGTAAATAAAATCAACACCAGCTCTGTCTGCACAATCCATATCGACTTGCATGTCACCCACATAGACTGCGTCTTTTGGGTCTACATTACAATGTGCAAGTGCAATCAATAATTGGTCGGGTGCTGGTTTACCTCTCCAATCATTATCGGGACAAACGACTGCATCAAACTCAACATCTAACTCATCCAAAATAGCATGAGCTCTGCCTGAATGCTTTGAAGTTACAACCGCTAACTTTTTACCTTCAGCCTTTAAACTTTGTAGGTGTGATTCAACACCATCATAAAACTTTATCATATCGGAGTTCGCTGAAGATGCTTTATTATACTCTGCCATCAATTCATCTTGGTCAGTGAGTATACCTATCTCAGTTAAGATGTCTTTAAAGGGTTTCCCGATATGCTTGAAGTAGTCTTCAAATGGTTTTCCAGTTTGTAAGGAGATAAATGACTTCTCCATGTTACTTTTTGAGTCAATCAAGACCCCATCCAAATCAAATACATATAATTTTTTCATTTTTTCTCTTTCCTCGGTAGTAGGTGGTCTTCTGTTAGTATGCGAAAACCTAGTTTCCTATCTTTGCAGAAACTTTCTGCAGCTTTGAACTTTGCTTCGTTGACAACATAGGTTGCAACCTCTTTATAGTAACGTTGTGTCTTACGTTTTGGTTGTTTTGGGGGTTTAGTTTGTTTCTTTGGTTTAACCTCAATGATTTCACGTAGTATTTTGCCTGATGCATTCTTATACTTTATATAGAAGTCGGGAAAGTACCTATGTGGTCTCTTATCTAGTGGTGAAATGTACGGAATTATGATTTCTTCACTACCCCATTCCAAGATATTACTGTTCTCATCACAGTAAACCATGAATCTTCTTTCCCATAAAGACCTATAGTAGATTTTTGTGGGGTCTCCTTTGTATTTTTTGTAGTTCTTTGGTTTGAACTTACCCGAATATGCCATAAATAACAGTAACCATAATTAACAAGAACTATTTATAGGGATTCTGAATGCCGAATATCAACAAAATACTAGATAAAGTATCACAAGCAAAGAGTGCAGTAAAATCTCTTAAAGGAACAGCTGCAAAACTGAGTGGAAAGGGTTATGACCTAAAAAATATCAACGCAGGTAGTCTAGGTGCAGTTGCAGACCAACTTGCACAACAAGCAGAGGCTGCACAAGCAACACTCGACAAAAGACGGTCTTCTCTAGAGAAGAATAAAGCATCGAAACAAGCAAAACAACAAGCTAAGAAGTCGCCCGAGACAACAGTTAGAGAACTACAGTACCCTATCGGAGAAGAGTTGCAGAACTTTCTCATATTCACAACTTTACCTAGAACTGCTAGGAACGCAGATGGTGCTAATAACAAAAATTTGTTACACACAGAAAAGCTTGAGATTGCATTATACGTTCCCGATGAAATAAGTGAAGGGGATGTGAAAGCAAACTACTCAGCACAGTCAGTTGGTGCTGGTCTTAGACGAGGACTTGCAATAAAAGATTCATTCAATGGTAAAATGGATGGTTCAACATTACAGGCAACTGGAACTGCATTAGAGGGAGCAGTCCAAGATGGTATGAACAAACTAGGTTCTATGCTCACTGGTGGTGCAAACAACTTCCTTGCTGGAAGAGCAGCCAACCCTATGGAAGAACAGATGTTCGAAGGAGTGGGTTTCAGAGATTTTTCTTTTGATTATGAGTTCTTTCCTAGAAATGGTGACGAAGCAACTGCAGTAAAAGATATCGTATGGGGGTTCAAGACTGCAATGTTACCCGACACATATGGAGAAGCAGAGGGTGATACTGCAATTGAAAATTATTTCAACTATCCCAACATGTTTAAATTACATTGGGAAGGGCCGATTGCAGCTAAATTTGATGACTTCTTACCCATGGTATGTACATCATGTAATGTCTCACATTCAAACAAACTATTTGAAGATGGGTATCCAGTGTCAACAAAAATGTCACTAAGTTTCACAGAAATCAAAATACTCACACAGGAAAACTATCAGACAATATCCAAGTCAGCAAAGAAACAAGACTTAGGTGGTGGGATGACCTCATTGGCTGAAAGAAGACAAGAAACCGTTGCAGCGTCAAATAAAGATAAAACAGCTCAAGGTGGTGGGGGTTAAACTATGGCAAACGAATATTTCAACAATTTTCCAACAACACAATATAAACTAAGTGACGGACGATGGATTACTATCAAGGACTTTTTCAGAAAGTCAAAGATAGACCAAAGTGCTTTACACAAAGTTATTGATTACGAATACTATGAACTGCAAGATGGTGAAAGACCCGATGTAGTTGCAACCAAAATATATGGTAACGGTGATTTACATTGGACTCTATTACTAGTTAATGAAATGGAATCATACTATGACTGGCATAAAGACACTCCAACCTTTGAAGCATTTCTAACTGAAAAATATCCAGGCCAATATCTAACCTTCGCAAATACATCTGATATAATCGATGGGAATGGTAAATTCTTACTGGGTGAAAAGATTACTTCTAACGATGGTAACACTGCACACGTTCTTAAAGTGGAACCTACATATAATAGAATTGGTGTACAGGGTAATAGAGAGTTTACTGGTGGAGATACAATAACAGGTTCAGAAAAAACTGCAACCATTTTAAGTGCAATCAATCAAATTGATGGTATAGCATATTACAAAAATGATGAAGGTTTAAAGTCAAACAGCTTCGTCAATGGTTATACTTCAGTAACACTCTGGCAAGACGAGTTCGATAAAAACGATTCAAAAAGATTAATAAAAATTATCAGACCACAATACATTCGAAGGGTTGTGCAAGAGTTTGATAAAATAATGAGTTCATAATGGCCCAAGGAAATTTTGTTGAAGGTGGATTTTCCATCGAAGCATTCACAATAATAAACCAGCATGGAGAGACAGTTGTCATCGATGCTTTGACTGTGGGTGTAACATTATATGAATCAATCTTCTCAAAGTTTTGTTCGGGGCAAGCATCGGTTATCGATGGTCTAGATATTCTGAAAAACTACAGATTTACAGGACAGGAATTCTTGCGTTTATCCATTAAACAAAAGGAAGGATTTGACGAAGAGGCTCCAAAAGAATTTACTATCGATAAGACATTTAGAATCTATAAAGTATCAAACGTTCAGAGACCTAAAGAAAGTACACAATCATATGTTTTATTCTTCTGTGACCCTAGACAATTCTATGTAAACAAAAAACGATTGAGTAAAACCTTTAGGGGTACAAAGGGTCAAATGTTACAAGATGCATTGTTAGATGAAACACATTTCTATCCCGAAGAGTTTGACTTGTACGAAGAGACAACTCCAGCAAACCATCAATTCATTTGTCCTAACTGGACGGTCAATAGATTTATCGATTGGTGTGTTACCACCTCTCATTCTGAAAAGAGTGATGGATGGAGAAACTCTATGTTCTTCTATCAGACACTTAACGGCGGGTTTAGATTTGGGTCGATTGATGGAATGTTCCAAAGGGAGTTTCCAGTTGAGTTTACAATGAAACCAACATCAGCTGATGTAGAGTCTTCAGAAAAAGATTTGAATGCTCCAGGCGGTCTTAACAGTAGAATCCTAAGTTATTATAAACCACAACAATTTGATACTCTTTCAGCTATGATTGGTGGGGCATATGGTGCTTCAATGAAAGTCTATGACCCAGTTAGAAAATTAGAAGAAGATGTGATTTACGATTACAAGGAAACCATGGACAGAGGTACACACCTTTCTGGCTTCCCACTTATTATAACAGATGAAGATGAAGTCAGTCTATCTGCTCATAACCAAACAGATGATAGAACATCACCCGATGCAATTGAAGTTGATGTAGACCTTGCAATGAATAGAGAATTTAAAACCATAGTAGATTATACTTACACATCAAATCACACCTTTGATAATGCAGACTCTATTGCATCAGACGAAGTTTTCCAAGGAATTAAAAATAAAGACAATGCAAAATTAGAGAGAAGAGCTCTCTTAGAAATACTAGAACAACACAAGATGATAGTTACTATACCATTGAGAACCGACCTCTCTTGTGGAACTGTTATCAAACTAAAAATCCCAGGCGCAGAAACATTGGATGGTAATGTAAGTGAAAACCTAAATGATGATAGATATCTGATTACAGATTTAAGTTTAAATTTTGAACCAGCAAATGCTTCGGGAATAATGCATTTAGAGTGCGTTAAAGAAAGTTATACAATGGATATTGCAGATGCACCAGGCTTAGCAGAATCCGATAAAGCAGTGAAGGGGACAGATTAATGGAACATTATTTTTATGGTATAGTCGAAGACAGACAAGACCCTCTTATGATAGGTAGGGTTCGTGTACGTATACACGGAATACATACCGACAATAAACAACTAATTGCAACACCCGATTTACCATGGTGTCAAGTAATTCTTCCAACCACTGCAGCTGGACTTTCGGGTATAGGAACTCAACATGGACTTGTAGAAGGTTCTA